AATTTAGAGCCATCCCAATACATAAAGAAAAGCACAGGACATTCCCAATCCCCACCGGCATCAGCCATGACATATGAGATACCGTTAGTAACTTTTACTTCATTACCTATTGAATCACAATTTTCAAAATCAAAATTAACTTTCTTTAAGTCTTTGTGTAATTCACTTAATTCCGGAATATTTTTGTAAGGTCTGCAATATCTGTATACGAAATTTGATATGGAAAATTTACCGCTATACTTATCTTGATATTTATCCCATATTTCCCTAAGTTTGTCTTCAAATTCTTTTGGTGTAATTTTTGCTGCTGTTCGGCCTTGTTTTGCAGGTTCAATATCAAGATTGACAGTATAGTGTTTACCTTCTGAAATAATCTCTTTGAGGGTATTTTCTGATATGCAGATTACTTTTCTTTCTTTACTTTCAAATCTAACGACATTGTTATCACCAATTTTCTTGGCTACATCCTTGGTTTGTATCTTTGCTTGTGTTGGTTTATCTTTTCTTATTTGTCTTTGTTTTTCATGTGGCTTGATAAATGCATTCTTAATGCCTGCGTCTTTCTTGGCTTGCTTGAAATCATGTATTGCCTTAGTTGCAGTACCGAGGGTGTTATTAACCCAAGTTTTCATTGGTTCACCACCATTAAGAATAAACTCATCCGATTTAGGCGTACCTTTATAATTGTCAAAGAAGTTCTTGATACGTTTCATCTCCTGATATGAAATTGTATTCATATCCAATACGTTATTAAGACGTTTATAGCCATCAATAGTCTTATCACCGGTATAATTATCCAATGTTGTTTGCAAGTGTTTCCTTATACCTTTTGCTAATGGGAACGTCCTATTATTTAATTCTTGGTTGCCTTCAAATATGAGATGTAACATTACTTATTGCCTTGTTTCTTGTTTATTTTAAGCCTTAATTCTTTAAGCCATGCATAAGGAAGAGAAGAAAAATCAAAGCTTTCAATCATCTTATTCAAGACAATTGCTTGCTGTTTTGTAGAAAGTGTCTGCATAGAGTCAACAAGGATTTTCATTTTCCTAATGACACTTTCAGGTACTTTTACCAAATCATCGTTTTCATTTCCATTACCAAGTGTATCCAATTCCTTATTATTATAAAAGTCATCAACACCATCTTGGTTAACATCACTCTCTTTTAATGTACGTGGTCTGAAAGCAAAGCCCGCATATCTATTGTAGGCTTGTGATGACAATTTATTGGCAAAGTCATCAGTTGGTTTTTCAATACCTTGTTCTTCACTGCTTTGCTTACCAGGTACTGAAATCTCAGATTGACCATTGTATTGTTTGAAGTCACCATTATCAAGATAGCCGAAACTTTCTTTCTCTGCTTCAGCCAATTGTTTCTCAGTTAATTTGATTATACGTTTATTTTCCATATTTATAATCAGTTATTCACCTATTTATTATAAATAGCATACATTCGGCAATGGGTCATATTTTATATCATAATAGATTACCTTTTGGTTTCAGACTTGACAGAAGTGAGTATTGGGATTTTTTCCTAAGTCAGCCGAGTTATGGTTCAGATAGTACCGGAGTAGGATTATCTGACAGATGCCTTATAACATATATTGATACCACTGATACAGATTGTGTACAGTTTGACCGTCTTTATAGCAAATCGGAATATTTTTGGGATGAAGCCGTTAATAATGGCGTTTTACTTAAAAACATTGGTTATACAGGCGTTGATAATGGATTGATTAGTTATCAGAAAGACAGAATAAGCAATGAACAATTCCTTAAACTTTACAAGCATTCAGAATATAGTATAGAAAAGGGTGACTTACGTTTATTATTAAATAAGGTAAACGGAAATAATCAGATTTTCACATATGACAATGATTTCATAGAGGAAGATGGGATGCTTGTTTCAAAGTTAAATGGTGGTTTTTTCCAAGGTTTCTTCAAGACTGATGATAACTATTGTGTTTTGCCTAAGAATATTGCTAACGGAACCACTTTTGAAGTTGTATTAAAAAAACATGACTTTGAAAAAGACGGTAAATACACAATGAATGACATGTATAAGGAGAATAAGGGTTTATTCCTTTATATTGGTACAAGAGCTGAAAATAAATGGTGGAAGGGCTTAAAGACAGAATTTGACCCTACTAAATCCATTAATGGTTTCGTTATAGATGGCTATGTTAATTCAGAATATACAGATACAAGTAATATAAATGCAAATTATATTAAACCATCCGGTAACTACTTCTTTGTAGATGAATATCTTGCTGATGGTTATCAGACTGATGAGTGCGAAGACAAATGCTGTTGTAATAAAACAACAAGCCAAGGGAAACCAATACCACCATCTACGTCAACTATGCCTAAGTTTACTTACCCTGAAGCATTGAACGTATATGAAGATAATGCTGTATGGTTTGACCAAAACGGTCATTTATGGGTAGAAAATGAGTTGTTAACAACAGGTAAAGTTACTGGCGGTCATATTTCCCCATCATCAAGGCATAAATGCGGAAGCTGTTATAAGTATTTTGCCGACGGTTATATAAAATCAGATTATTACGATAATTACTGTACTTGTGATATCTATGCAAGGGAAGATTATATCAAACCTGAAGTATATATTGACGAGGATGAAGACCTTGTAATGAGTGATGGGTATAGTATAAAGCAGCCTAATATAAAAGAATATAGAAGTGACAACAAATTCTTGATGTTCGACAGAACATGTGACGGATATACAACAGAGAATTGGGTTGAAGGCAGTGAGGTAATCATTACAGATGTACTTACACCAAAAATTGAGAACTATTTTCTCTTGTTTAATAGAACATGTAATGGTTACACAACTGAGACAATTGATAAACTTTTGTATGAACAAAGCCGCACATATAATATATTAGGCGATTTGTATAATAATGCATTAGGCTTCCAAATTGATGATAATGGGAGAATTGGTTATAAATATCTGGTAAAAGATTGCAAAACAGAAGAAGGATATAGGATTGAAAATGAATGGTCAGGTGAAAATGCTGTAAGAGAGGACAAATGGAGTACTGTTACTGTTAAAATAATACCTTTGAGTAACCATTACAGAGAATGTTCTGAAACATCAAATCCGACAGATAAAATGAAGCTGATGATTTATGTAAATGGAAAACTTAAACTTGTTTCAAAAGATATACCATCGCTTACATTAAGAAAACTTAATGATGCTTACAGCAAACAGGAAGGTGTACCTTATAATATATCATTAGGTGGCGGTTCACAAGGTTTGTGTGATGTAATCTATCTTAATTACCGTAAATTACCGGAGTATTCATTACCAATTGAAAAGGCATTTGCAGGTACATTTATTGGTTACATAAAGTCACTGCGAATACATAATTGTGGTATTTCTTATTCAGGAATAGTTCAAAATGCTATTTTTGACGGATGTTTCTAAAACGAAATAATATTTATTAATAAATAAACTATAACGAACAATGAATAACAAGGGAATAACATACTTTAGACTGAATTCGCCTTATGAGGGCGATATCACTAAGAATTGTGCCTTGGACGGATACGAAGTTGATAATAATTTCTTGACACTTGAAGGTCGAGACATAAAGGCTATTTATGTGAGAGACAACGAGATAGAGATTGAACTTATCAATGGACAACTGATTAAGTCCGGTGATGTTTTCAGTAGTTTTGCACAAGATTTAGACATAGAATTTGACACCGAAAATGGTATTCTGTATGTTACGCAAAACGGAGAAACAAAGGCAATTGAAGGATTTGTTACCGGTTATGGTACAAAGGGCGCTGTTGCTACTGATAGCACATTGCTTGGTAGCGGCAAACCATCAAATCCATTGTCTCTTTCACCTCTTTACAAACCAGGTGTTTATCGTCCTGTAAAGAAATTCATTGACCTCACTGTTGATACTGACTGCAATCATTGCGGTTGTCCTCAGCATGGTCGAATTGAAGATTCTTTGCCAGATAAACGCACTCTGTTGCCCGGCGACCGCTTCCTTGTACGCACAGAAAATAGTGATTATGGTTTCCTTTACAACTATGAAGGTGTCAAGAAAATTGCTTGTGACTTGAATGAAAGTCATTCTGAATGGAGAATACCTACTAAGGAAGACTGGGATGATTTGCTTAACGCTATTGAACCATGTGCTGAGGATAAGACCCATTCAAGTGCTTCTTCAAACATGTGGCTTGGCCGTCTTGCAGGTAAATTCTTGAAAAGCAAGTATTTGTGGCGTCCTGAAGGTTGCCCATGCAATGAGAACGGAAACAACAATAGCGGTAATAGCAACACGTGCTTTGATTATGGTGATGATGCTAATAACGAAGGTACAAATAGCAACAACTGTGTAAACAATTGCTCATGCGGAAGACCTGAAACTGAATGTGACCCGATGCACTGTGGAGAGTATCATTCTTGCCATCACAGACCTAAGAAACATGGTCACGGTGGACTTGATGTATATGGCTTTGGTGTAACGCCAGCAGGTTATGCTGACGATGGTGGTATGTATGGCTACTTTGGTGAACGTGGTATGTTCTGGACAGCAACAGTTTCAAGAAGTGGTGCAAGTTCATATGCTAAGAGATTTGACTATAACAAGTCAAGTGTATATCAGGACATCGTTCCTACTACACTGTTCCTTTCTATCAGACTTGTAAAGGATTATACAGGTGATAACTTCTTCGAAAGAGAAGATATCTTGACTGATAACTATCCAACTGTCTTAATGCCATCTGCAAGTAAAGGTCATAAGGTTTGGACAAGTGTTAATGTTGCTTTGAGTAACAGATGCTATGAACCAATGATACCTAATGATGGTAATGGCATGACCATGATTAAGAAGTATTTCATCTATGAATGGGATGGAAGAACATGGATTACCAATGAGATGAGGGAAGGTGAGATTGTAACAATTATGCATGCACCTAATGGTAAACATAGTATACCTTACAAACTTGTTAACCATGAGCTTATTGACTTGAACCTCAGAACCGTTAATGCAGTCCTCCACATTATTCATCCTAAATTGGAGAACCTTGAACATCTTATCAATGTTGAGAAGGAAAGAGCAATTGCCGCTGAGGAAAGACTTGAAGCTGCTATTGACAGTACAACATCACGCCTCGAAAACGAAATTCTTGAAAGACAGGCTGCTGACGAAGCACTCAATAACAAGATAGATAATGAAACAGCACAACGTATTGCTGCTGATGAGGCATTGACTGCTGCACTTGAACAAGAGGCACAAGCAAGAGCCGACAAAGATGCAGAAATTGAGGCTAACCTTAATGCTGAAATCGAAGCACGTCAAGCTAAGGATGCAGAACATGACCAAGCAATTGCAGATGAGATTGCTGCACGCATTGCTGCTGATGAAGAGGAAAAGGCTGCAAGAGAAGCTAAAGATGCTGAACTTGAACAAGCAATTGCTGATGAAGCTGCTGCACGTGAGGCTAAGGATGCAGAATTAGAACAAGCCATTGCTGACGAAACTGCTGCACGTATCGCTGCTGATGAAGAGGAAAAGACCGCAAGAGAAGCTAAAGATGCTGAACTTGAACAAGCAATTGCTGATGAAGCTGCTGCACGTGAGGCTAAGGATGCTGAACTTGAACAGTCAATCGCTGATGAAGCTGCTGCACGCATTGCTGCTGACGAAGAAGAAAAGGCTGCAAGAGAAGCTAAAGATGAAGAAATTGAAGGTAAGCTACTTACCGCAGAAGGTACTGAATTTGACAAGGATAATGGCGTTCTTACATTAAAGAGTGCTGCCGGTACAAATGATATTACCGTTCAATTTAGTTTCAATTTCGGTGAAATCTAAGCATAAAAATATTAAATAATTTAATAAGTTTGATATAATATAAAATAACATGAATAACGATTACAGATTGCAATTACTGAGTCATTCTGAAATCTTCCCTACAAGAGAAGAGGCAATTGAGTACATAGAGGACAACTTTAAAAGTGTCGCTTTATGGGGCGAACCTGCCCTCTTCTTCTACGGAAACGAAAGATTTCCAAAGATGATTCTTGTAGTCGGTGCAAGTCATGATTCAAGAAAACCTCGTATTTGTATTATTGATGATGCCGAACTTAGGGAACTCATCAGAGAGGTGAGAGAAGCAACAGAACAAAACACTGAAGATATTGCTAAAGCAGCCGAAAGGATACTTAATATCATCAATGTTGTTGGCCTTACTCTTGATGAGAATAAAATCAAAGACCAAATCTCTTATGACCCTGATAGGACTGATGAACTTATTGGTGAGGCTGAGACCGTAGCCGAGGCAATTGCCATCATTTCTACATTTGTACAGAGAAAATTCAAGGAAATGGAACTCTCTGTTGAGGATAGTAATTCTATTGATTTTACCCTTGATAAGACAGAAAATGGTACAACCCTTACAGGTGATGTCAAGATTTCAACCGATGGTAATGATGATGACTTGGACTTCAATAATAATATTGTAGGCATTAAGACTGATGGACTGTTTGCATCTTGCAACATTGAATATGATGCTGAAAGAAACCGTCTTATCTTCACTACCTCCGGTATGAAGAACGGCCACTTCGTAACTGATGCAAATAAGAAAATCATTGACTTTGGTGCTCATACTATCTACACAGCAGATAATGAAGACCATAGCGTACAGGTTACAATTAACCAAGAACGTGGTACTATTTCTGCTGATGTGAAGATTTCAAGTGATGATGACAACTTGCTCGTTGAAAAAGACGGCAAAATGTATGTTTCTGCACGTGCTAAGAACATTAAGTATAAGGATACCAATGTAGGTGCTAAACTTAATTCAATCGACGATGCAATTGAGGACATCTATGATAAAATTCAAGTACTTACTATTGAAGACCTTATTGTAGGTGATGAGAGTGACACTATTCTTACTAAGGCTATCAAGAGAGAAAATGGTGGTTATACCATCACTTCTGATGTAAGACTTAGCAGTGACGAGTCTATTAAGATTGGTAATGGTGGTATCAGAGCAAATATTGACATCAATGTTGATACTACTAACAACAAACTTATCTTGTCAGTCGGTAATGTACAGAAGGAAGTTTCACTTCCTGGCGTAAGTATCCTTGATAATATCTACTATGACCCCGTAAACAAGACTATTGTTATTACTTGGAAAGATGGTTCACAGCAGACTATTATCCCTGTAGGTGATATGCTCAAGACTTGGATTGTGTCCAACGACCCAACAAGTCCAATCGTATTGACCAAGACAGAACCAAGTGTTGCCGGACAGCCGGAGACTCTTTCGGCTAACCTTAAACTTGCTCCAACGGATAATATTATCGGTAAGGATGCACAGGGTTATATCTATGTAAGAGGCTCTGAGATTGACAATAAGATTGCTGTTGAGAAAACTGCACGTGAAAATGCTGATGCTGCATTAGAAGCTGCTATTCAGTCTGAAAAAGATGCAAGAATAACTGCTGATACAGTATTGCAAAACAACATTAATAGTGAGGCTAATGCACGCCATGCTGCTGATGATGAGCTGGAAAATGCTATCAACGCTGCACGTGAAGAGGCTGCTAATGCACTTAATGCCAAGGCAAACGAAATCTATGCAAGAATAGATTTGGATGAGGATAAGATTGAACAAGCTTCTGATGATGCTGCCGAAGCAAAATCACTTGTTGAACTTACAAATGCAAATCTTGAAGCAGAGATTAACCGTGCTACAACAGCTGAAGGTGTAAATGCAAATGCTATTGCCGGTGTTACCACACGTGTAACCACCCTTGAGAGTGGACTTGCAACTGAAAGAGATGCAAGAAGTACTGCTGACGCAGTTCATGATGAACAGATTTCTAATCTCCGTAACGCCCTTGCTTCTGCTGAGGTTTCGCACCAAGAAGATATTGACAGACTTTCTGGCGAAATCGCAGAAAATGCAAATGCAATCACAATCCTTAATGGTAGTGAGAGCACCAATGGCTCTGTAAGAGAAACCGTTAAAATTGCTAAGGATGAACTTACCCTTGCAATTAATAACGAGAAAACTCGTGCTGAGGCTAAGGAAAATGAACTTGCCGCCGATATTGCCGCTGAAGTTTCAAGAGCAACTGCTGCTGAGACCACAACCCTTGCAACAGCTAAGGCTTACGCTGATGATAAAGCATCTGCCGCAGAACATAATGCTAACGATTACACAGATGATGCAAAGGCTGAAGCAATTCAGACTTCAAAGGCATACACTGATGAAAAGGTCGCTGATAATCTTGCAACTGCTAAGGCATATACCGATGACAAGGCTGCTAATGTACAGCACCTTGCTGAGGATTATACCGACGATGCAAAGGCTGAAGCAATTCAGACTGCTAAGGACTATACTGACAGTAAGGTTACTGCAAGTGATACCGCTTCTAAGGCTTATACCGATGCTGCAATTGCCAACGAGCAAACACGTGCACAGGCTGCTGAGACAGCAAATTCTAATGAAATTGTAGCACTTAAAGCAAAGGATATTCAGATTGATAGTGAACTTGCTAATAAAGTTGAAACAGTTACAATTGTTAAGAGCACTGCAAGTGACTATCAGTATATACTGAAAGTTGATGGCGTTGATGCAGGCGAAATCAATATTCCTGAAATCGACATGCTTCATGAGGTTACTTATGACCCAGTAAGCAAGAACATCAGATTTATCTTCAATACTTCTGAAGGCTATTCTGAAACTGTTATCAATATTGCAGACCTCATTGACACATATCTTGCCGGTAATGGTTTGACACTTACTGATAATGTATTCTCTGTAAAGATTAATCCTGCAAGCGAGTTCATTTCAGTAGATGAAAACGGTATTAAAGTAAGTGGTATCAGTGAAGCACTCTTGACAAAGGCTAATGTTGGTGACTCTTATACCAAGGCTGAATCTGATGCCAAGTATCTGACAGAACATCAGGATGTATCAATGTTCGCTGAAAAGTCTTACGTTGATGAGAAAGATGCTGAAATCAATACACATCTTAATAATGTTGAGGCTAAGGCTGATGAGAATACTGCCAAGGTTGCTATCATTAACGGTAACGAAGCACAGGAAGGCTCTATCAAGAAAGCACTGAAGGATGCTAAGGATTACACCGATGCTGAGGTAAATTCTGAAAAGAACCGTGCTATGGCTGCTGAAACTGCTAATTCAGATGCTATTGCCATTATCAACGGTAATGAATCACAAGCAGGTTCAATCAAGAAAGCACTTGCCGATGCTAAGGCTTATACCGATGCAGAAGTGGCTACTGAGAAAAACCGTGCTGAGGCTGCTGAAAATACACTTTCTGATGCTGTTGCAATCATTAATGGTAATGAGGCACAAGATGGTTCTATCAAGAAGGCTCTGAAGGATGCTAAGGATTACACTGATACTGTCGTAGCTGATGAAAAGACAGCACGTGAAACTGCTGACATTGAAATCAATGCTGCCATTGACCAGAAGGCCAATAAGAGTGAGGTTTATACCAAAGCTGAAATCGAAGGTAAGGGTTATCTTACATCAACTGATATTGCTTCGCTTGCTACAAAGGAAGAAGTTAATATTGAAAATGCAAGAGCCGTTGCTGCTGAGACTAACCTTGCTACAGACATTGCTTCCGCAAATGATAATATTTCAGCCAATGCAAATGATATTGCAGACTTACAAGCAGAGGCTGCTCGTCTTAACTTGATTGTTGATGAGACTAACACTGTTAAACTTACCAAGAGTAAGGATAATACTGGCACTGAACTTGCAGCAAATGTTAAACTTGATGCTGTTAATACCAATATCATTAAAGTAAGCGGTAATGGTCTTTATGCTGATGTTGAAATGTCTTATAGTCAAGCAACCAATAAGATTACATTCTCTAATGGTTTGACCACACAGGTATTTGAACTTGCAGGTGCTTCACTCCTTGAAGATGGTTACTATAACTCAGCAACAAAGCAGATTATACTTATCACAAGACTCAGTGATGGTACTACAAGACAGATTACTATCGATGCAGAAGCATTAATCCATACATTAAAGGTTGATAACGGTACAAATAACCCAATCAAGTTGTCTAAGACTACTGATAGTGAGGGTGTTGATGTTATCAGTGCAAGACTTGACATCTCTACTGAAAGTCATAACCAAATCCTTAATAACAACGGTACACTCTATGCAAGTAATGAGGCTTCCCAGCATACTGCACTTTGGAACGGTACTGAAAAGTCCCTCCAAGAGGTTATTGAACTGTTGAAGGTTACTGCCGAAGAAGGTGGCGAAGCTGCACAAGAAATTGTTGAAATTAAGGCCGAACTTCAAGAGGTTGAACGTAATCTCAGAGCAATGGAGTCAACTGTTTCAACACTTTCTACAAGAGTTAGTGAAAATACTTCTGCTATTTCAGCTAATACAGGCTCTATCAATACTCTGACATCTCAGATGAATGAGGTCAACGGTAAGATGGCAATCCTTGAAGGTAAAGTCACTGACGTTGAGGAACTTGTTGGTACTTACGAGACACGTGTAAGCAATCTTGAAAGTGACATGACAAACGTCAAGTCAAATGTTACAAGCCTTATCAACGATGTCAGCACAATGCAGACACAACTTGGTGACATCAGTGGCTTGAAGACTGTTGCACAAAGACTTGAAGACCTTGAACAGGCTGTGAATGAGGCCGATTATGGCACATACTAAAAAATACTAAAAAATTATCGGGAAATGAAATACTTTCCCGATAATTCAAAATATTTATAATTAAAATTAAGAAATAAAATTTATATATTATAATTGATAATGGCTAATAAAACATTACAACTTTTTAGAAATGCTAGCCTTTATGCATCTCATGAGGCTGCGTTAAATGCTTTGAAAACACAACTTGAAAGCGCTGCTGATGGTTCTCCCGTTCTTGCACGTTATACTACAACCGTTGAAGAGGGTGGTGTACAGAAAACAGTTGAACGTACTTTGCTTGGTATCGCAGGTAAAACCGCAGGTCAGTACGAAATTTTCGACAACCAGGGTGGTAACGATGCTATTAGAAAAGCAATTGACGCCCTTGATTATGCGGGTTATACACTTCGTGAAAGCGAAGTATTTGCAACTGTTACTGAAACTAATGGTGTAATTGCTGCTACTGGTAAAAATCTTAGCGGCATTAAACTTGCTGGTTATACCGTAGGTGGTGATGATAGCGGTAAGATTGCTACTACTGATACACTTGGTGAAGCACTTGGTAAGTTGCAGGGTCAGATTAATGGTATGGACAAGGCCGCTGATGTTCAGAATGGTAAGGTTGTTACAACTGTAGCTGAGGCTGATGGTAAGGTTTCTGAAACCAAAGCTAATGTTAAGGATTTGCAACTCGGTGGTTATTCAAAAGACACTGATGCAACTGGTAGCATTGATTCTACCGACACAATTAATGCTGCATTCAGCAAGATTGAAAATGCAATTGCTGCTAACACTGTTGCTTCAGATGATAAGACTATTACAATTGATAAAACAGGTGGTGATACAGACCTTTCTGTAAACATTGATAATGCAACTTTGGTAAAGAATAACACTAATGGCACTATTAGTTCTGCTTTAAAGGTTTATAAATACAATGCTGATGAAACTGCTGCACTTGGTGCTAACGTTAATGAAGCCTACCAGCTTCAGGCCGGTGGTACAACGAAGGGCACCGCTATTGGCGATGTTATTAAGATTTATAAAGATAGTTCATTAGTTAATATCTATCTTGGTCACGTGGATGATAAATTGAAAAATGCCGATGCACAAGGTGAGTCATCTGACACTGTAATAACTAACGGTACAGGCGATACTGCTCTTGTTTATGTTGTACAGCTTGCTAATGGTAAGTATAAATTGGCAGCAGTAAATGTTGAAAGTTTCTTACAGGAAAGTGAATTTGCAAATGGCTTGCAGGTGAACAATCACGTTGTTTCTGTAAAAGTAGATTCTACTTCTGAAAGTTTCTTGACTGTTGATGCAGGTGGCGTTAAGTTAAGTGGTGTACAGGCTGCAATTACCAGTGCTATTGAAGGTCTTGATGTAACTAACGATACAGCTGTTGCTGGTCAGTATGTTGCTGCAATTGAAGAAACTGATGGTATTGTTGCTGTTAAGGCACGTGCTAACGTTTCTGAGGCTGTTCTTAATAACTACACTAAGGGTAGTACCGGTACTGCTGTTGCTGCTACAGATACTATTAATCAGGCAATTGGTAAGTTGGAAAATCAGATTGGCAATGCAGGCGCTGCTTCAAAGACTACTTTGACAGAGGTTGCCGCTGATGCTACAATTCCTGCTACTGGTGCTCCAAAGATTGTTGTAACAAAGTCTACCAAAACTGATGGTCATTACAACTATGATGTTACTGCTCAGGATATGGCTTCTGCTGCTGTACTGGCTGCTGAAATCGCTGCTCGTAAGGCTGTTGATGGACAAGATGGGCAAACTTATGCCGCTAATACATCTGCAAACTACATTAGTGACGCAACTTCATTGAACAATGCTGACGTTAAGTTGGATGCTGCTTTGAAGAATGCTAATGAGGCAATGCTTACAGGCGTTGCCGCTGGTAACGGTATTCATGTATCAGAAAAGAGTGGAAAATCTCAGACAATCACGGCGGTTGCTGTAACTGATGACCCAATTATTGAGGTTACTGCTAATGGCATTGGCACTAAGGATACTGCTGTTTGGGATTGTGGTACTTATCAATAAATTGTTTTAAATCAATAAATTACATAAATATTAATTCCTGAGTATTAAAGGTTACTCAGGAATTTTTATTTTAATATTATATTACCATTAGTGTAATTACTAATAGTATATAAGATACAACTTCAAATATAAATGTATATTTTTCTTTATTGAATAATGTCCATATACCGCCAATTGTAGCAATAGAAATAATTGTGCCCCAATATCCAAATATTGCAAGCCAAATAAGAGCAGTTATAAATGCAACAACCCCCGAAGTATAATGAATTATACCCTCTTCTTTAAGTTTGAATAATGGAGTTAATCCTGCAAATATCATTCCACTACAAGAAAGGAAAACAAGAAATTGAAATACATCCGGTGTAATACCAATCCATGTGGGAAATATACACAGTGCGGAAACAATACAGAATAGGGTGAATTGTTTATTTCCACTAAATAGTTTTTGCTGAATATAAGCAGTGTCACTTATTGATTCCGGAAGAACACCTTTATTAAGGTATATCATTAATCCATTATAGAATATAAAATTAAATAATCCAAGTATTAGTAATATGTAACTCATCATTTATAATAATTTAAAAATTAATTAGTATGGAAAATCATTCTCATTTTCTTCAACGTTAATCGTAAAATCATGGTCAATAATATCAAATATATTGCCAATTACAACATTGTATTTCTTTGACACGAAATTATTGGAGTCTGTATCCTCATCAACAATTGCAAGTATTCTATCGGGTATAATACCTTCTTCAATAAAGTCAGTAACCTCACTTTCAGTAAGTTGGTTAATAGCATTATTATACATTGTCAATTCAAGTTGGATTTCCTCTTTTTCCAATTGTTTCTGTCTTTCAAAGTAATCAGCCTTTATCTTCTCCCAATCCATCCCTATTTCATTAACATATGGTGGAACTTTATCAACAGTAGTCCAGAATTTAATTTCCTTATCTTCCATTGTCATAAGTTGCTCATATGTATCTTGGTCTGTTGGATTATAAGGTTGGCCGGATACAAGTTGACATTCCTCTTCTGTGAATTGTTTTCTATCATCCGGATTACTTATAAGAATATTAGACACTTCTTTACCCTTTTCATTTATCTTTGTACGAATGTCACGTGAGAAACATACCAACAACGGCTTGATTTTCTTATTGAACATTTCAACGTATTTATCCACGTTATATTCGAAATTATCGTCACAGAAATGGTCATCCTCATCCTCAACAATTTCATTTGAAAGAAGAATACAATTGAATATAAGCCTATCTTCCTCTCTGAATGAATTGCCATATTGGATTTTACCAAAATCAGATTTTGTTATCCATTTACCATTAGGCTGTTTCATTTCGTCTGGACGCTCTTTCTTTGCCTTGGTGTATAGTTTTTCCAACTCCTTGGTAATATTGGCTTCTTGACCGTCTATTAAGGCGTAGTAATCAGTTACACGCTTTACATCAGAGTCACCTTTCTTTGAACCGGTGTTAATGTAGTATATGCTGTCACCCATGTTCACATTTAAATTGTGCTTGATTGCAAGTTCATACCACGCTTGGCGTGCTTTCTTTGTACCACCAGCTGTAAGTTGCTTGCAGTTCTCCAAATAGTTGGATATTGAGGTTTTTATTTTACCAACTGTTGCAATATCTTTAAGTGGTATCTGAAGATTGTATATTTTTTCTACATAATCATAGTATGCTTCAAGAAATTCCTTACCTTTTCCTTCAAGTAACAAACGAATGCCTACATCAAGAAACTTCTCAATGTATTTTGGGATTTTTTTGGATTTGATTGAGTTACCGACAAGTTTAATAGAACCGTCCGGCATAAGGTCGGCATAGTTCTTACGTGAAAATTGTATGCACGCATCACAGTACTCATCCACTCCAAGTCCATTCTTTAAAATACCACCATTATAAGCCTCATACATAAATGTATCTTCAAATTCGGCTACGTCTGCTTCAACGCCAACGTATTTTTCACCTTTTTTTACATTTCGGCCTTTCCCAAGCCCGATATATGGGTTTTCTTCGGTATAACGGTACTTCTTTGGTTTTTGGAAATTAAAACCTTTCAGCCGTCGGTGTTGCTCATGACATTCATCCCAAGGGCATTAACTACTGTCCCATCGAGAGATATGTCGTACACAACACCGACATTTTGGCTATCCTCCATTTTTTTACTGTTCAACATATTATATTAATTTACTTGCAAAATTACTAAATTTTATTTGATTAACCAAAATATATCAGTTAATTTTTCTTAAACCATTTATAAACTGCTGTTCCGCAATCATAAATTCTGTACCATTTTTGTTGCTTACAGAACTCACTTTCGCTCATATCATCCGGGCATCCATATTTTTTTACAAGAATGCTCTTACGATAATTAAATCTATTTTTCCTCATATCACCTATCACATAGAAATAATTTGGCGGTGAAAAATGGGCGAAATCAAAACCGAGTTTATTATAAAGGTTGCCTTTAGACCATCTTCGGTCTGCATATGAGACAACACTATTTGGATTATAGCAATCAACAAAATATTTAAATAGTTTTGATGCCCCGCCAATAACAGTTGTGTTAAGTTTATTACAAAACCTAAGTAACTCATATTCCATTTTACCATCGCCTATAAAATGTCTTGATTTCCCAAATGTCATCAATGAAACTAATTCTTCATTATAATATAACCCTAACTTAATTTGGCTCGGACACCAACCTTGTATATGATTATTCTCTAAGAATTTAGTACATTCCTTTGTTGGAACTTCTCTAATTGTGCATCTTCTAGCGTAGATTTTATTGTCTATTTTGTTTAATAAATTAGAAATCATTGATTTCCATATATTTTTCTTATATATCCATTCGTCTTCAAAGATATGAATTAGTCTAATACCGTTCTTTTCGCATTCATTAGTCTTCCATATATGGTAATTTTTTGGCCTGTTATTTTCGTTATGCCAGAATACGCCATCAAATTCAAATGCTATTTTTAAAGAAGGAATGTACACATCAAGTTCTTTGCCATTAAGAATTGCCCTGTCATTGTTATGAACATCTGTATAACCAAGAGTTTTGATAAATTCAGCAATCTCTTTTTCTTTTGAAGATGAGTTACAATTATGATATGGACAGCCATGACCTTGTAAGAACGAATTAGCTTCAATATAAAATGTACGCCCGCATTCATTGCATTTTACTTCAACTTTCTTATCTGATGCTATATATTCACTCAATACTGTGTATTTATTATCTCCGTGTATTAGTTCAGCATCTTTTATAAACTGTTCTGTTGTTTTAGTTTTATTTTTAGCAATAAGAATTTTATTACATTCCGGACATGGGTCTCCTTTTAAGGAATTATTAAAAAATGTGTTTGCTTTCCTTGTAAATTCATGACCGCATGTTCGACATGTACACTTCATTGGTTTCATTGTGCCGTCATATGATGTATAATCCACCATTATTGACGGATATAGTCCATTCATTCGTTTTTTAACTTCTTCTAAGGGTAAACGTTGTTTTGCGCCGCTTTTTCTACCGGCGCATTTTTTACAGGAATAAACACCAGCCAAAATGCTAGAAATCTTTTTAAAATCTTCTTTACCACAGGTTTTACATTTAACAGAAACGCTGTCTTTTTTTATATTTTTTTCTCCTTCAAATTGTTTAATATCAAAACCTTCAATTTTTTTTATCAATTCATTATATGAAATAGTTTCTTTGGGCAATTCTTTACACCAACATCCTCCTGTTTTAGATGTAATAAAATCACATGCAATCTTTGTAAAAATATTTCCGCACAAATTACATCTTATAGTTATTTTGCTATGACTATTCTCATATTCAGTTTCTATATTTGGTAATGAATACCTATTGCCAAACCGTTCTTTAACCGTTTGAACAAAATGTTCCCAATTATTTTTAGAATATGTTGCGGCATACTTTTTACCACAAACAGGACAACCTTGACCACGTAGATGATTATGCGGTGTCTGCTGAAATCGATAACCACATTTTTTATGCGTCATCCACATTTTAATTTTAGTTTTAATATAACTGTCTGGTTCATAGATATATTCATCCCCATGAACTTCACGCGCTTTATTTTCAAACCATTCGTAATTGTGCATATTATATTTGTGTTATATTAATAAATATACGCTAATGCGTAATTGTTCATCGATATTTAATTCTTTTTAATAATTTATATGCAATTCCTTAAATATAATATACCGGCAATTAATGTTTTGCATTCCGAAACTTTGGATAAATCCATTTTTGAAAGAAATTCTTTTTTACATTCAATAGTAGCATTAAGCAAATCGGTTGGTATTGCTTTTAATTTGTTGTTTGAAAGAAGCTTTATATATTTTTCTATACGTGATTTATCTATTACAATTCCATTATTTGAAATGCCATCTGCATAATATTCTAACTTAGTGTCTGAATTAATCTGTGACGGCTTGATTTTTTCTTTATTTGAGTTGAAAAGGCTGTGGTCTTCCGTGACATCAATACACATACTTTTCTCATTATCAGATATTTTATATATCGGTTTTGTAGTTCTATGGCGATAGATGTAACTTGGTTCAACCCACCCACTTCTGCAAAGTACATAGTACTCTTTTGGTGAATAATCATATTCACGAGCAAGAACATCTATTTCAATTTTATCTTCATTGATTAGTTCTGAAATAGGTTTGATATCAATTAGCCCACTATCTTTGTATTTTATGAATAATGGTGTATCAGGTGTGAAACTGTCACCAACGATGGGCTTGTAGTTATATTCATCCGATAAATTTGCTCCATTGAATTTAGATAATGTGCTAAAATGCCCAATCATAAGACGTAGCATTTGTCTACCTGTACATGTAGTCTGCTCTGGGCCTTGACAATTTGTATCTGTCCAAGGGAATGGTGTGCCTGAAGATGCACCTCCGAAGTAGGAATTGCCTAAAATTTTGAATGGAAGCTGAAGTGTATCATTTACACCGGATAATACCTTAAATTTAGCTGCATCTTCCAATAATTTCTTCTTTCTCTCCGCATCATTTTCTTTTTCTGCTTCTTTTGCTGCTTTTTTTGATTTTTTTCCATATGACCCTTTTAAATCTTTGTAATGCTCACGCATTGACAAAATGTATTCAAGCATTGACAGTAGAACATCCATTATATCAACACTATTATCAATATTATATGTCAAAATAATTGACGGATAAAGTGAGTTATAGTCGAGTTTTACCACGTCAGATACATGTCCTACGGCGAGAAGCCTTGATAACCCACCTACAAAGGGATTTTTTGCTATTATTTCCGGTACAGCAAGGTTATGTTCATAACTCCAACCGAGCATAATATATTTCCAAATCGCAGCAGTACCCATTGTACAAACTTTTTCATATGAAACCGGAAGCATTTTACTGACAAGATAGTTAGATTGATTATAAGTCAATTCTACTTTATCTGTTTCCCACAAGTCATCGAGAAGATATCTCTGTACAATATATCTACCACTTACATATTCATATACAGTATCATTTGAATTGTCCTTTAAATAATGTTTATTATTTTCATAATAGTCAGTATATTTTGGTGAATTGTCTTCTAACACCTTTGATAATCTTTTATCATCAACTTTAAACCATTCACCATCTATATTATTAAATGCATATGTTTCTGAAAGGTCTTCCCAAGTAGTGTTAATGAGTTTACCTGGTACATAAACACGGTTTTCTTTATTAAGTTTGGTGAATTTGGTAATATATTTAAGATTTGCTGATTTAATATTACTATTAATAGCCATTGCACGTCTAACAGCAAACAATGAGTCAGTAAGATTAGTACCCCACATTACAGTAGGGTAGAAATATTCCATTTCTCCGCCAAGTTTAAGTACTTGTTGTTTTTTCTTCTTATATACACCTTTTCTGAAATATTTAAGGGTAAAGTCACCCATATTAACACCCCTTAGTTTAAGACGTACATCAACGAAATTCCAGTCAAAGTTCTCTGTATTATGTCCTGTTATAACATCTGGCTGTAATTCCTTTATTATTTCAAAGAACTCACAAATGGCTTTAAATTCATTTTCTTTCTTTTCCTCACCTTCACCTTCAACGGTTAAAATTTTTTCATAACCTTTGTTAGTCCTTATACCAATTTGGCTTATTGCATCTTTCTCTGGGTCAAGTCCTTCTGTCTCCAAGTCCCATTCCATTCTGAGAAGGTCATCATAATCATCATACCCTTTGAACAATCTTCTGCCGGTTTGTATCATATATTGTTCGTTAGGTGCAACACAGATATATTCTTTTAAACCATAGTTTTTATCACGTTGGTTTGGATATATTGGTCTGCCGGCTTTTTTAAAAAATTCCATGAATTTAGAATAGGTCATAGGAACTTTTGCATAGAACATAAGCTTATAACCATTCTTCATACGTTCCGGTTCTGAACCATCATCTCGTGTAGTCCTCAATGATTTTACACCTATTCCATATTCGGACATTTTAAGTTTAATTTGTTTTCTATTACCGTCGAATAGGTTTTGTGCTGTACTTTCTTTTGTCCATACAAAAGGAAAGAAGTTTTCCCTCTTAATCATTTTCTTTCCTTCTTCATTGCGGTATATGATGCTTACCTTATTATCATCATAACCACATTCAATCTTAATAATTCTTTCCATTGGGTCGGAACCATTCAAGAAAAAATCAATATCTTCTTTACTTACTTTTGACATGTCTATTTAATATACTTTTTGTTTATGTTTAAACCCAGTTAAGTTGCATCTAAGTGAACATCATGGGTATTTTCGTGTGCAAATATACTATATTTATTTTAAATAGTTAAATATTAACTGTTAAAAATTATTAATATTTATATTTGTAATGGATATTATCAAAGAAAGTGAATTAAAGCAATTAATCAAAGAGGCTTTAGCTGAGGTGCTTACAGAGCATGATAATTACTATACCCAATATTCAGATATTGAGGCTGAATTATCACATTATAGAAGAAGTTTCTATAATAAAGTTGTTATGCTTTGCTGTGATAAACCTTATATCAGTAAGTTTTGGGAATTTTTCAGTAATAATATGAAGAAACTTAACATTCCTATGGTAGTATCTACATTTTGGTCAAATGATAAGGAAATGCCAGCGAAGATGACGATATTAACAAATAATGGCGTAAAGGAAATTAAACTTAAAGGGAATGGTGATTTCTTGTCTGACGAGGTTAAACAGATAATGAGCTATGTTGATATGGTTGTTACAAATCCGCCATTTGGAAATGGATTATTTTCAAAATTTTTGCAGAGACTCAAGAATTTGAATAAAAAATTTATTGTAATCGGTCCTACTAAATCTGGTTATGATGGTAAAGTATTTAATATGATTAAGAACGGTGATGTGTCTATTGGTTATAATTCTGACATGAAATTTACAGACCAAAGAGATGGCGGTAAGAGAAAACAAGTTCAAAGCACGTGGTTTACAAATATGGAAAAACCACAGAAAGGTAATTTCAGACAGAGTGGAAATATAAGTAATTACCAAAAGTACGACAATCTCAATGCAATAAACGTAGATTATGTGAAAGATATACCATCAGACTATGATGGAATGATTGGTGTTCCACCGTCTGTTATAACAAGTATTGACCTTAATTTATATAAATTAATCGGAAGTTATAGAAATCTTAGAATTAATGGAAAAGTAGTACCAAAGAGAATTGTGATACAGAAGAAATAGTTAGTCATGTACTAAAAAAATCATTGATTATTTCTTTATTCCACTGTCACTTATTGTAATAACTAAGTCCTCAGCAATTGGTGCAATTAATTCACCTTTTGGAAACGTTAGTCCGTCAACAGTCAAGTTATCATCAAAATTGATTTTAAACTGTCCAATATAAGTACCGGCGGTATCTGTATCACGTTTGTTCCATCTATATTCAATTACACAAGCATCCTCACAACCGGAATCTTCCTTATCAACAACATATGCTTTTGCATTTGCTATCTTTTTTACACCGGTTTCCATATTTGTCATTGTAAAAGTTACAGTAGCGGCTTGAAGTGCAAAATAAGCCTTGCGGAAGTCATGTCTTCCGTCATTTATAACCTCCATACGCAGGTTAGGCAAAGTAGAGCCTTTAGTTAGAAAAAATGTCATTGCCATTTTAGATAATTTATATATATTATAAATATTTATTTTAATAAAGATAGTATTGAAAGATGGCTTTAAGCAAGGAAAAAGAAAAACTTTTCAGACAGGTAAGAACACGTTTAGGTATTACTGTACGTTCTGTTGAACTTACAGATGATATGCTGTGTGATTTACTTGAACAAGCTGTTGGAGATTATACGGAAAAAGTACAGAATTTCATTATTGAAAGTAACTGGGCACAACTTTATGGTAAAAATTTTAATAATCCAATTACTAATCAAGATATTGCTTATGCCCTTACAGCAAGGTCACTTGATATGGTGAAAGAATTTGGGCAATGGTATAGTAAACAAGTAGGGTTACAACAACAAGGGAAGTGGGAACTTAAAAAAGATTTTTTCAAAATTGAAGAAGGAAAACAAGTTTATTTAGTACCTGCCGGTAGAGAAATCAATAAAGTACTTTGGGTTACTCCACCAACAACACAAACCGCATTATGGGCTAATTATGGTGGCTTTGCGACTGCTTTCGGTGGCGGTGTGATGGGCCAAATGGGTCTTGGTGCTGCAAGTGTATTTGGTGGCACCGGAAGTGGATATGGAATGGGTGTCGGAATGTGGGCATTACCATTTGCCGACATTGCAGTTATGGCTGCTGACTTGTCTTTTAAGAACCAGATGATAAGAAGTGACCTTGTTTATAAAGTAACTGCCGGACCTGATGGTTCACATTTAATTCATCTTTTATCGACACCTGGAAGTAAATTAACATTTGGTGCAGGAGGATTTCCCGGTATGTATTCACTTAAAGACTGTTATGTTTGGTACACATATTATGATACAAATGAAAACAACGTTGATGACTGTAGAAAAGAAAACCCATATGTAATATTATCACCAGACCAAGTACCTATGGATGAACTTGATTATGAGTTACTGAATACGCCATCTAAGAACATTGTTCGTCAATTATTGGTCGGTTTAGCTGCTGAAACTTTGGCTGTAATACGTGGAAAATTCAGTGGCAATATCCAAATGTTGAGCAGCCCGGTTCAGATGGATTATGGCATGCTCATTTCACTCGGTAATCGTGAAAGGGATAATGCAATGAATGATTTAAAGGAACGTTTACAGCGTATGTCACCTTATGAAACAATGAAAAAGAACGCTGATATGGTTGAAGATTTAAAACGTCTTCAGAGTGGTGTTCCTCTTGGAATTTATGTACATTAATTTAAAAAATAATTCTTTAAATATAAAAAATTATGAAGATTATAGACGATATTGTTAAGAAATTTGGTGTAGATAAGATTTTACACTTTTTAGGTGGTGGATGGATTACATCTGCATTTTCTCCTATTGGTTGGTGGGGTATTCTCATCGGTTTTATTGTAATGTTTGTATTGAGTGTAATTAAAGAGAAGTTCCTTGATACATTCTTTGATTGGACGGATATTATTGCTGCTACTTGTGGTAGTGCTACTGCTGCTGTAATCTATTTGATTTTAAGTTGGATAATTTAGTATGATTATTAAATTAACTGAAAGTCAATACGATGATATATTAAACGACCCATTGCTCGATGATAACAATGAATTTTCCATTGATGTTCTGAAGGCAATGGATTGGAAAAACTGTCATGAACTTGATGCTTATTGCCAAAGATGTGGTTTATCACGTCTTGGCAGTGGCATTGGGCGAATTGTTTATGCTCTTGATGATAATCTTGTGATTAAGGTAGCAAATGGAAGCCATGACCAAAACGAGGGTGAGGTTTTTGCTTATAGGAATATGTCAGATGAAATGAGGGAAATGGTTCCTACAATATTTGATTATGACAAAAGTCATTTAAGACCGATGTGGATTATTACTGAGCGTGTTTTACCGGCATCTTATGCTGATTTTCAGAAAATTCTTGGAATGGATTTTGGTAGTTATCAGAGTCAACAAGATATAAAAGACATGAATAATGATTTGAAGTCATATGAAAAGTATCCAACCTATAAGGGTAATGGTTTAAACCTCATGTTATTTCTTGAAGATTACGGAGAGGGAGATATATCATTATATATGAATGACTTGAAACACAACGAATGGCTAAATACTTTATGCAAAATGTTAAACCAAGGTTTTGTATCTTATTGGGAACTTGAAAATATTGAGAATTGGGGATTGGTTCACAGAAATGGTAAAACAAGTATTGTTATACTTGATACCGGTATGTAATATAATCATGTAGCAAACTTTAACCTCATATCTCTCATTGCAAACATTGTCTCAACATCGTCGTATTTATCTCCAAAGTGTATTACAATTCTGCATGGTTCTGGATATTCTTCTGCTTCATCAAGGTTTTCATAAGCTAATGCTACGATTTGGTCACGACAGTCCTGCATACTGAAGCAGCAATTATCTTGTGCTAAGTCCAATTTAATATTTGTTTTAAGTTCCTTGACATAATCATACATTGTGTCATCTATCATTAACATTTCAAGCCTTTCATTGCAACTTGGCTTTTCAGACCAACCATCTGCAAATGTATCTTCTGTATTTTCCGATAAAAGGAAATGGTATATGTTAAAACCATCGCTGTTTTTACCGATATATAGAACAAATACAACTTTTAAGTTAGATGTATCTGTAAATTCCATATCCATTATATTACTTTTTTCTTCCATATTTTTAGTCTGTAAGTAAATATTTTTCCCTTATTTTACAATATATTTCTCCACAAGCTCTGGCATCGTCTAATGCATTGTGGTGATGTTTTAATTTTATCTTTAATCTTCTGCAAACAGTATCAAGTTGATAGTTATACATGTTTTTTAAATACTCTCTGCTAAGTTTAAGTGTATCAATGTATTCATAATTATTGTTTGTACCAAATTCCTCATTACAAGCATTAATACAACTTTTTTCAAACCCAACATTATGTGCTACAATTGGGCTGTCACCAATCATTTTATCAACTTTTTCCCATACTTCGGCAAAAGGTGGTGCATTTTTTACATCTTTGTAGTGTAAACCATGTACCTTAACACAGTGATATTCTTCAAGTTGAGTTGGCGGACAGACAAGTGAGTAAAACTCATCTATTATTTTTCCATCTTCAAATATAACACATGACAGACTGCATACAGAAGCACGCCAATGTTCAAGTGTTTCAAAATCTATTGCTGCAAATCTCATTGTTTCTCTGTTAGAATTATATATTTGTCTTCAAGGTCATCATATTATGAAATAAGGTCAAACCACTCTTCGTGTAATTTATTGTATTCTTTTATTTATCCTTTTCTGATTTTATTGTTTCATCCATTACAAGGCCTTTACGTAATACTTTTTCGAACATGTCTTGCGATATTGAGTCAGTGAATAACTGATAGATACACAGAGCATCCTCTTTTTGTGTTATTCTGTATATACGGTCTTGCATCTGTCTGTTTGATGTTTCAAGCCAACTGTAACTATTGAATACCATTATATGTGATGCAGTAAGAGTTAAACCAACACCGGCTGATTCAATCTGACCTATAAACACTTTGATTTTGGGATTTTCCATGAAATCCTTTTCGGATTTATCCTTTTGTTTTGGTGTCATTTTACCGTCATAGACAACTGCTTGTTTGCCGTAGTATTCCTTAAATGCATTGATTTCACTTGCATAATTGCATGCAATAATGACTTTTTCTCCATCTTCTATGTAATCATTTACAAGTGCAATTGTATTTGGAACCATTTCCTTAGCAAGGAACTGCCTTACCAATGTACCTTCAACCAATTGTCTGTATTCTTCATTGGTATTATCACCATTTTCCTCTTGTGCTGCAACATATTCATCCCATAGTCTGTTATATTCTTCCTTTTGTTTTTCATCAAGGTCATAATAACGTGTATCAAGATACTTATTCACCATGCCACCAATATCTGATGCAAGTCTTCTGATGTAGATATGTTTTATTTTTTCTCTCAATTCATCAAGATTTGATGAGCCTTTCGGTATAATGAATGTTTGGGCATGGTCTTTTATAAAACTATATGCAATAGCTTTTCCTTGACGTGACATGGCATCCCATTTTGTATGATATGTCTTTTCATATACAGACAACCATTTATTCCATTCACCAGGTTTAAACATTTCTTGTCCTTCACAGTATGTCTTGATGTAATACTCGTAATCTTTTGTAACATCGGCATCAATCAGTCGTAAAATGTAATACAAATTCATTGGTGTATTTGTCAATGGAGTACCAGTTACAAGAAATACGTGTCCGATATTTGATTTTCTAAGGAAGTCATAAATAACCTTGTATCTGTTGGATGTATTATTTGATAGTTTCTGTGCTTCATCAATAATAACACAGTCAAAATTTGAAGTAAACAAAGGACTATTAAGCAATGCTTTCTGGATATCAACTTTTTTGTTTGATTTAACTTGCTTATTAACCATCTTGCCTGTTTTTTTATCTTTAATCATTACAGGTACTTTCAGTTTCTCCACTTCACCGTTCTTGCCTTGTATTTCTTCTATTCTATATTCATTCTCATAAGGGATTTCATAATAGTTTTGAACAATGTCATAGTTGATTACTGTGAATTTACCTGTCGAACCATCCCATTTTGAACCACTTATAACCACAATGTCATTTGGGTCTTCAAATAATGATATTTCACGTTTCCATGTTGATTTAAGCGATGCTGTTGTTATAACAAGAATTTTCTTACAACCACTGCAAATGGCTGATACACAGGCACTTACACTTTTGCCCAAGCCCATGCTATCTGCTAAAATACATTTTTTATTAGCAACAAGGAATTTAACGGCTTCTTCCTGATGGGGCTTTAATTTCATTCCGTGTAATGCTAATTTTTCATTATATGGGGTAAAATCTATATCAAGTGAATTATGGTCAATAACATGCAATGGCGTAAGAATTTGCCTTTTATTAATATACATTAATAACGGTTGTACAGATTGTCTATATTGAGCATAACAGTGATATGAATTTTTCATTTCTCCGATGATTGAAACAATTTTAAGTTTTTCGGGTACAAAGTCAAGCCCATATTTTTCTTTCAACTGCTGTCCATATTCTGATGTAATCTTTACCACTTTGTTTAGATGTTCAACTTGGTAGTCCTTGTTGCAGAGTATGTATTCTGTATCAAACCCACCCTCTGTAAGAATGAGTTTATGAAGGGAATGCATTTTCTTATAGTATAGAATTTGATTATTCTCTCCGTTATATTCCTCAATAATCCTATATGCTTTACTTATTGAACTTTCTTTCATTTTTTGCTAAAATTCTCTTTCTTTGGCGCAAATATACTATTTTTGTTTTAAACTTCCAAACTATTTATAGAAAAATTTACTGGAATATGCCAAATAATTTAAATACACCGATAACAAGGAACAATAAATTCTACTCTCAAGATGATTTTGAGTATGAAACAGACCTTCTGATGGAATACCTTGAAGAAGATTTGAACCAGACTGTTGTGGTGTATGAAGTTGATAGACAAAAAACAAATGTAAATGCAGTCTATAAAGAGGCAAAGGATGGACAAATTAGATTTAAACCGCCAAAGGAAATACCTTGTATGTACGAACTGAAAGACGCTGATATTAAGACTTATGACTCAAAAACCAATACAGGTGTATATGTTGTCAATGGTAACTTGATATTGCATGTTATGCCGAAAATACTTGAAAAATATAAATGTGATATTAGACGTGGTGATTATATTGGCCTTCAAATTGATACAAACAGAATGGTCTATTTTTCGGTGGTAAATGATGGAAAGGTTAATACAGCAAATCGTTTCTATGTTGGTGCATATAAAGTTGCATGGATGGAAGTTATTTGTGCTCCTGTGCCTATGAATGAATTTAATGGAGAGTAAAATACGGTCATGACTAAAATACAGCCCAAAAAGAGTATAACACCAATAAAATTCCGAAATAAAACATACGGAACTGAAAGACGAAGAGATATGGCACGTGAAATTCTGTATAAAGAAACGGAATTTCCAAAGCCTTTAAATTATGATGACATAGATTTCGCTTTTGAGGAATTTGTGAAGGAAAATGTGGCTAAATTTGAAAATACTGCTTATCCTGTATTTACTCTTTACAGCAATCAGAGATTTTCAGAATATACACAGAATTGGCAGCACACTGATGAGGAAGGTAATCTGCTTTTGAATTTTGTAACTGTTAATAGGGATAATAATCCCAAACCAGGTTCTAATCAAGGTGAACTGTGGAATATACCCGGTAACAGATATTATACTATGCTTGTAAAAGATGTTCTTGATGATAATGGAACAGAAAGTTATGAAGTCTATTCAATGAAACAACCATATGCCGTCGATTTAACTTATAGGATAAATTTCATGACTTCAACTTATGAGAATATCAATGCTTTCAATAACCATATCAATGATTTATTCAAGGCAAGACAAGTGTATATACGTCCAAACGGCCATTATATCCCTATGATTGTTGAGGAAGTCAATGATGAAACCTCATACAGTATTGATGAACGTAGATTTTTCTTGCAATCAATTGGAATTAAAGTGATGGCATATATCATCAACAAGGAAGATTTCAAGATTGAGAAAAAACCTAAACGCATCATGATGTTTATGGAAGGTGATACAAAACGTCCGTCACCTACGGTTGATATTGATGAATACACAACTGATAACCCTTTGAAGTATCTTGCATTAGACCTTACAGTTGGTTTAGAGTCATATCATGATAAAGTCGAATTTGACATTGATACAGATATGAATGTCGAAACAATTGAAAGGGAAAATATCAGAAGTATGAGAATATTTGTAAATGATACAATGTATTTTACCGATAAAGGATTTAAACTTAAAAACGGTGATAATGTAAAAATCAAGGTCAATAAGTTTGATGATGCTGATACTGCTAAGATTGTTTTTAAGGGATATAACCCAAATGTGACATATAACTCTGAATATGTTCCCGAAAAAGCATCTGATGAAGTTGTTAAACAAGAATCAATAATTGTTGAATAATAAAAAAAATCAATTAATATTGAAAAATTTTCCCAGTACTAGGTACCATAACGTAGTAGACTAATGCTAAAGTTAACAAATTTTTATTTTTTAATAAATAAAAATTTAGGTCCTAGTATCTAGGACCAAAAGAAATAAAGAAAATATATAAAAGAAAAAAGAAAAGATAGAAATGACGTGCATCGGACAGATTTATAAATTCATAGAGGCAAACCGTTCATTGGAAAAACTTGTTTCACAGAATAATGAATATCCAATCAAGACTGCTTATAAGTTAATAATAACAAAAAAGTTGCTTGACGAGGCTATAGATTATGTTATGAGCCGTTTTACAGATGTATGTGGAGGCAATGTAGATTTTGAAAACTTAACAGATAGTCAGAACGCAGTATTAAATGAAATTTTATCACAAGATATGGAAATTGAATTACCTGATATAAATCCCGAAGACATATTTACATCAGAGAAAATAACAGTTTCTACAACTGATGTAGAGAATATTTTGTTTCTTCTCAGAAAAAACAACTAATAAATATCAGATACACGTACTTTTAGGTTTCTAAATGATATTTATTATAAAATAATTCGTTAAATAAAACAGAATAATGGCAAATACAAGTAATAATAGCGCAAGACAGACTCACGTAAGTCCAGGTATCTATACAAAAGAAACTGACCTGACTTATGCTTCAAAGTCTCTTGGTATCACTACTTTGGGTGTTGCCGGTGAAACCGTAAAAGGTCCTGCTTTCCAACCAATAACAATTGAAAATTGGAGACAGTTCCAACAGTTCTTCGGTGGTACTAATACTGATAAATTCAGAGGAAGTCAATATCCTAAGTATGAGTTACCATATATTGCACAGTCATATCTTAAACAATCTAATCAACTTGAAGTATGTCGTGTATTAGGTCTTTCTGGTGTAAATGCAGGCCCTGCTTGGGTGATTACTGTAAAAGGTAAGACCGGTAGTGTATATAACGACATGGTATTATGTGTACTTCGTTCAAGAGGTGAACACAAGAAGGCAGCATTCATACGCCATGCAACGCCTGAAGATATGGCAAATGGCATCTGCAATGATATCTATGAATACGACGGAATTGTATACTATGCTGACAACGTAGAACTTGAAGCAAGTAAGACACTTGATTTCGGTAGTGAATGCAGACCAAGTGCTGTAACAGAAGATGGTAATTTCGCAGTTAATGTAAATAACTACGGACGTTTCACAATCGTTGTAACAACGGTAAATGGTGATACAAAGAAGTATGCTGTATCATTAAATCCGGGTGAAAAGAACTTTATTTTGAATGTTCTTGGTGGAGACCCAGAGATTGGTGAATCTGAAATCTATGTTGAGGAACTTTATGATGTTGCTTTGCAACAGTTGATTGAAAGAGGTGAAGTTACTGCAATCAATCAGCAAGTTTCTGAATATAAACTCACTTACATCGTTCCTAAATTCGCTGACGTAGAAGATATTCTTACCCAAGAAGAAGATACACTCACTCATAGAGATGTAGGTAAGCGTTTCCTGTATAGTTCAACAGAGTCAAAGAATGGTGATGGTAATCCGTTGAAAGTACACATCTTCACTAAGGAAGGTGCTCTTAAAAATGGCGAGCCTGGTGATACTAATGGTATTGCTGGTCATATTTACACTGTAATGCCTTATACAACTTCAGAGGGCACAAGAGAATACTATTATGGCGAGATTGAAACTGAGGAAGAAGTTCTGTCAACTGAACGCAACGTTGACCCAGATTCTCATGTATTTGATAATGCCGTAAAGGTTAAGTCTGATGATTCATTCTATGTACTTGCAACAAGTGGAGAAGGTGGAGCAACAGATGTTATTCCAGTAACACTTGACTTCAATAACTACAAAGAACAGTACAGATATGCTTCAACTCCTTGGATTGTATCTGAAATGAAGGGTGATGCTACTAACGTAGAACTTAATAGACTGTTTAGATTCCATACAATTTCTGATGGTAATAATGCTAATACAGAGGTTAAGATTTCAATCGAGAATATCAGTCCTGAAAATGGCACATTCGATGTTATTGTACGTGCATTCTATGATACTGATGCTGCTCCTGTAGTCTATGAGAGATATAAGGGTGTTGATTTGATTCCGGGCAGTCAGAATTATATTGCTTTGAGAATTGGTTCATTCGATGAGTCTTATGAAACCAAATCTAATTACATTACCGTAGAGGTTAATGAGAACGATAAGACTAAGGCTTCTATCCCTGCTGGTTTCTTAGGTTATCCTGTCAGAAACTATAATGGCGTTGCAATTCAGACTAATGCAAGAAATGCTGTTAAGCCATTCTTACAGTATAACACAAATGTTGATGAGGATATCAGAATTAACAAGCAGTACTTCGGTCTTTCTAACTTGACAGGTATCGATGAGGATATTCTTAGATATAAGGGCGTAGAGGCTTATGATGAAAATCCAAATGGTTTGACACCTGGCTTCCACCTTGACGCACGTATCTTCGACGCTGCTTATAAGGCAAGTGCAACTGACCCTGGTATCAAGAACCAAAAGGTTAGTGTCGATGGTATAGATGGTTATGATTGGGTAACTGTTGGCGCAGGTAATCAGACATCATTTGGTATTGAACCAAGAATTGGTGATGAGGCTACCATGGCCGGTACTATCTACGAGGATAAGAGATACCGTAAATTTACCCTTGCATTCTGTGGTGGTTTTGATGGTTGGGATTACTATCGTACATCAAGAGGTAACTCAGATGACTTCAAATACACTAAGTATAAGGGAAAGATTAACAAGAATAGTGGCATAGGTACTATGGTATCAGTAATCAAGAATCCTGAAGCATATGGTTTTGCACAGGATGAGAAGATTTTGAACTCTGACTTCTATGCTTATCTGTCTGCTTATCGTCAGTTTGCTAATCCTAAGACCATTGATATTAACGTATTTGCTACCCCTGGTATTGACTATGTTAATCAGAACTCATTGGTTGGTGAGGTTATCAATATGATTGAGGAAGAACGTGCAGACTCTGTTTACGTTGTTACTACACCTGATAAGCCATACGGTGCAAGTGATTCTGAAAGTGATATGTTTACCCCAACAGATGCTGTATGGAACCTTGAAGACTCTAATATTGATAGTAACTATACTTGCTCATACTATCCTTGGTGCAAGTACTATGACGAGGACAACAACAAGTATATCTATCTGCCACCAACACGTGACGTAGTACGTAACTTTGCTTACACTGACAATACTAAGTATCCTTGGTTTGCAGCAGCTGGTTGGTATCGTGGTGAAATCGAAGAGAATGGTGTAAGGCCTAAGAAGTCACTCAAACTCGGTGAACAAGATACCCTTTATGCAGGTCGCCTTAACTTCATTAATATGTTTGCTAAGGAAGGTATGAAGATTTGGGGCGATAAGAACATGCAGGAACGTGAGTCAGTAATGAACAGAATTTCTAAGAGAAGACTACTTCTCCGTATTAGAAAACTTTGCTCAATTGCTTGTATCGGACTTATTTTCGACCCAAATGATAATACAACTAAGCAGTCATTCGAAAGCGCTGTTACACCAATCCTTGACAATATTATGTCAAATCGTGGTATCGTTGATTGGAAACTCGAAATTGACGATAGTCAGGAGGCTCGTGACAGACTTGAATTACCTGCTAAGATATTTATCAAACCCACACCTAATCTGGAATATATCACAATTGATTTCACTATTAGTAATCAGGGAACTACGTGGGATAATATATAAAAACTTATATAATAAGCCATTAAAGAGGGATTTCTTAAATGATTTCCCTCTTTTTAATGTTTTTTAACTAAAAATATTTTGTTAATTAAAATTAAATTAGTATCTTTGCAAAATAAAAGTGAAAAATATGTCATATAATATAAAACCTTGGAAAGATGTTTTGGAAAAATTCCGTGAAATACACGGAGATAAATATAATTATTATTCTGATACATATAGCGGCAGTGCTAATAAAATGAAAATACGCTGTAATATATGTGGCTATGAATTTGAACAAACTCCCAATAAACATTTATTGGGAAGAGGTTGCCCTAATTGTGGAAAAACTAAACTATGGACAAATGAACAGTTTATAAATGCTGTAGAGAATAAATTTCCGGAACAGTTTACCTTTGAAAAAACAAAATATATTAATCAACGAACACCAATTGTTATCACATGTAAAAAACATGGGGATATTGAAGTTAATCCAAAAACTTTTCTTAATGGTGGTGGATGTAAATTCTGCCAAAAAGAAAAAAGAGAAGAATTTAAAAATAGTTTTTCAGAACGTGCAAGGAAAGTACATCCTATTGAAGAAGAACTTGACTACAGTAAAAGTGAATATGTTGATTATCACACAAAAATTAAGATAATATGTCATAAGAAAGATGAATATGGAGTAGAACATGGTGAATTTTGGCAAACACCTGCACATCATCTAAATGGAGAAGGATGTCCTAAATGCAAAGGTAATACTAAGATGAATGGGTATGATTTTGTGATTAAAGCAAAAAAAGTACATGGCGATAAATTTTCTTATTTTGAAGAAAAATATATTGGTTATAATGAAAATACTGATATTAAATGTAATACTTGCGGTAGAATTTTTCAGCAGACCCCACATAATCATCTGAAAGGTGAGGGATGTCCGTATTGTATATGTAATATCTCAAAACCAGAAATTGATATAAGTGATTTTATTTCACAATTTGCTGATATAAGTACTAATAATAGAAAAATATTAAATAATTCAAAGGAAATTGATATTTTAATACCTTCTAAAAATATAGCATTTGAATATGATGGCTTGGTATGGCATTCAGAAAAGTTCGGTAAAGATAAAAACTACCATTTAAACAAAACAAAAGAATGTTTGAATAACGGTATTCAACTTTATCATATATTTGAGGATGAATGGATATATAAACGTGAAATTGTGGTTTCTAAAATTAAAAACATAATAGGCATAACTGAAAATAAAATATTTGCAAGAAAATGTATAATAAAGGAAATAACTGATATTGATACAAAGACGTTCCTTAATGCAAACCATCTACAGGGTTATTGTAATTCAAAATACAGATATGGATTATATTACAATGATGAATTAGTATCAGTTATGACATTTGGCCATCTGCGCAAAAATTTAGGAAGCAAAGGTAATAATAATGAATATGAATTACTTAGGTTTTGTAATAAATTGAATACTACTGTTGTTGGTGGGGCTTCTAAACTTCTTAAATATTTTATAAAGTCAATTCAACCTAATAGAATTATAAGTTATGCTGATAAGAGATGGAGTAATGGTAATCTTTATAGAAAAATAGGATTTAAACAATTAAAAGATAGTGAGCCTGGCTATTTCTATGTGGTTGGACAACACAGGGAAAATAGATTTAAATACCGTAAGGATGCTCTTATTAAAGAAGGATATGATAAGAATAAAACAGAACATGAAATAATGTTGGAACGTGGTATATATAGGATATATGATTGTGGAATGATGGCATTTGAAATAAAATTCTAACTTTGTACCTTGATGTTTACTTTTTAGTCACATTATAATATTTATATATAAATAACAATAATAAAGATAATATATAATGGGAAGACCACGTAAAACAACAGAAGAATGGTTTGAAGAGTGTAAAAAACGCCGTAAGGATAAATGTAAAAATTTAAAATTAACTGAAAATTCGGTTTATCTTGGGCGTGAAAGTTTAATTGAACTTGAATGTACTAAGCATAATATAAGGTTTAGTTATACAGCAGACTCTATTCTTAGAAGGGATACTATGTGCCCGGAATGCCTAAAAGAATATAGAGGAACTGATTATAAATCTTGGGAAAATAAAGCAAGAGAAGTTCATGGAGATGAATTTACATATCCTTATCTTAAAGATGAATATAAAGACATGCATAGTATGATTACCATGTTATGTAGTAACGGTCATACATTCAAACAAGATGCAACAAGTCATTTATCAGGGTGTGGTTGTCGTAAATGCTATGAAGAAAGTTTAAAGAAGCCAAAAGTTAGCTTTGAAGAATATCTTAAATTGGAAAAAGAAAAATTTGGAGATAAATTTGATTTAAGTAAATTTGAATACAAAGGTTTAAAAGAAAAATCAATTTATATTTGCCACTGTAAAGATAAAAATGGTGTTGAACATGGTGAATTTGAACAGTCACCATCAGCACATCTTAGAAGTAAAACAGGATGCCATAAGTGTTGTAATGAGCTAATAGCAAAAACACAAACTTTAACAACAGAAGAATTTATTGAAAAGGCATTAAAAGTACACGGTGAAGACTTCAATTATAAAGATGCAAAATATATTAATGCAAAGGAAAATATATGGTTAACATGTAATAATTGTGGCAATCATTTTCAAATAACACCAGATAATCATTTAAGAGGTGAAGGCTGTCCAAAATGTAATAAGAGTAAATTAGAAAGAAGTCTTGGTAATTTTTTTGAAAGTAAAAATATAGAATATGTTAAGGATTATATGAATAGTTTTAACAACTTAAGAAATGATTTTTATCTTCCTAAATATAATGTAATAGTTGAGTGCCAAGGAACACAACATTTTAGACCAACATATTTTGGAAATTATAATAAAGAAAAGGCTGAGAGAAATTTAGAATATACTATTAGTTGTGATGTACGTAAAAATAAGATAGCCAATGATTTAGGAATTAAGATTTTATATTTTATGGATAAACATAACTTTAAAGAGGAATACTTGGATAATGAAAAATACTCTAAAATATATCAAAAAGATAACTTATTCACTAATATGTGTTCCATATTAGAAAAAATAAAAGAAGGTAGTTGAAATCTCTACCTTCTTTATAAGTTATTCATTATCAGTAGGTTAATTAGAAACTGAGGATACAGTACTGGGGACGTAATGTTAATGTCCATGTACTAAGTGAGTCGTCATCATAACTTAACTCACCACCTGAAGCAGAAACAATCATTGCAGACTTGATAATCCATTGTGATACAGCAGTTCCGGTTGGATCCAACATCTCTAAGATGAGGTCTCTTTTATATGCAGCAGCATAGCCTTGACGTCCGGTAACTGATTCTGAATGAAGACGTACCCACTCCATAACAGCTTGTGATGCACTTGGGCCAATAGGGTCTCGTAGCTCGCAAGTAATTTGTTCCCACAAGTAGCGTCCAACCACCCAACTTGAAGTATTAAGGAATTGGATTTCAGTTTCATTTTGTGTAATTGTAGGACGTGAGCATGATGATACCCACCATTCCTGTATTCCTAAATCTGAAGGAAATCTAAGTAAAAATCGATTTTTCCTGAGTGGCTCATATTCCACCGGCATCTTCAAGAGCATATCTGGCATTTGTGTATGTAAGTAAATAATATTTTTATTTTTATATTCTCTTTTTGTTATTTTTCAATTATAAATATGTTAAAAAACATTTTTTATTTGCTTTTTTAAAAAAATTGTAGTATTTTTGCAAACGGGATTAATATATATAAATAAGTATTAAAATAAAGATATGACAAAAGAGGAAAGATTTGAAGAATTTAAATTAAAGGCTGTCAACACCCATAAGGGGTATTATATATATGACAAGGTTGATTATATAAACAGTACAACTAAAGTATGCATCATTTGTCCGCTGCATGGTGAATTTTGGCAAACACCGGCAGCACATATACAAGGGCAACATTGTCCTAAGTGTGCTAATAAAAAACGTGGAGATACTTTTAGGGGCAACAAGGATAATTTTATTTCAGAAGCAAGGAAGACACATGGTGACAAGTATGATTATTCAAAGGTAGAATATGAAAGTATGATGAAACCGGTTGAAATAGTGTGCAGCAAGCATGGCTCTTTTTGGCAGATACCAATGCTTCATGTAAAAGGTCAAGGGTGTCCTAAATGTGCCGGACGTAACCATACAAATGAAGAAGTTGTTGAAAGGATGCAGTTGGCACATCCTTATGAAGACTATGACTATACAAAGGTTGAATTTACAAAGATGCATAACAAAGTGTGTATTGTGTGTCATAAAAAAGATAAGGACGGTAATGAACATGGTGAATTTTGGCAAACACCGGCCAAACACATTTATGGAAGGGGCTGTCCTAAATGTGGAAATATAAAGAAAAATGTTGATAGAAAAATAACAGTAGAAAAGTTTAAAGAAAGAGGAAACAAGATTTTCAATGGGTTTTATGATTATCAATATGTGGATTTTGAGAATTTACATGATAAAGTTGATATAGTTTGTCCTGTTCACGGAAAATTTAAACAGATTGTTTGTGACCATTTGAATGGGCATGGTTGTACACAATGTGCTATTGATAAAACAAAATCAAATACTGAAGAATTTATTGCAAAATCTAAGATTATTCACGGTGGTAAATATGATTATTCAAAAGTAAATTATGTAAACAGTTATACTGAGGTATGTATTATATGCCCGGAACATGGAGAATTTTGGCAAGACCCCGGTACACATCTTAAAGGATGTGGTTGTCCTAAGTGTGGTAAGATAATTTCAAAGAATGAAGAGGAATTATATCAATTTGTTTGCAATCTTGTTGGGGTAGATAATGTTATAAGAAATGACCGTGAGGTACTTAATGGAAAGGAGATTGACATATACATTCCGTCATTGAAAGTAGGAATTGAATATAATGGCGTTGTATGGCATTCAGAGAAGTTTGGTAAAGGAAGAAATTATCATATAGACAAGCTTAACGCAGCATTAGATAATGGTGTAAAACTAATTCAGATATTCGAGGACGAATTTATTGACTGTAAGAATATTGTATTAGGAAAGATACGTCATATATTAGGATATGACAATTATCAAGAGAAGATATTTGGTAGGAAGTGCGAAATAAGGGAAATAGACAGATATACTTCAAAGGAGTTTCTTGTTACAAATCACATTCAAGGTTATGTTAAGTCAACAATGCATTTAGGTGCGTTTTATAATAATAAGTTAGTTGCTGTGATGTCATTTAACAACATACAGAAAGGTGGTGATAAATGGGAATTAACGAGGTTTGCAAGTGATATAACCAAGTTATGTTGTGGTATTGGTGGAAAGTTATTTAAATATTTTGTAGAGAAATACAATCCATCATATATAAAATCATTTGCTGATAGGAGGTGGACAATGGATGAGAAATGTAATCTTTATACGAAACTTGGTTTTAATCTTGAAGAGATATTGAAACCAGAGTATAGGTATATAGAGAGTGGTTCTTATAAGAGGGCACACAAGTTTAATTTCAGAAAGAATACGTTAAGTAAGAAGTACGGTTTACCGTTGACAATGACTGAAACTGAGATGTGTGATGAGATTGGTGCTTATAAGATTTGGGATTGCGGATTGCTAAAATATGTGTGGAAAAATAAAAAAATGCAGTAGTTATTTACTGCATTCTTTTTAATATGTTTAAAACATTATCTCTTACATCCATTTCAAGTTTTCTTATGACTTCATATCCGCCGCCACCATAACAATTTTTATCTGTGACACATGCAATATCATATTTGTCATATACAGCATCAAGTATGTCATCTGTTAAGATATCTTGCCAACAGTCATGGACTTCATTTTCTATGATGTCAGGATTATTAAGCATATCTTCTTCATCAAATTGATTTAAGACATGTTTGCTTAATACATTAATTGCTTGTTTATATTTAGCATCATTTAGTTCAGTCCATTTGTCTATATTAGCTTCTTTTAATACCCTTTTTACAGATGTAGCAATAATATTATGAAACTGACTTTCTGTTAGTCTTATACTTTTCTTAGTCATTTTACAAAAAATATATAAGAGGGATTATACAGTTTGTTGTGGTTGTTTTTCTGCTTTGTTTGCATCTTCTGCTGCCTTGTCAACTGTTTGCCAGATTTTTTTGAGTAGCTGATAACTAGAAGAAGTTGGGTTATTTGCCAACTTTGAAATACCTTGAAGTGACAGAACACGTATTTTATCAATAATAGGCTTAATCTCAGCATCTACTTGTGACAAGTTCTGTGCAACCTTATCATCTTCTTCTGATTTGAATGGTGTTGTATCCATTTGCTGTTGTGCTTCAGGTGATGCTTGTCGCATTTGTGCAAGGTTTGCCTTTGGTGGCAGTTGGTCTACATCTGCCATTGGGTCATTATTTTCTCCGAATACAAGGCTTTCGACGGTCAGAGATGGTGTTTTATCTCTGAGAATAAGTTTCATTTCCTCAATCAGATTGCTACTATTATTTTTATTCATATCTTTAAAAACGTTCTTAAATTATATATAATAAATATTAGGTGAAAAATAAAAATTAATGTAATTATATTATTGAAATATATTCATTTTTAATGAAACAACCGGTAAAAGGCGGAAATAAAATAAAAAGGAAAACAAAAACAGTTAAGACTGGTAATCACAATCCATTTCGTAAGAGAAATCATACACAAGAATATGGTACTTCAAAATTGGAGTATGATTTTGCACATGATTTCTTGGATAAATTGGGCTTAAAGTATGTTTACCAATTTTGTGCGGTCTCAATTGGGAGGTATTTTGACTTCGCAATTACGGCAGTTGAGAACTATCCTTACAAATATGTTATTAAGGAGGGAATTAATAGTATTGACCAAGATGCACAATGGTTTAAACCCGATTTCATCATTGAGGTGGATGGTGATTATTTTCATTCAAATCCATTATTAGTAAAGGAGGATAAACTTAATCCAATGCAGAAGCACAATAAGTTTGTTGATAAGTTAAAAGATGAATGGTGTGGAATGAATTGTATTCCTTTACTGAGAATATGGGAGTATGATATAAGACATAACCCCAAGAAAGTCATTGATATGATTTGTGAGTATTCAAGTGCAGCAAAGAAAAGACAGATGATAAAGGAAAATAAAAAGAAGCCACATTAACTGTTGATAATAAGTTAATTATGAATTAGGTTTATATTAAGATAAATTTTAATTGATGCGAAATGAGAGCAGTATTATATGTACCATACAGTAACGGTGATGCACGCAATGGTTTCAAGTATGACAAGGAGATAAGTCAGAAAGAATATGCTGCCGCTATGGTTGATTATTACAATCAGCATAAGGATGGTATTGATAGTGTTTTTTACAGCAAGGGTTTAGGAAAGAACATTGCTGTAAATGGTTTTAGGAAGGAGAAGGTTAAATATAACCAACAGACTTTCTATTATCAGCCTGTTGAGGCAAAGGTATTTGATATTGATGGTAAAGACGAAAAGATTGATGAGTTAATTCAATTCTACAAGACAGGAGAACAATTTATTGTTATTGTTGCCTTATTGAATTTATCATCTGCTGACGAGACAGGTGAACTTGAAAGTGATATTAAGTCTTGGACAAGTGAGAGTATAAAGATAAACCGTACCAATAGGATGACAGAGGATGAGAAACTGAAAAGCCTTTCAAAGAAAAGTCTGAAGTTGAAGTTTAAAGACTCTAAGTCAAGCGCTATTTTGAAGAATTGCAAAATGGTTGAGGTTTACTCAAGGAATAAATTTGCATTGCTTGTTGAAAGTATAGATTTTGTACAAGAATAAGGCTATTAAAAATTAAAGATATATCTTTTTTAAAAGAACATGGATATTATTAACACAAATGGGAAGATGTCTCCTGAAGAGTTTGCTGCAAGAAGGAAAAAGGAACTTGCAATATTAAAGGCTTCAAATCAGATGCTTGAGGATGCAAAAAACAACCTTATTGCAATGAGTGAAGATGATATAGATATTCATAAGTATGCCGGTACACAAGAGTTGTCTAAACAAGACAAAATTAAGGCAATTGAAGAGGCACAGAAAGAGAATATTGCAGCAGGTCAGGCATATTATGGTGCGTCACCGGAAGAAATAGATAAGGCAACATATGGTGAACCTGATAAGGCTTCCATAAGGGCTTATGAAAATAGGCTCAAGATGAAGGGTATTACTGATGAGGAAATGCGTAGGAAAAGCATAGATGGTGCTATTGCCGAAGTAGTTGAAAACGAAGAGAGTAAACCAAAGCGTCGTTTAGGAAGACGTAAAAAGGAAAAGAAAGAGGAAGCAACTGAAACAGTATCACAGACGCAGGTAGAAAAAAAGAAAACAACTGTTGATGAGGTAGTAAGTGAACCGATTGTTGAAGAAAAGAAATTTGAAACATCAAAGGAAGTATCATCAAAGATGGAAATAATCCAAGATGCGAAACCGTATATTGGTGGCGACGGTTTCAAGTTGTCAGATATACCTGATTACGTCCAATATGACATAATCCCTTTGCCATCTAATGGTGAATGTTATCCACATAAGAAGGATAGAATACCAGTGGCTTATTTGACAGCATCTGACGAAAATATTATTGCATCCCCTAATATGTACCGTGATGGTAAGATTATTGATGCAATCCTTAGTAGAAAGATTTTGGATAAGACAATTGACCCATCAACATTATGTGAAGGTGATAGGGATGCTGTTATCCTTTGGTTAAGGGCTACAGGGTATGGTGCTGATTTTCCTGTTAGTTTCACAAGTGCAACAGATGAGAATAAGACAATCAAGACAAAGGTTGACCTTAGTAAGTTGAAGTATAAGGATTTTAATTTGAAAGGTGACGAAAATGGTTTATTCAGTTTCTATGACAGTAAGGGTAATGAATTAAAATTCAGATTCTTCACCAAGGGTGACAAGGATAAGTTATCAAAGGATTTTGAAAAACGTGCAAATATTCTTGATGTTACAGAGATTGGCAAGTGTACTGAGATATTGAGGGAATGCTTTAACAGAGATACTTCATTGGAAGGTGATGATAAGGAAGATGTTAAGGATGCAATTGATATATTGAATGAATGGGCAAATACCTATGAAATTGATGAAAGTATCGAAAAACTCGGCTATAATACCTATATAACAGAGATGATGAAGTTGCACACTGTATCTATTAACGGTAATACTGATAGAGAGTATATTTCTAATTTCATTGATAACATGAGGTCATTGGATGCTTATTCATATAGGAATTACATTACAACAAATACACCGGGTGTTGATTTCAGAATAAAGATTAATATCCCAGAGTCAGATGGAGGTGGCTCTTTTGAAACCTTTCTTAGACTCGACGATTTTGTTTTCACTAATGTATGATAACTATGAAAAAGATTTAAAGACGGAACTTTGGCTGTGTCATAAGAACATGAATTTGTCTATGGATGAGATACTTAACATGCCAATCAGTGACCGAAAATTCTATATTTACATGCATAATAGGGGCATTGAAGAAGAAAAAGAAAAAATGAGGAATACTTTTAAGAGGAAGCACTAGTAAAAATGTGCTTCCTTTATTATTTATAATTGTACAATAATGTTTTTGAATGGCAGTTAATAATACATATTTTACAAAAGAAGAGGAAGAGATTGCAAGAAGTCTTGGTGTTGCTGCCGAGAACCTTTCAGATATGGTGGGGATGATTAATGAATTATCTTCACTTGAAAGTGGTATAGAAGCGTTAGATAAACAAATAAGTAATCTCGACGCTAAAATAAATGATGCTGCCACAAGTGATACAGAAAAGGCATTATATACGTTAAAAAAAGAAGAACTTGACGCACAACGTGAAAACAAAAAAGATATTTTAACCAAAAAAATTGGCCTTTTTAACAAGACAACAGGTAAAGATTGGAACAATGCTGCAACCAAAGATGATTTAAAAGATGCTGCAAGTAAGGCTGAAGAGGCAAAGATGTCAAAAATTTTTGGCAAAAATGGGTCAAAAATCACCAAGATTAATAAAGGCATTGAGGCTGCTGCAAAGGTTTTAGATGCAATTAAGGACTATGTTAAACTTGGATATGATTTACAACTTAATCAATTAAATTATATTCAAAAGGTTAATAAGGCTGGTCTTACTGTCGCAGGTTCAAGATTAACTAAAGCAGTATCTGGTTCATTGACCGGTATTACAAGCGGAGCAACAGAAGGTTCTTTTGCTGCCGCAGGAAATGCAATTGAATTACAAAAGGAAATTGCAGACTATGGAAGACAGCAGCGTATGGCTGAACTTCAGATGAGAAACTATGAAAAAGTTAGGATTACTGAGGCTATAACAGGTACTATTTCTGCTGCTGCTACAGGTATTGGAACTATTATCGGCGCTGCTGCCGGTGGTCCAATTGGTGCTGCTATTGGAGCAGGCATTGGTATGATTGTTGGTAAAGTTGGTGAACTTTTTACAACAGTCCTTAAAGGCGAAACACAACTTAGTGAAAAACAACTTGAAATAATTAATGAGCAAACAGAGCAAATGGACTCTACAATAAGTTCACTTGCTAAAAATACGTTAGATTTCACTAAGAATATTAATGAATTTTTCTTAAAGTCTGAAAAGGCTGCTACTGATATTGGTATTGCCTTTGGCTATAGTAGACAACAATTAGAGGACTATAAGAGTAGTGCATACCGAACCCAAATTGTTATTTCAAAGTGGGGTAAGACATTAGAAGATTTAGCACAGATACAGAACCAATATGCCGAAACAACTGGTAGAAACATTCAGATGTCTTCTAATGAAGCAGACACAAGTTTTGCATTAGGGAGATTCGTTGGTCAAGATATACAGTTGAATATTGCATCACAGATGGAGCTGTTTGGTAAATCCATCTCAAACAGTAATGAAACTGTGTTTGAAATGTACAAGAATGTCAATAGAATGGGGTTAAGTGGACGCAAGTTTGCAAAAGACTTGGCACAGAACCTTAAAATGGCATCAAAATACAATTTCAAAGGTGGTGTTGAAGGGTTGATGAAAATGTCAATGTGGGCACAGAAGACACGTTTCAACATGAATAGTCTTTCTGGTATGCTTGATGAAATACAAGGTGGTGGTATTGAAGAACTGATAACAAAATCAGCAGGTTTCCAAGTACTTGGTGGCCGTGCTGCAATGCATAGTGACCCACTTGGAATGATGTTTGATGCTTGGGCAGACCCACAGGCCTATGCTAAACGTATGCAGGATATGACAAAGGGCTTCGGTAGGTTTAATAGTAAAACCGGTGAAACCGAATTTAATATCAATGAGTCAATGCAACTTGCACAGATAGCCAAACTACAAGGCCGTTCTGTGGAAGAAGTCCGTAATGAGATTATCGAAAGGAATAAGCGTAATAGAGTTGAAGGTATGCTTAATCCTAATGAGAAATTCTCTGAAATGGATAAAACAGCCATAGGCTCAAAGGCACATGTTGATAAAAATGGTGAATGGGTTGTAACATTGTCTAATGGTGAGGAAAAACGTGTCAATGAATTGAACAAGGAAGACATTGGTCATCTTATGCCAGAAACGAACGATGAAAAACTTGTTGAATATGCAATGGACTCAAGGGATTACCTTAGCCAAATTGCTGCTGTTACAACACGTGGTAAAGCATCACTTGTTGTGGATAATGAAGGCAAGTTTAAAGAGCACCAAACGGAAACAATTAAGGAAGAAAAAAGGTTTTTTGATAAAACAAGAGCTGAGATAAATGAAATATTACGAACAGAACTTGTTTTTATACAAGATACACAAAAACTGCAACATAAGATTTTCACTAATAGTTTAGAGGTTATTAAGGAAGCAAATAAAGCTATTATAAATAGAGCAACTGACATTGCAAAGCAATTAGTAACTGCTGATAGTATCATTAGAGAATATGTGAATATACTTACAATAAAAGATGAAAATGAACGTAATAAGGCATTAGTTGACTTCAGTAAAAGAAGACTTATTACGCCTCAGGATGAAAAAACACAAAAAGAAATAGAAATGCATTCCACTGCCGCAGAAAAGGCTAAACAAAGGGGTGATGTCAAATCAGAACTAATACACAAAGCAGAAGAACAACGTGCTAAAGGAGAGTACAATAGTGCTTTTTTAACTAATATGGGGCTAACTCAGTTAACAACAAATCCAACTATGCCTGACGGTGTTGTCTACGGTTCTTCAATGATGGTTTCAGCACCTAATATTGTGCCTATACACGATGGAATAGTAAGTGGCGGTTCTACTTATAATACATCTAAAGTAACTAATAATGCAAATATTAATAGAATACACGATGGAATAGTAAGTGGTGTATCTTCATCTGAAAACCCAAATATTTCCATTATACATGATGGCGTTGTTGGTGGTTCTACATCTATTTCTCCAAAGATATTACCGACAAATACAAATATTACTACTATTCATGATGGTGTTGCCAATGCAAATGGTACATCATTGATGGTATCAGCACCTAAGATTGTACCTATACATGACGGTATAACGCAGTTTGCTGCTGCTGACCCGAAGGATACTGCATTGTTTGCAAAGACCGGCGGTCCATTTGACACATTATTCAATGGAATATTTGACAAGATTAACTCGATGTCTGATGCTATGTCTTCCGGTATGAATTTATCAATTAATGGCAAAATAGAACTTACAGGACAGAACGGACAATCAGTTGATATAATGAGTATGTTGCAATCAGACCCAATGTTTATACGTAAGATTACAGAGATGATTGTTTTACAGATGAACAATAATGCCAATGGTGGTAGAAATGAAATGTTCCATAACAGATTTAGTGCTTAAATTTCCGTTTAAAAATGATTTTTTAAACTATATATTTATATAGGTTAAGAATTACTAACTGACATATATTCATATGATAAACAGAGATGATATAACAGCAGGTTTTAACTATGGCGTTGATACATTAAACAAAGTAACCAGACGTGCCGTAACTAAGACAAACGACTTCATAAACAACATTCTTGGAATGAAGATTGACGAACGTGTTGATTTTAATGACATGAATTATGAGTTTATGAAACGTTTTATGGCTGTCAATATCAATGAGCGTGATATTACGTTGTCAATTCTTGGGCAAGATGCTCATCTGTTTGGAGACCCTAATGCTATTTCAGGGCAAGCACAGAGGCCTTCTTATACAAAGGGCATGAATTATGTCGAGGATTTTGTATCATATGTTGATGCAGAAGAACAAGAGGGTTGGAATACAACAAGGGTTGCCAAGCAAACAAATAGGTTCTATCGTGACCCTTATGAGGAACCTGTTAATTTATATCCTGATGAACTTGATAGCGGTTATGGAAAAGATTTCAAAAAGTGGAATTTAAATGACAATAAAAATTCCATCATAAATAAAACAAAGAGACTTTTCTATGAAAAGAAGATAAACACCATTATCTCAAAGTTCGGTACTGCTGTAGATGCTGGGGAAAATCTTTCACCTGGTAATGGTGATGCAAGAACAATTGAAGCCGGCATGTCACATGGACGTAACTTGCTACAGGCTGCTGCTGAGAAAGAAGGTATAACCGGTGAATATGATATAAACGGTTATAATAATCCATATTGTCGTGTTTGGACGCATCATTATCAATATGATAGATTAGATAAACTTATCCGCCCATTTGTTATAAGAACATCAAATGGCAATACTGAGGTAAGAAGCCTTAAAGATTTACATACTTGGAAAGGCTTTGAAAATGCGAATGAAACTGCTTATAGTTGGAAGGGTAAATCCAATGACGGATGGGAAAAATCTGTATTGGATAATAACGGATTTGTTAAGATAACACCGAAATATCAAGGTGGGGGTAAAAATAATGTACACACCAAGGATTGTATGTTTTCAATTGAAAACCTTGCATGGAAAGGTTATGACCCTTATTCATTTGAACAGGCGCTTTCTTGGGAACAGCGTGGACCACTTGGCGGAAGAATAATGTGGTTTCCACCTTATGGTTTGACGTTTAATGAAACGACACAAGCAAATTGGAACTCAAATACATTTATCGGACGTGGTGAAGACGTATATACATATGTTAATACGGTTAGAAGTGGAACATTGAGTTTCATTATGCTTACTGACCACCCATCAGTTATTGACTATGCCAACTGGTATGATGGTCGTGGAGGTACGGATGATTTGACAGACACAGATATTTTAAGATTCTTTGCAGGATGTGACAGTGGTGATGGAAATGACAAATATAGTCTTTTATCAAAGGTTAAACCAACACCATTGACAGATGAGTTTGTGAAACAGACACATACGAAAGAAGAAACTGCAACGCCAGATATACTTAAACCAGAGCCGCCAGTAAAACCACAACCGGAAATTAGGGAAAGTGTTAAGAAAATACAGTTTGTGGTATTTTATCCCAATAACTATTCAGGTACATATGATTATCCAACAAATGAAAGTGGCATGGTTGATGCTATTGCATATTTGTTGGGTGGTAATGGCTGTAATAAGGAATACAATTCAGATGAAAGTGATTTTGGCTCTGATATTGAAATCAAGTTTGATAAATTTGACATCGGAAATGCAAAAGGTTATGAAATGTCAAGTAATGGCATAAGCAATAAAAATGCACAAGATAATAATGGTGATTACATTGTTGGTTCTAAAATTACTTGGTCACAAGCCAAAAGCAAAAACATTAAGACTTATCAGCCAAATGACAATAGAAGATGGTATTATAGAATAGATGGCATTTATAAAAATGGCATTCTTAATAGTGATTTCTATCGTAATACATATGACCAAATACTTGCTGTTGAAGGAAACTATCAAGATACAAAGGGCTTCAATTTAAATCTTGATGCAGAAGCAGTTAAAAATCAAAATCTGATATTGACAGAGGATGCAGACCTTTATTCTTTGGCAGAGATTGCCTATGCAATTGTTAAAGATAAAGATAAGTATTCTGATATACGTGACTATTTGGCAAGAAAATTGAATGTTGACTCTGGGCAACTAAGTGACCGTTTAACTGAACTTATTAATTTATTTACAAATGGTAAGTTAACGGAGGTTGAAGCATATGGCTATTCTAACTCCCATGGTTCAAATAGAAATCAAAAGACAAATGATACACGAAATAATGATTTGGCAACACAGAGAGCAACCACAGTTATTGATTGGTTGAAGAAAATGGATGTAATTAACAGTGATGTTAAGTATAAGACGGATTTCAAATCAAGCCAAGGTGTTACAAGTAAAAATGTTTCATCAGATGCTGCCAAAAAATATCGTTCAGCTTTGGTAACTATGTCTTTTACACTTACAGAACAAGTTAATCTGTCCGATACAACTGCTGAACCTGAGAGTGGAGCAGATGTTATCCAGAGGTATCAAGGTTATACCTTTATAGGTGTTGACACTTACTCAAAACGTCCAATGTATCAGGATGAAAATGGTATCATTTGGTATGAAGACACAAAGGGTGTTTTGAAACGTTATGAAACTGTTACTATACCGGATGCTGAAAGAAATACACTGAAATTCAGTGACATAAAAAATAGTGATGGGCGAATGCTTCTATTCTATAGTAAAAACAAAGAAGGCGACAATACTATGAATAACCTGCGTTATGACCAAGAATACTATTTCTATAAGCATCTTGAAAAGGATAATCCTATTGTATTTAAGAAACTAACAGAAAAACTAAAGTATTTTGACCCTGCATTCCACTCTATGACCCCTGAAGGGTTTACAGAACGTCTTACATTCTTACAGCAATGTACAAGACAAGGAAATACTGTAACTGCTTCTGATAAAAATGGTAAAACAGCAAGTAACCTTGCATTTGGTAGACCACCATTCTGTGTCTTGAGAATAGGTGACTTCTATTATCAAACCATTGTGATTGACTCAATTAATATAGATTATAATGTTTCTGGTGGTTTGCAATGGGATTTAAATCCTGAAGGTAATGGTGTACAGCCAATGTTGGCACAAATTAACATTTCATTTAAATTTATCGGCGGCGGAGACCTTGGAGGACCGATTAGAAGATTGCAGAATGCTATGACATTCAATTATTATGCTAACAGTAGACTGCACGATAATAGAGCAGACAGAATTAAATATAATTGGGATGATAAGACCAATGGTGCCATTGATAATAGTGTAAATAGCAGTGATAGCTATGCATATATGACAAAGATGGCAGATAAATAAATGTTTAATTGAAAGAATATGGCTTATTACGATAGATATCAGAAATTTAGAAAAGACGGTGTTATTGATATAGTACCATTTGTGAGGATTAGTGAGAATGATACAGATTTATACATAGTGTATGATAAGTCAAGAATGCGTATGGATACACTATCTTATAAATACTACGGAGACCCTGACTATGGGTGGCTTATTTTGCAAGCAAATCCACAGTTGCCAACAATGGAATATTTCATATCAGATGGAATTAGGATAAGGATACCTTATCCTTTGTCAACTGCAATATCAAGGTATGAGCAAGCCATTGATGAATACAATGCTGAGAATAATTAACATCTTTTAACTAAAATAATTTGGATTATTCAATATTATTTATTACCTTTGCACCACAAAAGAAAAGTAAAGTTAATAAATAATATTTTTTTATGAAACAGTTTGTATTATTTTTAATCAGTTTTTTGACAGTTGCCGTTTACGGACAGAAAGTAAATAGTAATGGTGAAAAGATGGTTTCAAAGTTAGTGATGGATAAAATCACTGTTAAAGGGAAGGTGTATGAAACAAGGACATATAATTTTTCATATAACTCCAAAAACCGTTTGATGGCTATTAACTGTGACGTAAAAGCATATTCAGGTAATAGATATGCTTATTCTCGTCGTATTATTATGGAAAATAATGGTACATCAATTAAACGTAAGGATTATTTAGACGGAAAGATTGATAACAGAGTAACTTATAAATACAAAGTAGATAATTGGATGATTACCGGTAGTAATAGGGTACATCTCCCTGATGCGGATAATGATATTGTTGATATACGGACTGTTTATAAGTATCAGAATGGAAGGCTTAATGAAATATTACTTCGATGGTACGTAACTAACAAGGATGTTATTAATTGGTCGCCATTAAAGGAAAGATATCATTATAATATTGAGTATAAAGATGGTAATCCATATTCAGCAAATAGGGAAAAGCAGAGGGAGTATTTTTATGAGGATTTAGTTAATGACACCAATATTAATCTTCATGCTTTGTTGTGGGATAAGACAGGACAGATTACTATTGATAATATTGATATGGAATATTTCACTGAATGGGTGCCGTTTAAAGCGTATAATTTGTTAGAAAAAAGTTGCATTGGTGATGAACCTTATGATATTCATACTGATATTGACTATGATTTTGATGAGGTTGGAAATTTAAAGAATGCTTATTTAAAAATGACAGGTTCTGATGTTATAAATAGAAAAATCACTATTATGTATCTGTATTGAAAAATGGTATGTTAGATAGTTATATTTAGATTAGAGGTAATATAACCATTTAACATACTTTTACGATGGCAGAAACACTAAAAAACACAGTAAATCAAAACAAGCGTATATTATATGTAGAACCAAATGATGTCTATGGGAATATTAACGGTGTTCCTATGGCACCGGATTATTCTGATTATTGCATATCAGTAAATCTTATTGCAGAAGTAGTTACACGTTATCGTCAAACAGGTGGAGAGTCTGCTAAAAAAATTGTTTGCACTTTTTCTTGCAGACCTGGTGATGAAAGTGCTAAAACTTGGGTTTCTTTTCTACAAGGTGAAGATGCTAAGAAGTATGGTGGTTCAAATGGTAATTTCCTAACTACATTCTATACGGATATTGACTATGATGATGTAGTTAAGAAAAATATTGTTGAAGGTTTTGGTATTGAAAGTGTACAAGTTTCTTTTGAAAGTTACTATACTCCAACAGTTGTTATTAAGTTTGTTGATGTAAGAGGTTCTTCTTTATTTGGAAGAGAGGAAGCAGTACATGAAAGTGGAGAAGATTTGTCTTCGTCAAGTGTTTTTGGTGTTTTCTTTACAGTGCCATATCCTAAATTTAAAATTCAGATTAAGGGATTTTACGGACGTGGCGTTACCTATCAATTAACATGTTCTGATTTTAAGGCTTCATTTAACTCACAGACAGGTAATTTCGAAGCCGTTGCTACCTTTATCGGTTATTCATATTCGTTGCTGACAGATATTCCGTTAAGATATCTGGTAGCAGCGCCTTATTGTAATTATATTGGTCGTGATTATTGGGAAAAACATTTGCACACTCCTGCATGGGCATTAAGTGACGGAAAACATCCACAAAAATTATTTGCTGTTATAGAAAAGATTAAATCTCTTCTCAATGACAAAGAAATAAAGAATAAGTTAATGTCCGATGAAGAAACAGAACAGAAAAACAACATCAAGAATGAAAGGAGTCAACTTGCAACATTAGCAACTTCTTTAAAAGAATATATAAGCGCTTTAAGGGGATTAAATGAAACAAGCCAAAGTATATGGGTTAATGGTGATGAAGCAAATGATGAACAACTGATAATATTTGCTCACACAGATAAGGTTACTGTTGGGGATAAAGTTAGTCTTGCAAGTAAAACCTTTATTGAAGCATTTGATAATTATAATACTTCAAATAGAGGAAAAGCATTTAGTAACAACTTTTTGCCAAATTCATCCCATTCTTCAAAGCAACCAAATGATAAGTTAGTTTTTACTAAATTATGCGATATTGTTAAGGAAAATGGTGTTATAACAAAACTTACATTTAGGTGTGAGAAGCAAAATGTTGATGGTATTAGGTCGATTGAACTTAATAATGGTATACGCATGTCTGAAACATTGGCAAAATACCTTTACAATGACAGCCACCTTGAAAATAACGGTATTAGGGATTACTTTGGAGAATATTGTTATATCTTCAATCTTAACAAATTCCTTGGGGAGATAAATGAGAGGATTGAAAATTTAAATAAACAAGATAAGGATATTAACAGAAAGGTTGCAGAGAAGGTACAGAAGGCTGCAAGTTTGGAATTAGGATTTACGCCTTATATCGGTGATGTATTCAAGATAATTATGTGTCATCTTGAAACATTTATTCATATGATGTGGGGCTGCTATCATAATATTGATAAAAGCAATCGTTCACCGGAATTTCTTAATTTGCCTTTGGATAAAACTGATTTTGCCGGTCTTGATGAGAATAAAGGCCAAATAGGTGCATGGCCTGGCTTGTTTAATAACGGTAAGAAGACAAAAGATGGTGGTGATGAAGACAAATCCATCGAGTCATTAGCTTGGGTTGGCGATTTTAGTCACAATTTTGAAGAGGAACGTTTTGTTGTATCATTATATAAGGCAATAAGGCACGTAGCAGATGACACAAAAACTCCATCTAAGCCGCTTACTTTGGTTTCTGGCTTTCCAATTATGCCAAGTGACATAAATGATATGTCCGCCATTTTCGGAAGCAGCACAGAGAATAATATGTCAGCGTTGGCTGGTTATCTTTCATTTAGGGCAGCACAGATTTTTGGTGTGTTATTGAAAGACAAACCAACAATAGAATTGGCTAAAGCATTTGGTAAGATGGATGCATATAACTTCTTCAGTTTTATGCAGTCAAGGAGTGAGTTGAAAAACAAATATATTGAAGCAGCATCTGGTAATTCTATGGAAAATATTCTATATGGAATATCAAAGTGCTCTGATGAGTTTAACACTTATTGTCAGAATACATTCCAAGAAACAAATAAGGCACGTCATTCATTTGAAACCGTTTATTCAATAAATAAGGAATACAATAAGAGGGAAAGGCATCCAATGTTTGTTGAAGATAGTTCCAACATGAAATATGTACATTATTACACAAAGAGTAAGGTTGGAATGGTTCCTGATATTATTGCATCATATAAAAAATATGAAGATACATTTGAATATAAAAAGGTAGGTGATGCAGAGCCTTATTTTGAGTTCAAAAAAACAAACTCAGATGATAATGCATGGAAACAAGATAACCTTTTACATAAGTCAAGCGATGCAACATTGTTTGGTAATAGCGAAGTTGTAAACTACATCAACGATGATATGTTCAATATTGATACTAATTCATATTTGTCAGACTCTGTAAAACAGAAATATGATGAGTTGAAAAGTGGTACGTTCAAGATTTATGGCGATGAGTTCACAGATGATTTCAAGAATGTACTTGAAAAACTATGGCATGTCGAGGATGATGACTATGGCAAATATTTCAAGGATAATGCTTATATGTTAAGTAAACCTTTGAACAGTTTAGGCATAACTGAGGGTGAATTGTATCCAATTGGTAAAGCAAAGGATGATTTGTCAAATGCACCAGTAACTGTTGATAATGAAAAATGGCTTGAGACTACTAATAGTAGCATATCTTATACTTCTACTGATGATGATGGAAAGTGGGTAGATAATGAAGGAACAGAGATGTCCGTAAGTAATCTTTCAGTAAGGTACATTCAAAGCGTATTCCCAAAGTCAAGTGGTGAATATGAATATCAAAATCTGTTTGGAGACCCATTCTATTACTTACAGAATGATGAAGTGGCGAAAACCGGTAGTGAGACAATATCAGATAGTGACAGTGACGAAGATAAAGCACAGAAGACAAATATTAGATTACAGCGTCAGAAACGTGTAAAGGCATTGTTATTCTTGCATTGTCTTAACTATAATATTAAAGATATTCCGCAGTTCTTTAATAGAAACAAGAAGTCAGGTGGTATATATGCATTGCCTTATGGCTATGTATTATTGCTTGGTGGCTTGCTTTGGAGAAAGAAGTATTTTGACAAGAATAATGTTGACCCAATACAAAGTGGCTCAAATGGTTATAAAACAGTTGGTAATGGAAATACATTATTTACCAAACTGAAGGATGGACAATATAGGATGTGTGCATTAATGGATAGTGATAGTGCACAGAAATATAATGTTACAGTTGCATCATTATTTGGTGATAGTTGGGTACCTGATTACCATATTATGAATAAATTCATTTCTGTTTTCGAAACATTCGTCAATGGTGAATGGGGACGTATTATGCCCAAACTTGAATTAAAGAGATATGAAAAAGAAGTTACTGATACAAGTACAACATATAAGGTTAAGACATATACGTGTGAAACATTCAAGAAAGATGTTGCATTGTTTAAGGAAGAGTTGAAATTCTCTCTTCAAAATGACAGACCTATCTATGTTCAAGATTTAAAGAAGACAATTGAAAGAAATGCCTATATTTTGCATCGATTAGGTTTTAAGTATTTCAGCAACTTCTTTGATAACTATCGTTACATATATGTCAAGAAGGACTTCAGAGATGGCGGTTCGAGAGGTTTGTTATTATTGTTGAATGAAAACAGCGTTGAAACGCAGAAAATATTAAAGGATATATATACAAGAAAAGTAACTGTAACAGACTCCTGTGGTTATTCTTATAAATGTGGTGAAGTAAGCAGTGATAATGAAATAAATATAAGTGGTGAGATATTCAAGGCATATCTGTCAAGTTTTAGGTCTAAGATAGAAGATATAGCAAGGGATGATAACAGCAGTACATTAAGTGAATACGATGATAGTTTCACTAATGTAAAGAGAGATATTGTATTACCTATTTATTTGTATTTGAAGACATTATGGGATAGATGGCTTGTTTCAACTCCAAATAGGAAGTTAAAGGATGGACGTACAATAAGTTATGAGGATTATTATAATGTAGAGAATTTCTACAATAGTTTCATATTCATTGACTCATTCTATACAAATATATATAAGAAACTACTTATAAACTGTGATTCACTTAAAACCTCATATCTTGGAAGAGATGAGGACGGAACATTATTCCAATTTATTGGTGATATAACAAAAGACCATCATTGTATCTTCCTTGCTTTACCGGATTATATTGATATGGGCAATGCCGACAGCAAAACAGCCGTTGATGAAATGAAGAACATGTTCAGACCAATTCCATATACTGAAATGAATGATTTGGATTGTGAGAATAGGTTTGTAGTGATTTATTCCCCAAGAATGTCAGAATATCCAACATCAGATACAGGACATAAAGCAGATTATATCAAGATTTGGAATCCTGTTACAGACAGATGGGATGACACTTTGCCCGATACATTCACAACAGAACCAGTAACTGATGGTAATACAGATTTGGTTTCACGTTATGGGTATTATGTACCGTCATTTGGCGTTGCATTTAGCAGACAGAATAATAACATGTTCAAGGCTATTAATCTTAACATGACAAGCCCACTTGTAACATCAGCATCCATTAATGCAGCATCACGTATTGCAGAGATGGGGTCTGGGTCATCACATAAGGTGGCATTTATGGGTCAGGACTTATATCCGGTTTATAGCAATTATTCTTATGTCTGTGAGATTGAGATGTTGGGTAATGCACAAGTACAGCCTTTGATGTATTTCCAATTGATGAATATACCTATGTGGAGTGGTGTATATATGATATTTAACGTAACCCACACCATTTCAGCAGGTAACATGGTTACAAGGTTCAAGGGAATGAAACTTGCAAGAAATCCACTGCCTTATAATTCAGAATGGTTCATGTTTAATCCGGAAGATGTTGACTATGAACCATATGAAACCGGTGATTATTCAGACAATGAGGAAGAAAATACAAGTAACGATAGTAGTGATATTGTTGTTATTAGTGGGGATAATTATACACGTTCCAATAATCCTGGCAATCATTATGATGAATCTGAAAACTATGCCGGTGGCGAAAAAGGCACAACATATACTACAAGGGATAGTTGTCCCGGTGGTGACAAAAGGGTAAGTTCTAAAATCAAGAAACTCTATAATGAATTATATGAGGAAATTAAAAACTACCAAACAAAGAATGGCGGTAAGATGACATGGAATGTTGGTATCACAAGTGTTGGACATGGTGGCCATACAAAGGGGTCACAGCATTATAGAGGTTACGCAATAGACTTGCAATTGACAAAGTTTGATGAAAAGGGTAAGTGTAAAGGGCTTGTTAGTGGTAAGAATAAGACACCTGACAAGAATTATTTCATTGTCATGGATATACTTTTCTCACTTCATTTCAAAGATATACGTCAGTGCATTTATGAAGTATATGATACGGGCCAATATTATGACCCAACAAGACAATATCAGCCAAAATGTTTGCATATTGGCGTAAAGGAAACTGATGAGCATCAGAAACAACTTGCGCATTTCTTCTGTGATAATGGCGGGTATAATAATTATATCTTTAATGGTAAAGAATTACTGCCAGAATTTAAGGGTATTGCCTCCAAGTATTATAGAGTAGATAAAGGGCGATTAAAGGGAGTATTCATTAATTTTAAAAACTATAGTACATCACAACTTGATGCACTGTTTAATGGAGTAGGCAGTAGTAGTACGGGTGGATGTGATACTACAGCTGTGGCTTCTAATCTCAATGGGTCAAATAAGGGGAATATTAAAATTGTACGTTATTATCTTAAACAAGAACTTGATATAAATGATATACAATTCTGCGGTATTGCAGGTAACTTAGTTCAAGAGAGCAGTTTCAACCCAAAAGCAGAAGAATATCCGGGTAAAGAAAATTATGGCGGTAAAGGTATTGCTCAATGGACAGGTGATAGAAGAAAAAAAGCAACTGAATGGTTAGGAAAGCCAATTATAAAAGCATCTTTGAAAGAACAGACAAATTTATTAATTTATGAGTTAAATGGTACAGAAAAAAATGCTTTGAAGGAACTTAAGACAGCAACAACGGTAGCGGATGCAGTTAGGATATTCTGTGAGAAATATGAAAGGCCAAAAGCAGTAGAACTTTGTCAGAGAATTAAGTACGCTAATCTTGTAAAACAGATGATTGATGGTGGGCAAATCTAAAAAAAGTTAATAGTTTATTTTGATATTTCAAATAAAAGCAGTATCTTTGCAATGTAAAAATGATAAAATGGTATGCAAAAACTTGCAAATATTGTAACAAAGGGTAATAAAGACCAATACAGTAAGATATATAATGTAGTCAGTTCATGTGAAGGGATTGACTGTGATTTACCTACGTTATATATAGGTCTTTCAAGTGCGAAGAAGTGTATAGATAACTTTTCTATATTGAAAAAACATTATAAAGACCAAAACTGTTGGTGGACATTTACCAAGACAGAACGTAGGAATGATTATATCAATGATTTGGAACAATTCCAAGAGGATGTAATACTTAATGCATTGAAGAATGTAAGATATGAATATGTTGATATTATCAAGTACAAGAGAAAACGTATAGTTAATTTCATCAAGTATATCTATTCCAATTCAGATAAACTATGTTTCATTACAAGAGGTAGTAATTTTATCTTCATCTATGATGTAAAGTTAAAGACGGTTTTCGGCTTGTCGTTGTCATTATGCGAATATTTAGGTATAAACAAACATAAGATAATAGAAAAGATTAAGTCAAATAAGTTTAATCAATTCATACCAAATGTATCGTTTCTTAATGCTGATATTAAGCGTATAATCGGCAATAACACTCATTACATAATGCCTTTGTATAGTTATTTTAGAAAATAACAACTATTTATAATATATAATATTAATAAGGTATAATAAGATGCCACAGAGATTCATAGGTAAAAACCCACATAAGAAATGCATACGTCCTATCAGTAGGATGATATTGGCTAATAGTAAGCCAACTACAGTTAATGTGGAGACAGAAAATAAAAAAGTTAATGAAGAAAACGAAATGAATACCATAGAGCAGTTGAAATCAATAGTCGGTGATGAAACCAAAATCCCAAAGAGGAAAGTAAAGGTTGAGAAGAAAGACAAGGGTCTTATCGAGCGTACTGAGGATAGTACCATACTTTTGACTGAAGATGATAAAATGATGCTTAACGATTAATAAACCAATGGCAGTTGTTGATAAGGAATTACTTAAGAAGTATCATCTTGAGGAAGCGCAGAAACGTTTCCAACAGATTTGTGAATATAGTTTTATCACTAAGCCTATTCTTGATGAAGAGGGTGATGATGATGTAGATGATAATCAGCAGCCTGATATGACTAAACAGGATGCACCTCAGCAGATGCCGCCACAAAATAATGATAATGGCGGCAACAACATGCCACAAGGTATGGGAAATGATAATAATGGTGGAGATATGCCACCAATGACAGATGATAATCAACAACCGGATGGTAATGACGAACCTATGGATGTTGATTTTGAACCGTCAGATGAACAGCCGGAGGATGATGCTGATAAAAACGTAGACTCCATGCAGGATGGCGATGAAGTCATTGATGTTGATGAACTGACTCAAGCACAGGAAACTGCTGATGTCAAGATTGATGGTGTAAATGACAAACTCCAAGACCTATTGGCTGTTACAACCAAATTCATTGCAGCCGTTGACCAAAATAATCAGAAGATTGATGATTTGAGAGCTGAGTTTGAAAAACGTAACCCATCTGAAGAAGAGAAAATTAATATTCGCTCACAGGCATCTGCCCCATATTCTGAAACACCTAAGAGTTTCTGGGATAAAAAGACACAGGATTCTAACTATAATGTCATTTATAATAACGATGTTGACCCTGATAAAGAGGAAAAGGAATATGTAATCACAAAGGCTGATATAAACGGCAATGATGACCGTTCTCTTGCAAGGTCACTTGACTATCCGTCAAAATTACAAGATTTTATAAACTTTTAACATTAAAAACATAATTTCAGACTATTTATATACAGTAATTCGGAAAAATAACCGGTTACTGTATTTTTTTTGTACGAAAAATTTTGAAATGTGAAAAAATGGTAGTATATTTACAGCGTGAAAAAGACAATATGATATAAATTATAAAATAATTAAATATATTTTTAGTAAAATGACAGAAAATATTAACTTAAATGTAAACACAAGTGCGGATGTAATTCTCCGTCAGCGTGAAGCAATTTTAGCAAAGAAAGACAATCAGCAATTTAAGAAGAAGTTTGAATTTGATGAAAAAAATTATCTTAACTTGCGCCTTAACAAGGGTGAAACTCAAAGAAAAGTAACAGTTAGAATTCTACCTGTAAGTGCGGATAACCCAACACCATTCCTTATTCTTCATACACATTCAATGAAGGTATCTACTGAGGTTTCAAAAAGTGGATACAAGTCGTTTATTTGCCTTAATGAAGATAAACTGCCAAATCATGATGGACGTGGATGCCCATTGTGTCAAAAGTCAGCTGAACTACTTAAGCAAAGTAATGCAATTCCTAATGATGAAGCACATAAGGCTGAGAGAAAGGCACTTTTCAAGCAAGGAATGCAGTATAAGTCCAAGGAAACGTTTATTGTACGTGTAATTGAACGTGGCCATGAGGATGAAGGTGTTAAGTTCTGGCGCTTTAATGCCCATAACGATGGAACAGGTATCTATGACCAACTTATGTCAATCTTTGATAATAGGGCACAGGAATCAATTGATACAGGTGATGCCTATTACAAGATAGAAAACTATGCAGATGACGGTAGTGCAGGATATAGACACGTTAAGATTGATGAGGACGAATACAATAGTCTTCCTGAAAATGAACGTACCATTATCCCTTATAATGTATTTGACTTGAATAATGGTAAGGATTTCATTATCACACTGCAATATGTCCCAACAACTGACAAGACAACCATGACTATCAATGACGCAGGTAAGGAAACACCTCTGTCAAAGGATATCAATAAGGCTATGGCTTGGGTTAATGACGAAAAGACTTGGGAAGATTTGTATTCCCTTAAATCATTTGAATACCTTGACCTTATATCTGAAGGAAAAGTTCCATTCTATAGTAAAGCAGAAGAAAAGTGGGTGGATAAGGCAACCGTAAGCAATGATGATATTGCAGCAGCAGAAGCACGGAAGATTTTGGAAGGAACATCTGATTTTAATACAACACCACAACTTGATAATGATGATAATGGGGATGACCTGCCATTCTAAATAAGATTAAATGGTCTAATTGACAAGAAAATCAGTTAGACCTAATTAATTTTAATAATAAAAAAATATGTTTTATTTATAAAATGGCTAAATACTATTATTATTTTGGGTCAATGTCTTGCGGTAAAACAGCATTGCTTTTGATGAAGGCACATTCTTTTGAGGAACGTGGAATACCGTTTTTGTGCATAAAACCATCCATTGATGATAGAGACGGTGAAGATATTATCAAATCAAGAATTGGTCTATCAAGAGAATGCATTTCATTTGACACAACGCATAATCTATATAAGTTTATTGATAACTATATTGTTAATGTGACTATACAAGGATATGATAGACCTAAGTGGATACTTGTTGATGAATGCCAATTCCTTTCAAAAGAACAAGTTGACCAACTTGCAGAGGTCGTTGATAATCTTGACATTAATGTGATGTGCTATGGGCTTAGAACTGATTTTAAAAGTGATTTGTTTGAAGGTTCTAAGAGATTAATGGAGATTGCTGATGACATTGAGGAAATAAAATCATCATGTGGATGTGGAAGAAAAGCAATTATCAACGCAAGAATTGATGAGTTTGGTAATATCATAAGCGAAGGTGAACAAATTGAAATAGGTGGAGATGATAAATATATCTCACTATGCAGAAAATGCTATAAAAAGGCAATAGAAGAACAGAGGCAGGTAAAAAATAATAATACCTCAGAAAATGTAAATATAAATTTTAATGAATTATAAAAGATATGGCACAACCAATTAAAAAAGGAGCAGGAATAAAGGCTGCTAAATTTGATATTAATGAATTTAAAAGTAAAAAATTAAAAATTGCACCAGTAGCCGAAAAGCCGATGGAATGGTTTATACTGCCAAAAGGATTTCAAGATGCAATAGGCCTTCCTGGTATACCAATGGGATATTTTTGTGGGTGCTATGGATGGAACTCAACAGGTAAGAGCACCATAAAGAACTGTTTGATAGCAGCAGCCCAAAAACAAGGCGTTTTACCGGTGATTTTTGAAACAGAAAGCAATTTTGACTTCAAATACGCAATAAATTGTGGAATGCAAGCTGAACCTGTCTATGGTGAAGTCGAGCACATTGATGAAGAAACTGGTGAAGTAACTACATCAGAAGAAATCGTTGACTATCAGGGTAATTTTATTCTTTTCACAAATGAAGCAATGTGCGAATATTGTGGCGATTTGGATTATAGCACAATGACAAGAAAGGCAACAAAGAGAAAAGTTGCAGTAATCGAAGATATTGCATACATCATAAATGATTTGATAGATAAACAAGAAAGTGGTGAGTTGCCTGTTAGCTTACTATTTGTATGGGATAGTGTAGGCTCGATAACATCTTGGAAATCATTTACTTCCAAAGCCGGCAATAATATGTTTGATGCCTCAAGTATTGCAACTGCATTCAATACGATTGTCAATACGAGAATACCTTCATCACGAAGTAAGAAATCAGAATATACTAATTCATTCTTTATTGTCAACAAGATTTGGGACTCGTCAATGGCAACTATGGGTAAGCCATCTGTGAAACTCAAAGGAGGCAACTCATTCGAATATTCCTTGCGTCTTCTTGTGGCTTGTGGAAAAATCGTGACATCCGGTGTAAAGAAATTGGAAGCAACAGTAAAGGGGGAAAAGTATGAATATGGTAGTGTTGCACCCATTTCAATAAAGAAAAATCATCTGCCAAGTCCATTTAATATAACGAGGGAAGGAAGCTTATATTGTGTTAATAGTGGTATAATTTCAGAGGATGAAATAGACTCTTATAAAAAGAAAATACTTCCTGATATTATCAAGCAATTAAAGAGTGAGGATAAAACAGGTAAGATGACAGATATTAGTGAAACAGACGTTGTATTCACAGAAAGCGAAGAGGAAACATTGTAATATCAAGAAGAATAACAATAGAATAAGTTATAGAACGTCATAAACAGAAAAACCATAATACAGACTGCAAATAATTGTAGTCTGTATTAGTTGGTAATAACCATTCTAAAATTAAGATAATATGTAAATTGCACGGCTCATTTATCCATATGACATCTATTTTACAGATACTGATGATTTGATAGAATATATTAATAAAGAAACATTAAAAATAGAATTTAATGACGATTAATGAACAGTTAGGAAAGGACTTTTCAACTCACTTATTTATTGAGTTTTTCTTTCAGAAGAGTAAGCGTGGTTTTCTGTTAGAGCAGTCAGGCAGTTATGAACATCGTAGGATGCTTATAGAGCAATACGGCGTTTTTAACGGTTGTTATGAGATTGCCAAGAAAATTTCTAATGAACTACCGCAGTTATATAAGGAAAATAAGATTTTTATTCCAATTGAAAGTGAATTAATTTGGAAAGTTGAGATTATTTCAGATAAAGGTGTGGAGATAATGTCTTATGACCCGGATGAAACTATATTAAACAATGTTTTTAACATTATTAAACTTGTTATAAGGGTAAATCCATCTTATATTGGCGCAAAAGATATAATTCCGTTGTTTATGCATGAATTGACACACGCTTATCAAGATGTGCAGATGTATAAAAGTGGAAAAAGTTACATAGATGCACTTGATAGCGAGAAATATTTTGATAATCAGACTGGTAGTTATGCCAATGAAAGTGAAATTAAGGATAAAATATCATATTTTCTATATTTTTCCAATCAATTTGAGCGTGGTGCATACATGGCTGAACTAAGTGGCATGTTAATGACCAATAAGCACAAGTTTTCAAGTATTTCAGAAGTTATTGAGTTCATTAAGGGTACTGAAGTGTATAATTTCTATATTGATAGTGTTGCAGATGCAGTTTCAATAATGAAATTAAAGGATAATTCAGAAAGAAAATTAGCAATTGGTTATTTCAATGAACTTGGTGGAAGAAAATTCAATAGTTTTAGTGAGTTATATACGTGGTTGAGGCATCGCTGTAGCAGTATAAAGAAGAAATTTGAGAAAACAATTCCTAATATTATATATAATAATGTAGAAATGAATGCATTTTTAAGGCAAAATGTTTTGAAATAAATCTAAAAAGTAGTATATTTGCAACTGAAAATAATATTAATAATAATATAAGTTTAATTAAAAGAATAGAAACATGAAAGTAGTATTGAAAAAAGAGGCAGAATTTGAGTTCTGTGAGGAAAAGTACACAGCCATTCCAAGTGTTGTGCTTAGTACGTTAGTTGGTAAGCCTGAAGAGTCAACAGGTCCTGCTGACCCTGAGTTGCCACGTGTTATTGTATTTGAGAATAAATCCGATTATATTGCCAATGCCGGTAAATATAATATTGACTACGATAGGAACGTTTTTGTATCCCAAAAGGGGCAATTTTTCTGTTATGAATTAAACAATGCCGCAACCAATACCAAAGAAGATTAAGGAGAAAAACCCGGAATTAGGTGTGAAGACATTTAACACCTTGCTTGTGGATGGTTCTAATGTGTTAGAGCTGTCCTCGCTTGGCGATAAAACAATGTCAAGTAAAGGAAAACGTATCGGAGGTATACAACAAATGCTTTTACAGATAAAACTCCTAATGAAAAAGGCCAATTTTAGATATGTTTATGTCTTCTGGGACCCGAATGAAGAGGGTGGATATTATCGTTATCTATTAAACAATGAATATAAAGCCAATCGTGACAAGAATTTCACTGTTGATGAAGGCCTTTCTGACTATATGAAGGAGTATAATGCCAAGCTTAGAAGCATGCAGAACTACTTCTTTAATAAGAAAAGGAAAGAAAAGACAGATGAACAGAAGAAAGACAAAGAGATTTTCTATGAGCAACGTGAGGTTTTAATGAATTGTTTTGAAGAATTGTTTGTCAGACAGTGTTTATGCGAAAAAGTAGAGGCTGATGACCTTATAGCCTATTATGTAAACCATAAAGTACCTAATGAGCGTATTGTCATTATGTCAAATGACAGGGATTTAACCCAATTAATCAGTGATGATGTCATTGTTTATATACAGCAGAAGAAGAAATTCATTAATAAGAAGAACCATACAGAGGAAATGGGTTATTATTATGAGAATGTCTTGTTGAAAAAGATGATTTGCGGTGATTCTTCTGATAATATTAAAGGTGTAAAGGGTGTTGGTGAGACAACATTGCTTAAAAACTTCCCTGAATTGAAGAAAAGAAAAGTTACACTCGACGAAATTGTGGATGGGGCAAGAAAAATCAACCAAGAAAGGGAAAAAAACGGTAAAAAACCTTTACTTTGGGCAAAAAACATAGTTGAAGGAGTAACAGATGGGGCACAAGGTAACAGATTATATGAAATAAATGAAAAAATCATTGATTTGAAGCATCCTTTGATGAGTGATGAAGCAAAGGAACTAATGGATAGTCTAATGTATGCCCCACTTGACCCTGAAGGTCGAAGTTATGACAATTTATATAAAATTTTGAGTGATGCTGGGGTTGAAGAACTGACAAATCCATCAACTTTTAGTAATTTTTTCATAGAATATACATATTTGATTGAAAAAGAGAAGAAAAAAACTTAAATTTATTTTGAAGTGTGGAAAAAACGTAGTATATTTGCAATCGAAAATTAGAGATAGTATATATAGTTTAACAATTAAAATTTTTAACAAACATGTTAGAAAACAACATTAAGAAAGAGGCAAAGGTCGTTGATAATGAAGCCTATAAGGAGAGATTTCAGTTCCTTTTGTGGGTAAACGACAACATTATTTGCCAACGTTATTTTAAAATAAACGGTTTTAACAATGATTCTCTACGTTCTCTTGAGTTTAAGGAGACGATGGACAACGTAACGAAGATGATTAAGGATGACTTGCTTTCCAAGAGTCGTATTTTTATGTGGTACACCAGGGAAGAACCAATTAAGATGAGTGGTTTCCTAAGTAATTATGACGGTCTTGAGCAGTCTGACATTCTTGCACTTACTTCTGCTAATTATGAGGGCAATATTCAACTTTCGAATGGTCAAGTAATTAACAAGAACTATTTCAGTTACCCTGAAGGTATTGATGACTCATATTACGATAGGGAGAAACTTCCGGCATGGGATGTAACCTTTAAGTTCCAGATGCTGATTGATGAGGAAGCTGTTTATGAGCACATTTGGGATGGAACTGTATATCCTAAGTATGTACGTAACGGTGTTGACTTGACAAATTCAGATATTCTCTATCGAGATAAAGACCCATCTTCTTTGCATTTCAGTTATGCCATCATTCACCATATGACACATGGTAAAATTGACCTTGTTTATCATATTATCAAGCAGATTTGTGAGGTTATGAGTTATAAGTTCGAAGATAGCAACAAGTATACCAAGCGAATGAAGTATGGTGACAGAAACTACATCCTCTCGACCTATAATAAGGATTGGGTTGATATTGCAAGACAGTCATGCCTTGAAAAGACTAAGGCATATATGAATGAACTTGCACGTGAGGAAAAATATGCGGATACATTTGGACTGACTCCCGGTCAGTACGAATATATTGAGAATCGTCTTTGATTCTAAAACATCTCCTTTCTCCGGCTGTTCCTCAATGGAGCAGCCTTTTTATACGAACATTTTTGTTTAACAGATTAATTTTATATTTAATAAATGAGTTCAAATCGTAATGACAGAAGTACATTAGGATATCTTGGCGCTGATTTTCAATTAAAACTTGTTAAGTGTTTTTTTGAAGACCAGAAGTATTTTTCTGCGATACAGGATATAGTAGACCAAAATATGTTTAGCAATGAACATCTTAGAAGAATTGTAGGTTTCATGAAAGACCGTTATAACTTTAATGAAACTGTTACGACATATTTTGAAATGGAAACTATTATCAGAAGCAAGGTTTCTGATGCTATATCTGTTGAGCAACTGCTTGCACATATTGAGAAAATCAAGGAAATGGATTTGAGTGGTATGGATTTGGTTGAGGAAGAGTCAGAGAAGTTCTTCAAACAGCAAAACCTAACCAAAGCAATCAATAAGGCACAAGACATTATTAAAAAAGGTGATTTTAGCAATTATTATGCTATTGAGGATATTGTAAAGAAAGCACTTGAAGTCAATACAAAACAAGATTTTGGTTTTAGACTATTTGATAATATTGAAAGTGATTTGAAAGAGGATTATCGTAGTGCAATACCTACAGGTGCTGAAAAACTTGATAAAGCACTTTATGGTGGCTTGGCTAAGGGTGAGTTGGGTGTTATTGTAGCACCCCCTGGTATAGGAAAGTCATCTACTACTACAGGATTTGCTGCAAATGCTGCAATAACCAAGAATGAATATAATAACTACAACGGATATAAAGTACTCCATTTCTTCTTTGAGGATGAAGAAATAAACATTAGACGTAAATATTATGGTTTTGTAACTGATATTGATGCTTGTACGCTTTCTTTACCTGATGTAAGACCAATTGCAATTCAGAAACTGAATGAAGATACTGATGTCAGAAGAATGCTAAGAGAAAATGTAATTTGTGAACGTTTATCAACAGGTGAAGTAAGGGCATCAGAAATTAAGAATAAAATCAGACAGTATATAGCAAGGGGTTTTAAACCGGACCTTATTATCATTGACTATTTTGAATGTATTAAATTCGAAAAGTCTGATGTAGGTGACAGTGAATGGTCAAAAGAGGGTGTGACAATGCGTAAACTTGAATCTATGGCAAAGGAGTTCAATGTTGCTATGTGGGTTCCGGTGCAAGGCACACGTGACTCAATTGGAGCAGAGATAGTTGGTCTTATGCAAGCAGGTGGCTCAGTGAAAAAGACACAGATTGCACATGTGGTAATTACAATGGGTCAGACCGACGAAATGAAGACCCAAGGCAGAGTTAATATGTTCCTTGGTAAATTCCGTGCAGGACGTATAGATAAGAATAAATTCCTGAATGTGTATCTTAATAACGGTACTTGTAAGTTCGATATGTCTGAAATGGATGATGGGGTTGATTTACCTTATGAACAGAGACAAACAAACCGTATGAATGAAATTGCAAGGGAAACAAAGCAAACTTATCAAAAATAAAGACAAGTAAATAGTCAAAAATTATAATTTTTAACAAACTTTTTTTATAAAATTTTTATTCTGTGTATATCAGACAGTTAGACAAAATGCATAAATTTTTCAACAAATTTTGTATGCTTTTTTGAAAAATGGAGTGATATATATTATATACCAAGTTACAGAATAAAGATTAAATATTGATATAAATTATGCGTGTTTTAAAAAGAGACAAAACAACAGAGGAATTTCAGTTTGAAAAGATTGAAAGTGCAATTAAGAAAGCATTTGAGTCTTGTGAAGTACCAGTAAATCAGAAGGTTATAGAATGTATGCATAACCGTTTCAATGAAAATGATGATATTACAGTGCATGTTGAAGAAATACAAGATGCGGTTGAAGATTGCTTAATGCAGTGGTGTCCTCCTGTAGCCAAGAAATATATCATATATAGGTATGAGCACAAAGTAATCAGAGAAAGTAATAATAAACTTTATCGTGATATCACAAAGAAACTGATGGCAGAAGATGTACAAAATCAGAATGCTAATCTTGACGAACATTCATTTGGCGGAAGAATGGGAGAAGTTAATAGATTAGTTATGAAAGATTACGCCTTAAAATATTGTATGTCAAGAAAATCACGCAATAATCATTTGAATAATGAAATTTACATTCATGATTTGGACTCATATGCTGCTGGTATGCATAATTGTCTTTCAATACCCTTTGATGAACTTCTTGCAAATGGCTTTAACACAAGACAAACTGATGTAAGACCAGCTAATAGTATCAATACGGCTTTTCAATTAGTTGCTGTTTTGTTCCAATTACAATCACTTCAACAGTTTGGTGGAGTAAGTGCAACGCATCTTGATTGGACTATGGTGCCATATGTTCGCAAATCATTTTACAAACATTTTGCTGTTGGTGTAGAAACTATTAATGATTGTAATATTTCAAGCAATGAATATAACGATACATTATCAATTGATGACCAAAAGTATCATGAATATGGCGAAAAATGCTACAACTATGCTTTAAATAGGACTAAAAAGGAACTTAAACAGGCAGTTGAGGGTATGTATCATAATCTTAATACTTTGCAATCACGTAGTGGAAACCAATTACCGTTTACAAGTATTAACTATGGCACGTGTACTTTGACGGAGGGACGTATGGTAATTAAGGCTTTGTTAGATGGTTCGTTAGCGGGCGTTGGTAAATTCCATAAGACACCAATTTTCCCTTGTGGTATTTTCCAAATGATGAAGGGTGTTAATAGAAAAGAAGGTGAACCAAATTATGATTTATTCAAACTTGCATTAAAATCAACCTCACAGAGATTATATCCTAACTATGCTAATTGTGATTGGAGTGGCAACGCAGGGTATGATAAGAATGACCCTAAGACATATTTTAGTACAATGGGGTGCAGAACAGCCAATGGTTTTGATATAAACGGATTAGGACAGCAGAAAGACGGACGTGGTAATATTTGTCCTGTAACTATTATTATGCCAACACTTGCAATGCAAGCAAAGGAAAAAATTGAAGAAAAGGCAATTAAAGAAGAAAGAAAATATTCAAACGACGAAGTTGTTGCTGAGTTTATGAAAATTCTTGATAAGAAGATTTCAGAGGCTAAGGACATGCTTATTGAACGTTTTGAATGGATTTGCAAACAAAGTCCTGCTTCCGCTAAGTTTATGTGGGAAAATAATACTATGGCAGGATATGTACCTGAAGAAGGTATTAGGTCAGCACTCAAGCATGGCACAATTGTGATAGGACAACTTGGTTTGGCTGAAACATTACAAGTCCTTATTCATACAGACCACACAACAGAAGATGGAATGAATCTTGCAAAGGAAATAGAAGGTTTGTTCAAGAAACGTTGTGCCGAATATAAAGAAAAATATAAATTGAATTTTGGTGTATATTACACCCCTGCTGAAAATCTTTGTTATACGGCAATGAAGAAATTCAAAGACAAGTACGGTACTATACCTAATGTTTCAGATAGGGAATATTTCACTAATTCAATGCATGTTCCTGTATGGCAAAAGATGACACCGTTTGAGAAAATTGACATCGAGTCTCAATTGACTGGCTATTCTTCGGCAGGTTGCATTACTTATGTTGAATTACCAAGTACAACAAAGAATAATATTGAAGCACTTGAAACAATTGTCAGTTATGCTATGGATAAGGATATACCTTATTTTGCTGTTAATATTCCGGTAGATAACTGTAATTCTTGCGGTTATTCGGATGAAATGGGTGATACATGTCCGATATGCGGAAGCAGCGACATTAGTAGATTAAGACGTGTAACCGGATATCTTACGGGTCACTACAAGTCGGCATTTAACTATGGTAAACAGTGTGAAACAGAAGAAAGAGTAAAACATATTGAAAAATTTTAAATGAGAGTTTTAAGTATAACATATCCTGATGTAAATAATGGTTTGGGCTGTCGTGCTACTTTATGGGTAGCCGGCTGCTCACATCATTGTAAGGGTTGCCATAATAAAGAAACATGGTCATTTGAATGTGGTAAGGAATTTGATGAAGAATATAAGCAGAAATTATTTGATGTTATTTCATTACCTTATATAAAGGGTTTAACATTATCTGGTGGAGACCCATTAGACAGTTATGATGATGTTCTTTCTTTGTTAAAGGATTTTTATGAAAAATTCGATGGCACAAAGGATGTATGGCTTTACACCGGATATACAATGAAAGAGTTGTTTGCTAATGGATGGAAAGAAATCATAAACTATGTTGATTACATAGTTGATGGGAGATATGAAGAAGATAAACGTGATGTATCTTTAGCGTTCAGAGGTTCTAAAAATCAAACAATATATGAGAAATGTGGTGAACATTTTATAAAAAGTAAATTAAACGATGGAAAATAAATATTTAAATAAATTTTTGACTGCAATATTTGCCGGCATTGCAATTTCAATAGGCGGTTTGGCATTTCTTACAATGGGCAATGTTATCGGCCCAATTTTATTTACATTTGGTCTTATAACAGTAGTGCATTATAAGTTGGCATTGTATACAGGAACAGTAGGCTTTCTTGAATTGGTTGGATTTAATAATCAAGTACTAACAAATTGGAAGATAATATTAACAGTTATATTAGGTAATATAATTGGGTGTGGCATAGTTGCATTATTGGCAAGTTATGGTAATTTTACATTTGCAATCGCTGCTAATAGTATAGTAATGTCAAGACTATCACAGCCGATTATTTCTGTTATTATTAGAGCAATTGGATGTGGAATGATTATGAGCACAGCAGTACAATTTGCAAGGGAAGGTAGATTTCTTCCTTTACTTTTTGGTGTACCTTTGTTTATATATTGTGGCTTTTATCATAGCATCGCCGATACTTTTTACTATTGCTTCTCATCCATGAAACCAACCGGTTCAATGTTATACACACTGTCTATGACTTATTTTGGAAATTATCTTGGATGCAGTGCTTATAAACTGTTTGTTAAAAAATAATACAATTCACACTTTATAAATAAAACTACGACATCTATATTTATACTATATAGGTGTTTTTATTTTATATATTATGGCAAGGACACAAAAATACGGAATTAAATTCCCCATTACAGTTAAAAGTGAAGAAAAGACATTCTTTGACTTGGATAATACTGCTGGTGAGGGAATAAAATCACAGATAATGCATCTTATCTTCACACCAATTGGGCAAAGGATAAGAAGGCCTCTTTTCGGGTCTAAACTTATACAATTTATATTCTCACCAAACGATGGTGAAAGCTGGGGTGATGTTGTATCTGAAATTAAGGATATGGTTAAAAGAAATATTCCAAATTGCAACATTGATGATATAAATGTCTATGAGGTAAATGAAGGTTTGGGGCTTGTTGTAAGTATAAAATACAGTGTTACGGAAAACGGTGGCACAACGCAATATCAAATAATGACAAATATATAATTTTATATTAGATAAATGGCAGAAAACAGAATACAATATTCAGCAAGAAATTATGATGATTTTAGAAAATCCATTATAGATATTTCAAAAAAATACTATCCAGACATTTCTAATAGTTGGGATGATGCGTCTATTGGAAGTTGGCTGACAGACGTTTTCGCTGATGTGGCCGATGCCATCAATTATCATATTGACAGAACATATCAGGAAACATCAGTTAATGCAGCCGGCCAGAGGAAGTCATTACTTAATATTGCAAGGAATAATGGTGTAAAGGTTCCGGGTAAGAAAGCTGCTATTGTTGAGGTAGAGTTATCATGTGAGTTACCTTTATATACACAGGGTAACACATCTAATGGTGACTTGAGTCAAGCAGATGAGAATTATGCACCTTATATTAAGAGGGGTACATTATTTTCAACCGGTCTTGTAACGTTTGAATTAATTCATGATGTTGATTTCACACAGCAGTTTGATGAGGATGGTATTTCAAACAGACAGATAATTCCAAATCATGATTCGAATGGTAATATTGTAAGTTATACATATAAGAAGTTAGGAATTGCAGTTGCCGGCCAGAGCAAGGTATTCAAGCAGATTATTACGAATAAAGACATAAAACCATTTATGAGTATATTGCTACAAGATAGCGACATACTTGGTGTTGAGAGTATCATTGTAAAGAAAGGTACAGATTTATCAACTAATCCGGCAATTACTGATTATAGTGTTGATGAGGAAACATTTACAAGAACGAAAAACGGTAATGAAGAAACAATTAACCGTTATTTTGAAGTCGATAACCTTGTTGACCAATACAGATTTGGATATGAAATCGAAGAGGTTACAGATGATGATGGTAACACTATTAGATACAATCCTGTTTGGGAAAAAGAAACAACTGAATATGTAATTGCCAAAATTGGTAACGAATATAAAGAAGTTAAACTTGATAATCCTATTGTAATCAGACAAATAGCCAAGGGTAAATGGAAACGTCTTAAGAACAAGTTTGTTACTGAATTTACTGACAATGGTTCATTGAAAATCACATTTGGCGCTGGCTTAAAGAACCAATATGGTACTATTCCAACAGAAGCCAAGCAATTTACTCAATATATTATGTCACGTATGGCAGCTAATGACTATATGGGTGTATTACCTGAAACGGATACAACTATGTATATTCTTTATAGAGTTGGTGGTGGTGAACAGAGTAACATTGCAAAGGATACACTTACAAATATCACCAATTTGAGCATGACAATTGAAGGAAACTGTGATGATGGTGATGATGCAAGAAAGAAGAGGGACGTACAGAATTCATTGTCTGTAACGAATACAACTCCGTCTTATGGTGGTAAGGATGAACCGTCTGATGAGGAATTAAGACAACTTATCAAGTATAATGCCGGTGCTAAGAACAGATGCGTTACATTGCATGACTATGAAGCAAGGATTATTGAACTTCCTGCTAAGTATGGAACACCATTCAGATGCGGTGTTGTTGAAGAGAACAACAAAGTAGTTATTTATACACTTGGTTTAGATGCTGAGGGTCATCTTGAAAGCAAATTATCAGAATATGTTGCTAAGAACATCAAGGAATATCTTTCAATGTACAAGATGATTAATGATTTTGTTGAGATACGTTCCGGAAAGATTATTAATGTGGCTTTTGAGATTGACATCTATATTGAAAAGTCATATGATAAGGCCGATGTAACCAAGAAGGTCATTGAAATGGTTCAAAACTATATGGATGTGCGTGCCCATTTAATGGGTCAGGAAATTTTCCTTGGCGATTTGGAGAAAGAAATCTCAAAGATGGATGGTGTTAAGAATCTTATTGAGTTAAGGGTATATAATAAAGTTGGCAAAGGGTATTCAGATGATGCAACAACTCAGCAACTTATTGATGCCAATGACTGTTGTTACAGTGAATATTCAGAAGGTGACGGTAATTATGACAACAGAATTGACTTGAAAGCAAGCGATAAAATACTGTTTACAGATGCCAATAGTATGATTGAGGTTAAATATCCGAATAAAGATATTGTAGTTAATGTTCGTCAAAGATAGCTTTTTGTGAATTAACTATATATTTATACATGACAAAAGGATTTTTTTTCTACATAGTTTTTAATTGATTTTTTCCACCCTTGCATGGTATTGCTGGGGTGGTTTTTTATTGAAAAAATACATATTTTTAGTTATATTAATAATAATATAAAGTACTTTATTTTTATGAGTTGTAATTGTAAGAACAAATATAAAGGATTTGAGAAACTTGCTTATGGCGGCAAATCAACAGATGAAAAGAAAAAGTTCAATTGGTTTGAAAAAATATTGAAAGTTTTGCTTCAGATAGGGTTTGGAATTTTAAGTGGCGCTGTAATTATTATTATGGTAGTGCCAATGCTTGTGTATATCATTGGATGTCTTATTTTGGGCAAAGAGGCACATTTCAATATCAAGAACATAACAAAGAAGCAGAAGAAATAAGCAGGTTTTAAACAGGATTCATGGCAGAAAATTATAAATCATATCGTATTCGTACCAATGTTGGTCAGGATTCTCCAAATGTAATCAATGTACAACTTGACCAAACATATGATGCATTTGAAATATTGTCATTGAAGATTGACAGTGATAATGCATATAATCTATTTCAATCAGATAAGGGTATTATTGTTGGCCGTGTATTGGCTAATGGCGGATTTGGTGTGCCTAATGCCAAAATCTCGATTTTCATACCTACTGATGATACTATGGATATGGAAAAACATATTCTTTATCCTTATTCATCAGTGAATGATACAAATAATGACAGAATACGTTATAATCTTCTACCGGATGAGAAAGATGAGGCATGTTATCAAAATGTCGGTACATTCCCAAATAAACGTTATGTGCTTGATAATGATGATGTAATTGAGGTATTTGACCGTTTTTGGAAGTATACAACAGTTACAAACAGTGCCGGTGACTATATGATGTATGGTATACCAACCGGTAGTCAGACATTGCATGCAGATATTGATTTATCGGATATTGGATTGTTGTCAGTCAGACCAATTGATATGATGTACAAAGGATTTAATATCAATCAGTTTGAAAGCCCGAATAAATTCAAACAAGATACTAATTTAAATAGTCTTGCACAGATTAAGACACAAGATGTAGGCGTATTTGTTTATCCTTTCTGGGGTGATAGTACTGATAATCCTGAGAACATTGCAGTTACACGTTGTGATATTCAAGTTGATTATAAGTTTGAGCCAACATGTGTATTTATTGGCAGCATTATAACAGATACAGGTAGTAATGCTATTGGTAAGAACTGTGCAGGCACAGATGAAGTTGGTAAAATGTCTGACTTAGTGGCCGGTGAAGGTTCTATTGAAATGATACGAAAAACCTTTGACGGTAAGGTTGAACAATTTCAGATTAAGGGTAATCGTGTAATTGATGGTGACGGAGTGTGGTGTTATCAGATACCGATGAACCTTGATTATGTGATGACTGATGAATATGGAAACCTTGTACCAAGTGACAATCCTGATAAGGGTATCCCTACAAGAGCAAGGGTTAGATTTAGAATTTCATTGGATGATGCCATAAGTGACAGTACTGCAAGGAAGAGATGTAAATATCTTGTCCCTAACAATCCACGTATGGATGAGGAACGTTTTCCTGAGTTCTACAAGTCACATGAGGCCGATTATGAATTTGGCAGCAATACAAAGGAAGAAAGTTATTGTGACTTATTCTGGAATAAGGTTTATTCTGTGAAAAACTATATTCCGAGAATACAGAAGAATACCAAGATTACAAATAGAAAACATACTGGTATTAAGTTGATTAACCATTATGGTGATAATAACCCAATGCCGTATAATAATCTTAGTCTGAAACTTTCATTTACATATAGGTTTATCTGTGTATTAACAAAGATATTCATATTGTTGGTGACATTCCTTAATGGAATTATTACATTGTTGGCCGCAGTTCCATGTATCCTTTATTCGCTGTTTCAGACAATTGCGGATTTGTTTAATTCAATGCGTATCAGAATTAGGGCATTTGGTAAGACGCTTATTGATATTTGTCTTGGATGCCCTATTGGTGCGGTATTTCAGACTTTTGCCGATTTGTTTCATGCAATTATTCCATCGTGTATTGCAATTTCATCTGATTTCTGTGCAGGTGATGTAACACACGCATATACTTATTATTCAGGTTGCGGTAGATTTCTCGGCATAAGAATGTCATGGTTATCTTGTGCTTGGGATGTGACACAAGATAGGCATAATGAAGAGCAAGCAGAACTTGATAACCCGGAAGACAGAACAACAGCACAAAACGAGAATGCTGAGCTATATAACTGTGTTGAAAGTGAATTGGCTGAAAGTAATGATGCTGCATCATTTAATTTCCAAAATGACTGGATAAATGGTAGCCTTTATGCGCCGTTGTGGTTTAGAAAGATTACTCCGAAGAAAAAATTCCTTTTTGGTACAATTACTCGTAAGGCAAAGGATGAGTGGTGTTCTTCAGACCATGTATATACAGGTAGTTTAAGACTATATTATCCTTGTGCTGTCAATAGAAACGGTAATCAGTCATATACTAACCATAATGGTGATATTGAGAATGCAAGGTATATGAATGCTGACACTGGTTGTGGCGATGACTGTCATACAAATTACACACCGGTAGGTTTGAACAACGGTCTTATTTTGACAAGGCAGACAATGCTTGGTCAAACTGTATATTATTACAAGGCAGTTGAATATGATGCCACTATAAAGGATATAAAACTTTTGTTTGCAAGTGACATCATATTGTTGGGTAGTTTAAATGATTGTGACTTAAATGGTGTTCCACAATTCTTTAAATCTCTTGAGTCTTCAACATATAAACTTCCGTCAAACATGCTATTTACTGATAATGAAATTAAAATATCATTTAGCCCTGATGGTAAACAAGTTAAGAGTGTTGACCAAGTAAGTCATACTGAAATGACAGGTAATGACTGGGGAAACTCAAATGATGATATGTGTAATGGCGATGACGGCGGCTTATTCTACGATATTGGTTGTTCTTCCATTGAACTTGAACCAAAGTCATGTATTAACCTTTCACGTATTTGTGAGTTTGGCGTATCGTTGGATGAAGCAAAACAAGTTCCTGACTTGGCAGCATTACAGTCAGATGAAACAGGTAATAGCTCATTCTCAACACTGATTCCAGACGGTTTTATTTCAAAGGATGAACTTTACAATGATGATTGGAGAAGTATGTTTGCTACAATGAATGGTAATGAATTGAAGACTAAACTCAATAAGGAGAATGGTCTTAAAGAGTATGACTTCAGATATTTGTATGTAGACAACTTTGATAATTCATTGCAGTCTGAAATGCGTAATTCTCAGCGAAATTGTGGTGATTACACATATAGGAATAACTATAAACTTGAAATGTTTAGCCCTGGTTATTATGATTTCAGAATGGGTAAAAATCCTTACTACTACGATGCATTTGATGGTGGTAATGGCACATTCCCACGTTATGAAAATTCATTCTATTTCTACTTTGGCTTAAAGGTTGGAAAGACAGCATTGGATAAGTTTAATAGTCAGTTCTTCAGTGAATGTACAAATGTTGCCAATGCTGAGGATGCTGTACAGATAGTTTCAAAGGGAAATACGTGGTGCTCAGAGATTAATGATAGTTATGGTGACGAAGCCCTTGATGATGGAATTATAACACCAAGTGAAATGACAGGCTTGGATGATAATGACGGATATGTTAAATTTGATTTGACAGAAGTTTCATTACCTTGTGATATTGACATTATCAATTTGGATAATTCAGTGTATGTATATCCGACAATAGAACAAAATACATACGAAAAAATAGCAATTGGTAAATATTGGTACAATCATATTGCTTCAGTAGATGAAAAGAAAGGTTATACATTAATTTCATCAATACCTGCATTAAAGAATGGTTCTTATAAAGTTGTTATAACAGATAATGACGGAAATATAATGGAATTTAGATTTAACATGACATCTGACTTCCTGACGTTTAAGACTGAAGCAACATCATTTAGACAACCGGATAATGTATTGCCTGATGACATGGAGGTTATTGCTAATAATACCGATGGTGTGGATTGTACTAGTAGTGATTATGATTTACACTCTTCACGTACCATTGGTGGTACTATATTGGTTGATACGATAATTGATAATCAGACAAGTGATTTATTAGATAATTTCCTAATTACCGTAGACTCTGAAAAGAACATTGGTTATCGCCCTGACGATGGTGATGGAAAATACCATTTTGCCATAAAGTATAAAATACAAAGACCGATACGTCCGGCAGAAATATCTTATGACGATGATGGTATAATAGATGCAGAAACGGGATGGATTACTGATGGTAATGATGATGCATTACTTTGTACAAAAGTTGTACAAGAGGGGTCAAAGATAGAAAATGTGATGTTCCTAATTGGCGTACCAAAGAGTGATGAGAATTACATTATAAAGGTAAGGCAACTCTGTAATGGCGTTGAAACACAAAATGTTTCTACACAGTATGTAAAGGTTAAATCTGCTACACCATTTAAGATGTACATCAATGATGTTGTTGATTATGATGTTATTTCACATTGGAAAACTGGGTGGTATGCTGATGGTAAAAGAAAAATCTCTTATGATGGTATTGTAAGCCCTAATTGGTATAATATTGGCGATAACAATGACTATAAGTGGGAAAACTACAGTAACATGAAAGACAACATGGATGCTCTTCAAACAAAATTTGAAGAAAGAACTGCTTTGATTGATAGTTTAAGCAATGCAATTAATGGTATCCCGTCTGCATATTCAAGTTTCAAGCCAATTGTATATACAGGAATTGAGAATGATATCGAAACCAATATTTCATACTATCCAAGCGTAAATGGGCAACTTACGGATGATTACATTAAAGAAAATATAGAAAATGAACAAAAGAGTATTATAAATGACAATGTTGCACAGACAGGTACCATTTATTATTTTAATGAGCTGATTAATAACGGAAATGACCAAATCCGTGACATTAATGAAAGAGTTAGTACAGGAACTAATCCGTATATGTTTGGTATTAATCAATTAAATGAGTATATTAATACTTGGAGTAGAGAAATTGAGAGGATTGAATCTAAGGATGAATTAACAGAAGAAGATGAAAATCTTATAGGTGACTATACTACAAGAATATTATTATTCCAAGATGCTGTTTCTACTCTTCAAGCACAGATTACTAATATAGAAAATAATATTAATAATTGGCAAGATATTATTACATCATTAACTGAATGGATTAATTATGACAATGATATTTTAGAGCGTTTTGAAACAATTAGGGAACAACAATTGGAATTTGTTGATACGATGCGTTTAACATTCCAATTAACATGTCCGAATGAAGAAAAGAGCATAAGATTTAAAGGTATTACCGATGATACACCGGTTTCATTTGTCAGTGCCTTCAGAGGTGAGGAAACATTGTCAGAAGAGGTTAGGAATACACTTGAAAAACAAATATCAAATGGTAATATTGGCTTACTTGATAATATTACTATACCAAGTTTGACTTATACAGAAAGTGAAAAATTTGGTAATACAGATTATAGGATTGGAGCAACAAATTATTGTTTCGGTACTGATAATAGAGCTGATTTCACTGAGAATAAGGCTACAGGAGGCTCAGTACAAGTAAAACCTATTAAATATCCTTATTTCATTGGCATTAAAAATAAGGCTGATAAAGTTATACCGAATGATTTGGATTTTGACGGTGTTCACAATTTATTTGGCTTCCATATTGTAGATAAGATTTTCAATATGGAATATGCTGCATGGTCATCATTTATTGACTTACCATATTTCGGTATATTACATGATGCAATGAAAGAGGAAAAAGTCAGAATGAGTGGTATATTTGCAAGTAATGTTTTAAACGGTTATATTAATAGCAAAGATGAAAATGGTATTACAACGTTCCAAAAACAACGTTATGGTAATAATGGAATTAAGATATATACTCCAATTAGTAATGATAATACAGAAGAAACATTACCTACAAAGAGATACATTATTTCAGAAGACTATGGGATAGATGTTGATAATTATGATTTAAATACGGATGAAGGTAAAGAGGCCTTAACAATTGACACATTGGCAGTTGTTGAGAATATTCTTGATGGTATTGGAACAGAATATAATGAAAATGCATTAAAGGCATATATTAAGAGTAAAATCACTTATGCAACACAATACGGAATGAATGCATTTGAATATGCATTAACTAATTTCTTGCCATGTCCGAATTATAAAATAACCAAAGTATATGAAGGTGGTAATGATGTAACCGGCAAGTACTTGCATCAATATTTGACAGTACCTAATAAGAATAACTCAGTTAAGGTTACTGATAAAAATGCTTGTTCAAACAGTTTTAATGTCTATGGTCCGATGAAGGTTGTTTTGGATGAAGAAGAGTCTTATCAGGATATACGTTATATTGAAGATGATGAGGATGAATATGATTTAGGTAAATTATCATTTAATGTGGAAGGTGCAAGTGGTAAGGGTGTAACATATTACATTTTTAATATAAGTGACGTAATAGACCAAAAAGGTGAACCTCGTGACCGATATCCACTAAATTATATTAATAAACTCTATTTAACAATGCAAGATGGTGGCAATGAAGTTAAATTGCCAATATGCCAATTGATGTATACTGGGGATGAGTCAATGACCGGCGTTTTTAGAAATGACCAAAATACGGCAAAATATTTGTTTAATATAAACACAACAAAAAGTTTATTACAGACATATTGTGATACAGGTGTTCCATCACAGTCTTCAGACCCAACAACAGGAAGAACATATCAGACTATGGGCTATGGTAATAATGGTGAATTTGGAATGAATTGGAGAACAAGACACACATCACCATCAGCAATGCATTATGTTGTTGCTGTTAGTGAAAATAACTGCATGGCTATATCTCCGGTATTTGATTTTTCAGAGATAAAATGTGATATACAGTTGGTAAAGGTTTATATTAGAAAAAACCCTGGTGATGAAAATACTTTGATGTATAAATGTAAAATGTGGGTAAATAATTTAGGTGACATCTATTATTTAAGAAATTATCCATTTACAGTCTCACTTATGTATACTGATAATGTTGACCATGTGGTTTTATCTACTGCTGAGGTTGATGCCGGCAACACTAGTCCTGCGTATTTTGACATCACAGCTGAACAATATGATGCCATTGGCAATGAATATTTCTGGCCATATATCCGTCTTACAGATTGTACAACATTACGCCATATGATTGGCCCTAGCAGACATTGGCCATTCTACGATGAAAAGCTTGAAATTGAATGGCAGACAAATGGTGGATATTGGTGTATCAAGCAGTTTGCACAGAATGAGACGTTAGACCAACAAGATATAGTTTTCTATGAAAATGCGGAACAAATAAACGACCAAAGAAACAGACAATTATATGCCACAAATAGTGAAACTGCTCAAACCTATTATCTTAATTACAATATCCGAAGTGATGATTATTGGTCAAGCCCTACCAATACAAAAAGTATTTTAAAGAAAAAGAAAAGTGGCGGCGGATATTATACATTTAGAGGGTGGGCTTTGCAGCCTGATGGAAATCCAATGCCGTTTAATATAAGTGAACAACTTGTATATAATACACCAATTACTTGGTATGCAATTTGGGGTGAATAATTTTTGACTAAAAAATATTTAGAATAAAGGCATAATCAATGAGTACAACAATTAGGTTAGGACAGACAGACTCTGTAAATTCAGTAAACAGACAGAATTTTTTGGATGTGGAACTTAAAAACACATCCAAACTTTCCCATTTTACTGATATAAAGACAACTATTGACCAATATGAGCAATTTGTTAATGAAAGGGAAAAATGTGACAAATACAGATTAATCCTTACGATTAACCCATATTGTTCTAATGTTCTATTTAATACCATCACTGAAGTGGTATATGCTGAGGGTTCTACCTATTGTGAAAATGTAGTTGGAGAGAATAAGGCTGAAAATGTAAATAGCAGAAGTGGCGTAGTCTATGGTTTACCTGACCCCACAAGGTTTCAAATGATAGCAGATACCGAGTATTCTAAAATTGGTACTGCAAAAAGAAGTGAATATGAAGAAAATTATGTCTATCATCCGGGGTATGATATTTTCAATAATCATACATTAAGGAATACAACATTCAAGATTGTCAATAAGTTAAAGAATAGTAGCGAAGACGCAAAGAAGGTATTCAATACAATTGCTGACACTATGCGTTATCAAGACGGCTCAGAGGTTAAGTTTAAAAGAAGAGAGGTCTTTGAGGTTGGTGATGCACAGACAAAGCATTTATATTTAAATGAGGATGTTTTAACATATGAGGACAGTGTGAATGCCAACTTAACAGAGGAAAACGGTTGGTATGGTTTCATTAATGCATCTACAATACAGTCAAAAAACCCGACGGATAGTTTTAATGATTTAGGAATTGCGTATACGTTAAATGACCGCAAGCCTTGTGAGTTTATTGATATGTATCCTGACAGGACGTTGTATTCATTTACACCTAAATACAATAAGTACCGTCATAGATTAGAACATAATTGGGACATTATCCTTACATATCCTTATGAAAAGACTAATGAATATGATGTTGTTAGTTTTGAAGATGGGAATAAACGTGTTAGTGCGTTAACAATTGTTTCGGCCACAAAGACATATGGAATGAGTGGTGAATGTGTGGTATTATTCAGATGTCTTACTAAACATGGGCTTAAACGTGGTGATACTGTACGTTTTTATTATGATAATAACGGATGGAAGACATATGAAAAGGATTTCATGGTGAAAGATGTAGGTGATATGAATAAGGAGAAGAAAGAATATTACTTCTATATTACCGATATGGACTTCATACGTTTTGTTGCAGGTAGCACTTATGCAAATGCAACTGATGAAGAATTACCGCAACCGATTGACATGAAATACCGTTTTGCAAGGGTTGTCAATGGCGAACCTTGTGAATATTATATCAGAAAATTCAAGAAATTGCCTAATTTCAAGTTTAGAAAGGAGAATTTCTCACTTGATGGGTATTATGGAATTGATGACATTGATAGTTACAGGGCATATATTAATAGATATGTTGATGAGAATGCAAAGGAAGATGACAAAATGGTGTTGTTTGACCATGAACAATATAAATTAGGCTTTGCATCAACAATTTACAATGATGATACAACGCAAGTAACATTTACAGATACAATTGACGTTGAAAACCTTGTAGATGAGTTCGGAAGACCTTTGACAGAAATATATGCAACAGTTATTAAAACAAATAGAGGCCATGAGGAATGGTATGGAGGTGAAGTATCTAACGACAAAGTTGAATTTTCACATTGTTTTGGTAAGGTATCATGTGGACTTTTATTCTCACAAGAATATACTGATAGGTCTGCTAAAGTTATAGGTGAGGCAAATGATACATGTGTGTTAGATTATCGAACAACTTATGGTGATATTACATGTATGTATTATGAAGCAACTAATTGTATAGGTGGAAATGCTTATGATACAGACATTACGGTTGACAATAAGGATGAATTTTTTGGAGATATCATAGAATTTACCCCCTCTAAGGTGGAAACAAGAATAATTCAGCCGTTTTCGTTTAGATTTAATACAAGACAGCGTGAGTTAAATGATAATAATAACTACAAATTAGTCTATACAGAGATAGAAACAGATGATTATGATAAAGATGGTTTTGTAATAAAAGACACAACAGTTAATAGTCAAATTTCTCTCCGTCCTGAAGGCTATTATTATCAAGCCCATTACCGTATTCCAATACGTGAGTTCGGTTCTGTAAATCAGGATTCTCATTATGATATTATTTTGTCTGATATATCAATAGTGCAAGCGGATGCCATATATATTAAGCTTGTGGCTGTTAGGAATGCGCATTTATCTGTTGGTGATACATTATATATGTGTATAGACAGTGAGAATAAGATGTATGAATTTGTTGTTACGTACATTGAAAACCGTGTAACATATTATGTAGTACCTAAGTGTCCGGCTAATGACAGCCCTTGGCATTATTTCACAGAGAAAACGTGGTATGATATTGTAAATGAAACTAAAACAAGGAAAAAAGAAGATGGTACTATTGTTTTCCGTAAGGTAAATGAAAATATTCCTATATATGCGCAGAAAGTAGCAAATAATACCTATTTGTGGAGAGATGTATTGAAACCCGGTGATAAAGACATTCTTAATTTACCCGAATATGCTTATGCAAATGACAGTTTCTATATCACAAATGAAATTAATTTCTTCTTGAAGAGGCAAGACCCACAGGGTATGAATAATTTATATTGTGATGATGGTTTCCCGAATGATATTTCAGGAAATATCAAGAAAGAATCTAATTATTTCTATAGAAAGGAAAACGAGGTTGTATGTTAAAATATCAGTTAAATGTTAATAAGATAAAGAATGATATTGTCCCAATTGTTTTGAATGAATATTCAATTGAGACCTTGCAAGGTGATGCCTTTAAGGATAAGAAGATGCTTGCTTGTTATACAGAAGAAGACATTGATTTTGATATGGGGGCAAATATTGTTTCCATGTATGAACAATATATGGTTAATGACGATTTTATTTCCTCAACAGCCTACAATTTCAATACAATTTATCATCCATTTGGTGTTAATAAGGAGAAAAAGTTCTTTTCCCTATTGTTTGATGCATATTTCTATTTGACAGCAGATAGAACAAGCATTATAACAGATGAAGATGACAATAATAAACAATGGTGGTATATATGGTTTAATGGAAGCCATTTATTTGAAACAGAAAATAGTCAAACATATACATTATATGTAGGATATAATACAGCAAATGGCTATACAAAAGGAGAAATAGAAGTAACTGCTGATAATGTTGTAACAAGTTCGGTTTTAAGATTTGAAAAAAGTGTACTTGAGTCTCTTGATAATCTTGAATGGGAAGAATTGAGAAATGTAATATTTTTTGAAGAAGATGGCAGACAAGTAAGTGACTTGACAAATGTATCATTTTTCCGTGACAATTTCATTTTCACTGATGGTATGTTCAGTTTGTTCCTTGATAGGGCAACTGAAGGTGTAATAGTACCATTAAGTCAGAAATTTTCAACTGATTTGCTTCAAGATGAGTTGATAAATCATGATTTTGTCAATGAGGAACGTAGAAAGGCTATTAATCGTATTACCGATATGGAAAAGGATATCTATTATCCTGTTATTTGGGATACTGCTAATAAAAGGATATATTACAGCAATAGTGGTGGCAAGGTTAAGAACGGTGAAGTATATAACATAGAGTTTAATCTTCATTTCAGAAAGCATGAGGGTGATAATTGGTTAGTTAGTCCAACAAGTTATTGGAATGGGGTTAATGACAACGCCACTTTTTATAGTAATGGTTTTTTCAATACGGCATATCCAAATAAGGAGAGTCAACCTGACTTATTGACATACCTTGGTTTTACCAATAATGATGTGAAATATCAGAAGAATAAGTTAAAGAAGTCATTTTTAAGACTTATGTTCTTTGATTCGATGAGTCCCACAAATCAAAATCTTCTTGCTTATTATACGGTATTCATGGATAGTGGTGGATATTTCAGTAAATTCGTAAAGTATGTTGAATTGACTGACTATTATAAAGCTCCGGCAGATGGCGGAAGAGCAATAACTGATTTGGTTGGTTTAAGGGTCGATAGAGAACCTACAATTGATGAAAGGGGAGAACTTATACAAGAAAGCACCGTTGATGAAGTAAGATTAGGTACACGTTTTATTATTTCGGATAAATATTCATCCGATGCATCAAGTGAGGGTTTTTACCTATATTTGTGGAAAGACAATTTTGAGGGTACTGTACCACAGGATATTTATATGAAGGTTGAGTTTAACCATGCGGGCTATGGAAGAACAATACCATTTATGATGCCATTCTGGGATAATAAGAAATGGCCAAGTAAAAAAGGTATTAAAACCTTTGAAGAAATACTTGCGGATTGGAAAAATGGAAGTGGTACAGACGGCCCTTATGGTATTCAGCAATATTTGAAATATTCATATATTCATTTTAAGTACCGTTATGATAAGGCTACTAAACGTCATGTATATTATCTTGATGATGAGTTCTATGGAACAGACCCAAGTAAAGGTGGTGTACATTTCGCCAATAATAAAATAACTTTAAACCTTTATGAGGCAAAAATAGTATAGAGGATATGAAAAAGATACAGAAAACCATATGTAGAGAGGAATTGAAATCACGTATTCCAGGTTTATTTGCCTATATAGAGGAAAATGATGCCGACGAATTTAAGTTGCATAAGGCAACTGATTCGTTGCAAGGCTGTTGGGGCAAAATCATAGAGAATATCAAGTTGCCAAATGGAATAAATCTTAAAATCGGTAATGAAACAATATTAAGTCAGTATGATACAAATAAGAAAGAACCTGTTTATTCATATCGTACATTAATCAGTTATTACTACCAATATAAGGATTATCCTTTTAAAACAAGTGTTGACGACGGTAGCTTTATTGGGTTTATGGAAGAAGGCATCGGAAAGATAGAGATTAATTTTACCACGCTTGGACTGAATGAAAAAGATAATGACCTTGTGCCACATTATATCTATTTGGCCAATGTAAGGAATTTAATCAACCAATATTCAAAGTTAAAGGTTATATATGATTATTACAAAGATGAAGAAAATGTAGAAAGTGATATTTGTTGCCTTTTAGCCAAATATATAAGGATGGGTGGTGACATCATGTATAATGAATTAATACGTTTGAATGATATTGCCGAAACAGAAGCAACTAAATATTATGGCTATGCTGTTAAGGATGCAGATGAGGTTAATAACAAGGTTACAAAGAAACTAACCTTGAATATGGGTATAAATTTAAACCAATCAATTCATGATATAGGTTATCTGTCTTGCTACCTTAATGATTGGGTTGGGGGTGATGCCCATAAAGAAGGTGAATTATATACCTATGATGGAAACACATACGTTTGTATGAAAGATAATAATGATGAGTTCAATAAGGAAACATTTGAATTTGATTTTAAGGAAGACTCAAGGCATTTTCAGAAATTAACAGACATTAGTCGATGGCCTAAACCTTTACAACCGGGTAATAAAACCATACGTGACAATATTATTAAAGCCGATAACCCATATGGTACAAAATTTGTTGTTGAACGTGATGAATATGAATTAGATTATTCTGCCGATAGTAAATTGAAGTCACTTAGAAGATATAAGACATATATCAATGGTGAGGATATTGAGGAAGAACCGTCTGATAACGAGGATTGGCTATTCTATTACAGAATAGGTGTTGTGTCTAACTATACTACCGTTACAGATGAATTTGGGAATATTTGTGATATAGAAGAACTTAATAAAGGTAATAAAGTTGCGGCTGAAACTGGTGATAAACTTGCTGCATTTGGCAATGTAATTACCAATATAGTTGCAAATAAGAATAAGCGAACAATAACATTTACATATGTGATAAATGCTCATTTGAAGTCTTCTGAATTACAACCTGAAAAGATAAACGGTAACTATCCAACTGATGACGACGGTAATAAACTTTATAAGTTCAAGGATTTTGTCTATGATGATAGCACTGCATATAAGCATTATGGTGTGAAATATGAAGAAACTTATACATATGATGAAGGCAGTGAACTTGATACGTTGGTAAAAGGACAAGATGCATTCACGTTTTATGAATATGTAAATGACATTAACGATACAATAACATCATACAATAAGTATGCTTTCAGTTTGGTTAATTCTACACGTTATTATGATAAGCGGCTAGATACACAGATAGTATCAATTCCTTATGTAAAAAGTGACTATGAAGCCATTATAAAAAACGAAACAGACTATTTATTTGCAGATACATTCAAGAGAGATTATCTGAATGATATAACATATAAACCAACTGTTGAGAATGATGTGAGGATAGACAGAGGTAACTATGCTGCATTTGAAAAACATTTGAAACTTGGCGAAATCAAGTCTATGGAAACAATGGAAAACTTCTCTAATGGTTCATTCTTCAATATACAGAAGGTTAATTAACATTTGAAAAAATTGAGTTTTTAATATAAATTAATAGATATACAGACAAGGTAGATGAATAATACATATGGGATTGTAAAATCAAGTTTAATAGACCCTGCACAGGATGTACAGGTATTCTATCATTATAGACCAAGCCGTAGTTCAGAGGATAGTTCATTTAAGTCTTTCAAAGAGATTACAGATGTTTCATCTATTTTCTCAAATTCGGTAATTGATACAGATGATTTTGATAAACGTTTACCTGGTATGTATAATCTTAATTTGCCGGTTTCAATATTCGGGAAAAAAGGCATCTATACGATTTATATTAGACCAAAGGAGTTTACATGCACAATCAAGGATGTAGGCTCATTGGCCGCATATCCTGATATAAAGGGTATTGTCATTGACATGAACAGCGTTGAAAATCAGACATTGTTTGAGGCTGATAAACTTGTTGGCTATCGTGTTGAATACTTTGACTATGAGGGTAGTGGTTTGAAAAGACAAGAGTATTATAGGCTTATTACAAGTAATAATATGTGTGAACCTGTTTCACAGAATTTAACATCTGCCAATACAAATTCAAATGGCTACAGATTTAATGGAAGTGGTACGTTGTGCTTTATGACACTTACACCATCTACAAGTCCAAGTTTTAAGAGTAATTCCAAGCCTTATATAGGCTCTCCTAATCAGCAAATTGTAATTACTAATACCAAATTTGACCCGGTAATGATTGAGGTTGAAATGGTTGACCATGATATTGAAACGCTGAGTATAATGAGTGAAGGAAATGTGGTAAGAAACCTCGATAAAGGACAAGTGTCTTATTATAACTTTGAAAATGAGATATATAAGCAGTATGAGTTCTCTACCATTAAGGATAATTACACAAAGAATAGTGTTGCAGAGATTAAGATTGACAGAAGTAACAATATTGATAATGAACTTGATATAAATGATTTAATAGAGGCATAAACAATGGGTCGTTACAGTAAATTACATAGTAATTACATACTTAGTAAGAAGCATCAAGTCACCCATAAGGGTACAATCTTTGAAAGAGACTGGGTGACAATTGGCTCACAGCATCAGATTGAGAAAGGCAAGAAGCCTTATTATTCTGATACTAACTTCTTGTTTACTGACAACTCATATCCATCATATAAGAAAAAGTATAACTATGGAAAATGGGTTGCATCATGGGATTATGATGATGTCAAGGATGCAAAAGATGAGGTAAATAAGGTTAAAGTCAATAAGACAAGTAACGACATACGTGATTTTGCCTATTATGGCTCTGCTGTAGAGTTGGTTAAGTCCTCTGTTACTAATATCATTAATTGGTTTCCAGCATATGTGGCATGTTCACACTCAGATATATATGTACCAAATGAAGATGGTACGGGATTTGTTGTATTAACAGGAACTAGATACAATCACATGATTGTAAACCCCTTTAATATTGATTTTGTACATACTTTATCACAAGAGGAAAAGGAAGGCACTAATGTTGATAGGTTTATGGCTGAGTCATATACTAGATATATGATTAAATTCGGTAATGATACACCCGGAGAAATTATAGCATATAGAAAAACACAATATGTTCCATTAAATAGTAATTCAGATAACTCATTCGGTGTTTATACAGAAAACGAAGCTAAAACAAAAATAAAAAGTGGCGAATACCGTTATGCTGATTGCTACCCAGAATATTGGCTACCAGGTGGTAACAGAAAACCACTTTATCAAATAAACTTAGGTGCTGAGAATGAAACACATTTGGAACTTATTTTCCAAGCATATATCATTGACTCAGAGATTGTTTTGCTTACCAAAAATAGTGGAACATCTGGTAATCCTGATTTTATGATTATTCCAAAAGAAGAAGTATTTGAGGAATATTTCAACAATCTCGATGATTTTGAGAAACAACTTCTTACATTAAATTCAAAACCTGTATATAGAAATTCATTTTTGACACCTTTTGAGGGTGAGACAGATTATAAATATGTATATCGTGATTATACATGGCCTTCAATAAGTGTTGATGGGTATCCTTATTCGTTTATTGACATTGTTTCAGAGGGTTATACTGATTATCTGTCAAGATTGGTTGATATGGCAACCACTTATGATGAATTATGGTGTGATAGCCTATATAGGAATATGACCCATGAGGCAATCAAGAACTTTGATTGGACTTATACAAAGGACTATACTGACGGTGATGAACAAGATAATATAGATGGCGGTAATCAGATGATGAAACTTCTACGTATCTATGGCCGTGCATTTGATGACTTGAAGAGATATGCCGATGGCATTGGTTTTGTGTCAAAGAATACTTATGACGGCTATAACAATGAACCAGATGCAGAGATTTCAGATAGACTTGAGTTAATGGGTTGGGATGCCCCATCAGTTATACCAGATGCTACTGACGGAAATACAGATATTATCAAGATTGAAAAATCTTTCCTTGATAATGGAAATTATAAATGGTTTGATGCCCAAAACTCAGAGGATATAGACACAGCCAAGACAGACATTAACTTTGCAAAACATCTTTTACTTTCATCAAGTAGGATTTTGAATACAAAGGGTACAACGCAGGCTATTGATATGGTTATGGCATTGTTTGGATTTGGTGAAAAAGATTATACTTTAACAGAAAGGTTCTATAAGATACCTTATTCTTCATTGAAGAATTTTGATGACGAATATACCACATCAGAAGAAGAAACAATGACATATGGTGAATTGGTTGATAATATCAACTTTTATAAGGACTATCCAAAGGCTTATGATGATATATACAGTGGTGTACCTCTTGGTGATTACTATGTTTCCAAAAAAGCATATGTTAATAAAAATAACGGGTCTGTTATTGGGCAACAAGCTTATAATGAGTTAGATGATAATACTAAAAAAGATTATGAGGAAGTAATGAAAACCACTCACTATATTATTCCTTTCTATACACAGAAGAGAGTGTATGATGGGGATTTATACTTCAATTCAAAGGGCGGTTGGGGTAAAAATGATATTGATGGCCAATATCTTGAAACCATGTCATATCTACATATTGTAGATGATTTCAGTGAATTGTTAAATCTTAACCCAAGTTCATTAAATGATGAAGACATATATTATGTATCAGATATGACAACTTACAGTGAATATGTGGAAACATTACCTGAGAATTTATCCCATTTCTTTGTGATTATTGAAAATGGAAAATATAATCCACAACTTCCGGAGTCATGGGCTAATGTTGATATGACAAGTGATACAGATATTGCCAAGAAAGCTAAGTATCTTGATAGTTTGGTTTCTAACAATATTGGAAATAATCCACATGTCGGCTATGGTGCATATGATATGGGTGAGGATTTCATTGAGTATATGAAGAAACCATTCAAATTTGCCCTTGATGAAGAATTATTGCCGGATGAATGGAAAGATGAAGCAGATAATTTCACATTTGTGGCTGACTATGAGGATAGCGTTGTAGTGTTTGGCAATGGAAATGAAGATAACATATATGGTAAGGTGAAGATAATTGATGATGGCACTACGGATTACTATATCAATCACAAGTATCTGAAACTCAAATTCAATCTTGATGATGAGAGGCAACCAAACGAACTTTTCAGAAATTATTTCATGAATGTTGTTCTGAAATATGTAATGCAAGTTATACCATCAACAACAATTTTGGAAATAAATTTCAATAGTTAACTATAAAGATTAATGACGGTAAATGTAGAGAATAATACCTTGGAGTTTGATGCAAATTGGACTGAAGGTAGTAGTAATAATAAGAAGTCATTTACTGTAAGTGGCAGTAAGGGATTTCGTTATGAGGTAAGTGAGGGTGATTGGTTTGATGTTACTCTTACTGACAATACATTTACTGTTACCGTAAGAGAAAACTTCAATATTGGCGAAAGAAACGGATATATATTGCTAAATAACAATATGGTACATGGCAATACAAGTGACGAAGATACAATAGATGAATTAGAGGTTGATATTCATCAGGATGGTATGAAATGTACAATAAACATTTCAGAAAATAGTGCCTCATTTGCTTCAAATCCAACACATGAAGATGGTGATAAGATAATAATAAAGGAAGATAAGACTTTTACTGTTACAACTACAGGTGGGGTAAAGGATTTTATCATAAAGGAAATAAGGGAAGAATATACAAATAATACCAAACCAGTTCAATTTGACCATGGAATTAAGGTTGAAAAGATTAGTAAGACGCAGTTAAAGATTACAAGTTATGGCCGTGTATTTGACCCTAATGATAAAAAGTATATCATAACATTGGCACATAAAAACAATCGTGAAATAGCAAAAACAATAACAGTTACATACAGTTAGAAAAAAGACATTATGGTACAATCATATTATAGTTATAAGAAACAATTACGTGAAAGTTATGTTGAACCGACAGTTTCATTACAAGAAGCAGCAGAGTCAACAAGAAAAGTCAGACGTAAGTCAAATGATAAATCTACTGATGAGGTTTATTTTGACCGTGAGGGTGGTGAAATGAGGTTTAAATATAAGTTAGAGCCTGAGCATGCAGAACTATATGTTGAGATTTCATCTGATTTTATAACATATAGAACTGAGGATAATGATTTGATTTTAGTCGCAAAACCAAACCCATATAGTTTAGAAAGAAGATGTATTGTTAAGATAATGAATTCATTTAATCCGTTATTCTCGCAGACAAAAGTCGTTATTCAGAAAGGAGTTGACCAAAAATAGCCAACTCCTTATTTTTTCTTAAAGATTGATTAATCTTTCCTCATCATTTTGTATATCTTCATATGAGGTTATTTCGAATTTATATGTTCTATATAGGTTTTTAACCTCATGAAGCGTATATTTCATTGTATCAATATCCCATATGACAAATCCATGACCAGTTGTATTTTCTCCACTGTTGCATTGGAATACTGAGCCTGCATAGACAATTGGAACACCGTTTTTCTTTATTGTCTGATGTTTATGTATATGTCCTGCCATTACGCAGTCACATTCTTTGAAATCATCTGTATTGATACCACTTTCTGACATTCTGCCAATATCCGTAACAGCACCGGCGATATCACCATGATATAAACCAATTAGTTTACAATCCGGGTTTTCTTCTCTTAACCCATCAATATTTGGTTTTGCGAACTTATCGAACATTGAGTATAGAACCCATATGATGTTATCATCCTTAATGTATCCGCTTTTATATTCAAGAGCCTTATCAGCATATATAATATTTGGATAAGCCCCTTTAATTGTGAATGTTGGCGATATTGAGTCCATCCTGTCTTGATTATTTTCAAGCATATCATGATTACCGGCCACAATAATCGTTTTGGCCATTGCATTGAGATAATTCAAAAACTCATGGAATAAATCCTTTGATTCGTTGTCTGCTTTGATTTTCTTTTCAAATACATCACCAACGATGACAATTCTGACTTCCTCTTTCTTTAAATCCTTGATTTCAAGCATGATTTCGCCTGCAAGTTGCTTCAACATATCAGAGAATGGTCTATCTGTTGAAGAACTGTTAGGTATGTGCAAATCAGCCATGAAAATAACTTTCTTAACCATAGTTTCTTAAATTTTTTGCAAAGATACTACTTTTATTCCAAAAAAACAAATAAAATTTGTTAAAAAATTCAAATTCTATAGGTACCTAGGTACCTTATGTATTGAAAAATAAAATTAAAATATATAATTTTATTTTTATATAATATTATACTAGATGGACCAGGACCTAAAGAAGCGAATTATACTTGGTTTGGATGTTTCCACACGTTGCATTGGTTCTACCGTTGCAAGCCTTGATGAGGATGGAACAATTAAGATTTTGGAAATAAGTCATTTGAAACTTAAAACCCCAAGAAAAACTAAGGGGACAAAGATTTTGTTCCAGAAGAGTGATGTATTTAAACAGAAGTTAGAGGATAAGTACACAAAATATTTCATTACTGACGTTATTATTGAAGAGCCACTTATCAGCAGCAATAATGCTGAAACGGCAGCAACACTAATGAGATTTAACGGTATGATTTCACAGTGTGTAAAGGATGTTCTTGGTATTATTCCGGAATATATTTCTTCATATGATGCAAGAAAGTTTGGTTGCCCATCATTGATTGCAATCAGAAAGTACAATAAGGTGGGTGAAGTATATTCTCGTAAGAAGATAATGAAATGTATCAAGAAAAATGAATTAGTTTTGTTTGGCGCTTATCCGTTTGACTGTGCAAAGAAGTTCATACTTTGGAATTATGTTTCAGAGAAGTTCCCTTACATCAAATGGGACTATAACAAGAAGGGTGAATTGAAAAATGAGAATTTTGATGCAAGTGACAGCCTTATGTGCGTTCTTGGCTATGTTTCCAAATGTAAGTATGGTGATAAGGAACCAGAGATTGTGAATAGTACGAGCAAAAAGAATAAAATTGAGTATACAATTGATTTTTGCGGACAGAAATTTGACAAAGTTATAGATTTTGAGTAGTTTTTTAATTAAAATTGCTTAAAAATTTGGATATTTAGTATATTTTTAGTATCTTTGCAAAAAAAAAATAGAAGCAAAGTGGAAGAAAGTGTACTAAATTTGTTATATACCTTTTTGGGTAGTTATGGAAAACATTCAGGTGAATGGTATTCTTTTAATTGTCCTGAGTGTGCAGCAGAGAAAGGAGTTAAGGCCGACAATAAATACAACCTTGAAGTGAAGATAGACCTTACAGTTAAGGGCTGTGGAGGGTATCATTGTTGGCGTTGTAAGGACACAAATGGTACAAAAGGTACACTTGTATCACTTTTCAAAAAATATGCCTCTAAAACGGTCTTAGATGAGTTTAAACAGATAGTAAATGACTTCCGTGAAGCAAAGAAGTATGAACTATTTGATGGAAGTGGTGTAATTCCGGATGAATTTATTGAAGATAATGAATTTTATCTCCCTGAAGGTTTTAAACCTATAAGGGAAAATGACAAATATGCTGCCGATGTTAAGCAATATCTCTTGAAACGTGGTATTGATGATAAGATTATTAAGAAATACAATATTGGTTATATTGGAAACAATCCATCAGTACATTTCTCATTAAGAAATAGGGTGGTTATACCATCATATGATGCTTTTGACAGCCTTAACTATTGGGTCGGACGTGATTATACAGGGAAAAACAAGATTAGATACAAAAACCCAAAGGCTGAGAAGACACAATTCATATTTAACGAGGGAAAAATCAATTGGTATGAGCCTATTACACTTGTAGAAGGTCCATTTGACCATATTGTAGTACCAAATTCAATTCCTTTGTTGGGTAAAACCTTGGATAAGGATTATTTGCTATATAAGACACTTATTCAGCGTTCAAGAAGTCTTATTTACATATTATTGGATGATGATGCATTATATAACGCCAAGAAGATATATAAATTGCTTGAAAATTCAGAATTAAGTGGCCGAATTAGGTTAATTGAATGTCCGGCAGGTTATGATGCTTCATTGGTGTATGAAAAATACGGAAAGAAAGGGATTGTTTCACTTTTAACACATGCCAAGAAGTTAAATGACTATGATTTAGCAACTTTTCACTAAATAATTTGGTCATTTCAGAAAATTATAGTATATTTGCAAACGTAAAAGAATATTAATTAAAAATGACTGTTGAAGTAGAGTTAATAAATAGGATATATACGAATTTATGTGAGTTCTGTGATGCCAATGGCTTAGATGTACAGGAATACATGTCAAATGCTATTACGGAAAGATATAATCTTGATAAGTATGGTGATTTGAATGAGAAGTTGGCAAAGAAAGAAGAAAAGAAGCCAACTACTAAACGTACTAAGAAAAATCAAAGCGAAGCAGAGTTAGCAACAGAAGAATTCAACAAAATTGTAGTTGATAAATTAGTTTCTATGGTTAAAGGAAATGATGAACAAGACAATAGAGCACAGACTGATGAAATCAGAGAAGAAGTCATCAAGGAGGAAACAGAAGAAACAAAGCAGCCAACAATTGAACCCATTGTGGTACAAGGAGATGGTGACAAACCTAAGAAGGTAAGAAGAACATTAAAAACTAAGTAGAAAAGAAAAAATATATATGGTAAATGTAAATCCGACTGATAAACTTGTATTTGATTTGAAGATGCTTCAGATTGACTACAATGAACAGAAGAAACAATCACTTAGAAAGGAAATATCAGAGAAGTATGGTGTTCCCTTGAAGAATGTTGAAATAAATTTCATACCAATTACTGTCAATAAGGATGGTGATAGAATTTCCTTGACATCAGATGTTATTGAGAATATCCAAGACCCAAATTTCCAAGTTGGTTTGTTTAAGGAATATTTGGATTTAAAGGATATTAAGGATGTAGATTTTGAGGAAATCAAGAAAATTGATGCACAGGTCAACGCATTTGTAGATTTTGACCAATATTCAAAATATAAGTTGTATAAGTTCAAGTATGTAAAGTGGAAGAATTACCTTTCATATGGTAATGATAACTATTTTGACTTTACTAAACTTCACGGCCTTGTCCTTTTGAATGGAGAACCTGAAAACCAGAGTGGTAAGACTACATTTGCCATTGATTTGCTTAGATTTGCATTATTTGGAAAGGCACAAAAGTCACCAAGTCTTGACAGTGTGTTTAATGTGTATCATCCGGAAGAAACTGAGGTAATGGTTGAAGCCGGTATTGAGATAGATGGCATAGACTATGTTATTAGAAGAACTGTTACACGTCCGGCATTAGCAAAGAGAACAAAGAAGAGTAAGGCCAAACAGAAGATTGAATATTTCAAACTCACAAATGGAGATTATGAACTTATTGAGAATTGTGAGGGTGAAAGTGGAACAGAAACCAATAATATTATTAAAGAGTCAGTAGGAAGTGTTGATGATTATAACCTTGTAATTTCTGCAACGGCAAAGACACTTGGTGATTTGTTGGATATGGGTCAGACAGATAAGGGTAAACTCTTTTCTCGTTGGCTTGGATTACTTACAATTGAAAAGAAAGAAGAAATTGCCAAGGATTTGTGGAAGAAACAGATTTCTCCGTCTTTGCTTTCAAATACATATAATAAGGCAACTATTGATAGCGAAATCACTGATTATGAGGCAGCAATCAAGGGAGATAAGGAAGAGGTTGAGAAGACTCAAGTAAAATTGAATGCATCCAATGATAGGATAAATTCACTTAATACGGAAAAAGTCAATGTCCTTACCAATAGAAAGGAAATCAAAGAGGAATTGATTAAACTTGATGTTACAACCATTGAGACTAAACTTACAAATCATAATGCAGAACTTACCAATTACCGTGCTCAGTTGGCAAAATTCAAAGAGGATTATACAATTGTAAAAGATGCTAAATATGATGAGGATGAATATAATAAGGTAAATACTGCACGAGAGGGTAAAATTAAGGAACAGAAGGTATTTCTTGATAGGAATATTGAAATAAAGGTAGAAATCGGTCATTTACGTACAGATACCAAACGTATTGAGAAACTTATTGAGGATAAGGTTTGTCCTACTTGTGGCCATCCAATTGAATTAGATGAACAGAATGGCTTTATAGATAAGAATAAGCAAGCAGAGGATAAACTTATTGAGGAAGGAAAGAAAAACAAAGCCGAAATTGATAAATTCACCGAAGAGATAGATAAGTTAGCAAAGACAATGGATGAAATGCTAATTCAGAAGGAAAATCTTAGGAAAAAAGGTGAATTAGAACTTAGAATGACAGCCATTAAGTCAAATATTGACACTATCAAACTTAAAATTGCTGACTTGGAGAGGCAAAAGGCTGAAATTGAAACAAATAGGGATAATATCAAATATAATAATGAAATTGACCTTAAAATAAGAAATCTTGACGAAAGCATTAAGACTGAAACAAGGATTAAGGAACAATTCATTAAGGATATTGAAGCATATAACAATGATGCCAAGAATTACGAGAAAGAGATAGAAAAACGTAAGACGTTGGTGGCTAAATTGTTAGAGGAAGAGAAAATTATCAGAAATTGGACTATTTATCAACAATTAGTCGGAAAGAACGGTATTGTAAAGATTGTACTTAAGAGAGCATTACCGATTATCAATAATGAAATTGCACGTATCCTTAATGGTTTATGTGACTTTGAAGTAAAGTTGTCAGTTTCAGATGATGGTAAGGTTTGCATGGATTTGATAAGGGATGGCGTTGCATTGGATTTATCCACAGGTGCTTCCGGTTTTGAAATGACAGCATCTGCTCTTGCAATAAGAAGTGCTTTGGCAACCGCAACGGCTCTTAGCCATAGTAATGCGTTGGTTCTTGACGAGATTGATAGTGCTGTGGCAGCGTCGAATTATGATAATCTAAGGGAACTGTATAAGCGAATAATCAAGAATTATGATTTCATATTACATATATGCCATAATGAGTTGCTGGCAGATTGGCACGATATTTGCATAACAGTGACAAAGGATATAAAGAACAATGTTTCAACAATTAAACTAAAATAAAAGAATATGAGTTAGGAAAGACATATGAGAAGAACACAAAAGTTCGAGAAATTAGACGAAATTGATGCATATTTCGAAGATATAAAACAATATAGACCACTTTCTTCAAGGGAAGAAAAGGAACTTGCCAAGAAGATTAAAAAGGGTGATAAAGCAGCACTTGATAAGTTAGTAAAGGCTAATCTGAAATTCGTAATAAACTATGCAAAACAATATAGAAAAAGCGGAGTTCCATTTACTGATTTGATTTCAGAAGGAAATATTGGGCTAATTAAGGCAGCAGAGAGATTTGATGAAACCAAAGGTGTAAAATTCATTTCATACGCAGTTTGGTGGATAAGAAACTCAATCCAAGAATGTATTGAACGTTATTTGGGTAATGATGAGGAAGTAAATGCAGAAACTTATATGTTTGACAAATGCAATACATCTGAATATGAATATTCTTCAAAATTGGTAAATAATGAATTTGAGGAAGAACTGAATAATATTCAAAGCAGAGAAGCAACAATAGCCGAGCTTATGAAAACTCTTAAAGAACGTGAGATTAAGATACTTTCACTTTATTTCGGCCTATATAACGGTAAGGAAATGACACTTGATGAAATCGGCCAAGAAATGGATTTAACAAAGGAAAGAGTAAGACAGATTAAGGATAAGGCATTGGTTAAATTAAAGGTAAATGCCCTTTCATCAGATGAGTTTTATACTTTTAAGGAACTGAGATAATAATTAGGGAACTATATACCTGTTATTCCCGAATGGGATGTCGAGGATTTACTATATTGACGTTTCACAGGGTGTCCAATGACATTGCCCTCGCCGTCCTTTAAACCGGTTCCCTCCGGTCTATTATATTCGCATCCTTCTCCACAATACCTACTAAGGCTTGTGGATTCAAGGCAAATCTCTTTATGTTTATTGCTGCATTAATATCACGGTCATGATGCATACCACAAACAGGACAATTCCATTCACGGTCTTTTAATGTCATGTCAGACTTAACATATCCGCAATTGCTGCATGTCTTACTACTTGGCTCAAACCTACCAATGAATATCACGTTCTTACCAAGCCAATCACTCTTGTACATGACCTGACGGACAAACTCACCCCAAGATGCACTTTGTATACTATTCGCAAGTTTGTGATTCTTCAGCATACCATCTACATTAAGGTTCTCAAGACAAATGGTGTCATAACGTCTTACAAGGTCTGTTGTGAGTTTGTGAAGAAAATCTAAACGCATATTGGTTATTTTCCTATATTGTTTTGCAATCTTCAATCTCATTACTTCATACCTGTTAGAGCCTTTTACTGTCCTTGCAAACCTACGTTGCAGCAAGGCAAGCCTTGCTTGGATATGTTCAAGATATTTTGGATTTGAGTATTTAGTCCCATCAGACAGTATTGCGTAATCCTTTATCCCAAGGTCGATTCCAACACTTGTTTCTTCAGAAATTTTGGTTTTCGATTTCTGAGGTTTGTTGTCTTCGACCACAATGGTACACCAATACTCGCCGCATTTATCTCTACTGACAGTCAGTGTTCCAATATTAGCACTTGATAAATCAAATAGCTTGTTCTTGCATAGTTTAACCCACCCGCATTTTGGTATTCTGACTTTCCAATTTTCAAAGTCAAATCTGATTGCATTAATATATTTTGAACGGTCTTTTGATTTTTTCTTTGATTTGAATTTAGGAAAACCTTTTTTTGCTTTGAAAAACTGTGTGTATGCATTGTCAAGGTTGCGTAGTGACTGCTGAAGGCATTCAGCCGGTACATTTTTCAACCATTTATATTCCTCAGTATTTTTTAGTGTGGTTAGTTCCTTTGCGAGTTCAAAATAAGTTATAGTTTTATGTTCGTTAGCCCAAGCCTTTGTTTTTTTATCAAGTCCCCAATTGTATATGAACCGAGCACAGCCAAATGTTTGCAGTAATTGGTGTTGCTGCTTGTATGTGGGTTTAATTTTGTACTTATATGCTCGTTTCATGATATTACTTATAGTTTTTACCTGTTTTCTATAAATAAATATCATAATGTTTTGAAAAATTTTCTTTATTTAACTATATTTATGTTATAAGATTAAGGTAATATACTATGGCAAATAAGAAAACAGCAAGTAAAAAGGCTAAGAAAGATACAAAGAAAGTAAAGAATGCTGAAGCAAATGTAGATGTAAAGGATTTGTTTTTGGCTGAAGCTAAGAGTAGTGCATTTACAGAGGAAACAATAAGTGAATTGGACGGGATAAAGGTTGAAAGTCCATATAAGAAAAAGGAAGTAGAAGAACCGGTTGATACTCCAACAGATGAGGTAGAAGTAAGTGATGCAGTTATTGATGCAACTGATATTCCTACTGATGAATTAGCTGATATAATTATGACATCAGCACAGGATGATGTTGTTAAGATTGTTGATGAAGAAAATGAGACTGTTGAAGAAAAAACAGTAGGTGAGTTACTTGAAGAAGTTATTGAACAGCCGGAGAAAGAAGAAGTTATAAATGTTCCGTTTGTACAGATAGCCGGTGAGGAAACAAATGATGCCAATGAAGGAGTTGCAACATATGCAACTACATATTCAACAGAGGAAATCAAGGAAGAAGTAAAAAATGAAACGCCTCAACCTAAAAAGGATACTATTAAGCCAAAGAAACGTTCAACATCAAGGGAAGTGTATGGTTATCATTGGATGGGTATGATTTTTGATGAGTAATTAATTAATTTTTAAATAAGTTAAGGAAATGAATAAAGATAAAGGATATATAGAGATTTCAGAAAGTCTCAAAAGGATACGTTCAATCAACGAAGGTAAGGTTTTGAATGAGAATTATACATCAACATCTACGTCTTCATCATCTTACAGTGAACCTACAACTACCGACGATGCTGATAGTAAGAAAGTTGATACTGTGCCATATACGATGCAGGATGAGTTGATGGCTAATATTACACAGACAGCAAAGACACAGTTTGGCGCTGATTTCTCACAGTCAGATAACCCAATGCTGTATTATCCAAAGGATGGTGATGTCACATTGAGTGGTACTATTGGTGATATGAATGATGCCAAATTCCAATTCAGATATAAAGATTCTTCCGGCAATGGATGTTATGTATGGGTTGACCCATTACAACTGACAGATGAAACAATTAAGAAACTATCAGTAATAAATGGAGTATATAAGAATTGGAAGAATGACCTTGCATCCGCAGAAGATATAAAGCCGATGGGCTATAAAAATAGACAGTAAGAGAATAAGCCACTTAAATGTGGCTTTTTTTCTTGTCAATTCAATATTTATTGTATATATTGAATAGTGATGGCAATTACTGATAATGATATAAAGAGAATGCTTCATGAGGAACTATCCAAACAAGAGGTTAGGTCAATGATTGATGACAAATTGGCAGAATATCTGAAGGATAGGGAATTGAAGAAACAAATAAGGAATGTAGCAGTGGACGTTATTGAGGATTTCTTCCATGAGATGTGGAGAAAGAACGGCTTCTGGAAAAGTCCGATTAAAAACAAATTATAGGAGGAAAAAAGAGGCATGAATGACGTAATAATGGCTAATTTGAAGAAATATGCTGCTAATAATAAAAGCAGTGTTTTCGCATTAAGTAATTGGTTGACTCTGAAAATGAAGAATTTTTCATTGACTGAGGCTCTTGCATGTGTTTATTTGTTTGCCGGCGGTCATGAAGATGAAATGACAAAGATTATCAAGCAATTGACAGAGAAAAGAAAGGTTAATGGCCGTACACAAGTATATAATGCAGATAATGTTGATGTTATTGACATTATTCGTGGTACAAATGGTAAACTCCAATTAAAAGGATATAATCCTGATAAAGAACCTATGGCTAAAGGACAGCATCTCCCAAGAAATCAGAAGATTTTCAGAAAGAGTGATGACCAAGTTAATAAAACTTATCAGAATTCTGAAAGGAAAATGATGGATTTCGGTCAAAAGGTAAGGGAAATGTTTCCGGGTGAGTCTAATATGTATATAACCCATGCAATGCAAGCCATTAAGAGGTATGCTAATGAAAAGAAGATAAGTACAGATAAGGTATTAAATTCAATTGAAAAGGGTAGACTCAAGTTAAAGGATGAGGAATATAATTCATTTGAAGTAGTGTCGGCTTTTAACGAATCTAGAACAATTATAATCAGTGAGTCAGTATTCAATGAAATCAATAGGGAATACGAAATGACAGAATATAAATTCTATAATAATATAAAGAAATTCCTCGCTGATTTGCTTGCAGACCCTGTGAATGCTAAACCAACAGATATATTGTTGAAAAATAAACTTACACGTTCAAAACTTCTTAAATATCTAATCGGTCTTGGCATTTTAGAAAGAGATAATAAACTTTCTGACAAGGATGAAAATGGAATGCCGAAGAATGTAACAATGCTTACCAAATTCAAAGTCCCTAGGAAAAACCTTGACAGAAAACTTAAAAAGATGTGGATAAGGCTCTTTGAAAGGAATATACCTGAGAGAAAGCATAATACCGAATTAAATGAAGAAGGCGAAGGTGCAACAACAGCCGATGCATCAGGTGAGTTTGTACAGCCATTATTTTCTGTTCAAAGGAGAAAGATGCCTGTAGAGGTAGAAGAAGCAACTACCACTTCAACAGCAGGAAACTATGAGTATGATGTGCCATTTGTCGGTGATGAAGAAACATTGGCAAGGAAAAATGGTGTTGGTGGCTCAGTTTCTGTAAATAAAGCGTAATTTTTTGGCGATGTCAACTATTTATAGATATAATAATAGCGATGACTTCGACCGGTCAGTTGTAATAGATAAGTTACAGCATATAGCCGGCGAGTTGGAACTTGAACAAGAGAAACCCGATGAGGAACGAAGCAGAGAAGCGGAGTTTAAACTGATTTACCGACAGTTCATCGAGGGGTTGAAACTATCAACAGGATACAATTATAGATAAAAGTTAAATATATTTAAACAATGTTATCAAAAAGATATACGTTCAGCGAATTAAATCAAATCCTCATGGAAAGCAACTATGGGTTCAATCCTCGTATTGGTGAGAAAGTTGAGAGTGAGGATAAGAAGAATAACGAAAAGGCAGTGGACGATATCATGAAACAGTCTAAGGAGTTCGATGGTGGAATTACTGATAAGAAGAAAAACACCAACAAGGAAGATATACAGGACTTCAACAAGACAACACTTGATGTCAAGTTTGCATCTGAACCCGGTGATTCTTATGTAGAAAGGGTAAAGGCACAAGTTCATGGTTTCCCATCTGCTGACAACGAGAAAAACAGCAAGATTAAGGAAGATAACAAGTCCTTAGACTTTGAAGGTAACGAAGAATTCTATGATGCTCAGAAAGAGAAATCAAAGGAAGTAAATGATAAGGAGGCAGAGTTGAAGCATGCCGGCCTTAAAGCGCGTGAGTTACCAAAAGAAATATTTAAAAATGATACATTATTTAAAAACGAGAATAAGACAATGAAGCGTTTACATTTCAAGAATACAATATTCCTCAGTGAAGCACAGATGCTGAAGAAAGTCCCTGAAGAGTTCAAGAACTCTGATGGCAAATTTATTATGAAGGATGCAAGTGATACAGAGTACCTGGTAGAGTGCAAATATAATGACACTTTCAAGTGTGCAAAACTCACTGTCCTCAATAAGACCAATAAGGAGCAGATTAATGAAGAGTTGGAAAGAATGAAGCAACTCTATGATTATAGCAGTTCAAACTACATGGGTGGTACAACTGCCAAGTCAAGAAAGGATGAGACAAAAACCTTGTCTGAAATGATTGACCATGTTAAGGACATGGATAAAACTGTTAAGGGAGAATAATAAACTGACTATTGAGGATAACGGAGACGGAGATGGAGCATTTAGAATTTTTAGAAAAGACTATCAAACTGATGGATAAGTATGGTTTGTGGAAGATATTCCAAGCTACACTTGTATTGGCTGGTTTTCTTTACATAACATATAATGTCCAAAATCTGCCTGATATAGTGTCAGTTGCTTTTAACAATGAGACTGAGATAAAACAGAAATCACATGATGCTGCCGTCGAAGTAAGAAGAGCAATCAAGCCAAATGTGGATATGCTTCTTAAAGATGCCTTGTCCACAATGAATGCAGACCGTGCATTCGTAATCGAAATGCACAACGGTACGAATAACGTTGCAGGACTGCCATTCATCTATGGTGAAATGACCTATGAAGAGGTAAGGTCACATATAGCACACATTGATGAGGATTATACATCTGTCAATCTGTCAAGGTTCAATTTTCCAATATATATTGAAAACAACCATATATGGCGTGGAAGTATCGAGGAATTAGGTAAAATTGATTCGAAGCTGGCATCAAGGCTTGCATCAAACGACGTTACCTTTCTTGCAATTATAGGGCTTCATGGTGTGAATAACGAATTGGGATATTTCGGTTTCACATTCTGTAATGGAAAAGCCGTTCCAACTGAACAAGAAATTGAAATATGTCTTACATCAACAGCCCAAAAACTGTCAATATTACTCGATTCTAAAAGATGATTTAATAGTTTGGAGGGTTAGATATGACGTTAACGAAGAGACAGAGGAACATCATCGATGTAGCACAGTGGATACTTATAGGTATCATGCTATTCGTTTGCACAGTAGTTTATGTTGGAAACGTAAAACTCAGCAACGAGGACAGAGTGCTTAAAAAAGAAAGTACTTATATCAAAATCTACAGTGACCACAGAATTCATGAATTGGAAAAAGAAAACAAAGAATTAGCTGATTCACTGCTGAAAATAACCGAAAAATTGAAAGAGTCAACAGTTAACTGAAATTAAAGCTTATTTATGACTGATATAGATAATAAAAAATTTTTCTACGTTCTATTAGCACTGATTGCATTGCTAATTGGGTCAATAATACTGAATATCACACAGTATCAAGACCTTCACAATAGTGAAACAAAAACCACTATTGTTGAGAAACATGACACCCTTACAGTACATGATACCCTCACAATTGATAACCCACAACCTGCTGAGATAATAGAGACAACCAAATATATTAAAGTACCTGTCAAGAGTGATGAAAAAGATACCGTATATGTTGAACTTGCAAAAACAGAGAAAATATACAAGGATGATTCAACATACGAATGTAAGGTATCAGGCGTAGAACCAAATCTTGATTATATCAAGGTTTTTCCGAAGACAACTATTATAACCAATGAAAAGACAATCACAATAGAAAAAACACGTAAAGCACATTTCAATTGGGGCTTACAAGGTGGTTTAGGATATGGCATATTAGGGAAGAAATTTGATATATATGTGGGATTTGGCGCACAATATAGTTTTTGAAAACAACTTTACATATTTTTCTGACGGCTAAATGTTGAGTTTAGCCGCTTTTTTTATTATATTGATATTATATTTAATCGATTAATATGTTTTTGACGAAAATTTTTGTTTTTATATTCATAATGTGCCTATTAAATCTGATTAGAGAAGGCTTTAGATTTGGAATTTGCTTTGCAAAGAATGAAAAGTATAAAAGTAATACAGTAAGGACAATATTCTTGTGGGCATCTATTTCATATGTCCTAACAATAATTTTTTGTGGGTTTTAAAAAGGAATAATATATATGGATTTACAGGAAAGACTAATTGAATTATCAGAATATGGAGCAAATTTCAATGTTGCAAACGGTAATTTCGTAATAAAAATCAAATATGATAGCAAATGGTCTATCATTCAACCTGATGGTGATGAAATTGCATTCTATCGTGATGAGAATGATTCATCAGTATACTATTATGTTGCACCGGTATCTATCAGTATAGATAAGATATTTGCAGCAATTGATGAAACTATTGACTATAATAGGGAACTTGAACAGAAAGTCGTACTGTTTAAACAGAAAATGGAAGAATTGCAGAATATCTTTGCAAAAGAAAGCCTTGAAGTACTGAATACCTTGGAGTTTAAGGTTAAAAAGAAAAAAGTTGCCAATAATAAAAAGGAAAAACAAACCAAGGAAGAAGTTGAGGAACAAACCGAAACAAAAAATGAAGTAGAGTCTACAACAGTAGAGGAAACAAAGGAAACTGAAAAGGAAGAGAAAAAAGAAGATAAACTTTCAGAGATAGATGATAAAATAAGTAAGATATTAAATAATAAGTAAAGGTAAAATGATGACATTAATTACATTTTTAAGCTACATATTTTTATTATACGGGCTATCCAACCTTGTGGTCTATAGTAATGGCATTTTCCATATATTTGAGAAGTGGCGTTTAATTGCACATAATATCGGAGAACAATTTGGCGAATTATTCACATGTATGATGTGTTTCTCTACATGGGTTGGCCTTGCATTAAGCCTTATTAATAATATCTTTTTACCATCAGTACCATTTACAGCATTTAATATGATATTAGGGGCAGTAGCACCTTGGTGGTTTGTTATGGTACTTGATATGGGATTTGCAAGTGCTGTTGTATGGCTATTACATCAGTTAGAGGAAATGATGGAAAGAACCGGCAATGTTGTTTACGAAGACGAAATGATTAATCAACAAACTTAACATATACGCACTATGGGTTTCGATTTACAGAAAGAATTGAATAACAATGAGAATGACAAGATTGCCATTGAAGCACAAGTTGAAAAATACAAGAAGACTTTTGCTGATGAGTTAGTTAAAAAAGGCGTAGGAAAGGAAATGTCCGAAAGCCTTAAATATAATTCACAACCGGTAAAGTTAAGGAAACCTTTCAAACTAAGGGTAAATGAAAAGATAGAGAAGTTTAAAAATAAATTGAAAATCGTATTAGGAGTGGAAGAATAGGATGGTTATAGATGATTTTTTTGAAATTGCCAATGGACTTGACAATACATTGCTGATGCTTCAGGAGAAGTACCAAACGGATTTAAAAAGAAAATTCACAATTGGAATACAATTGCCAAAGGATGAATTAAGAAGACTTGACCATGACCTTTATGTAATGCAGAATGGTAATGAAGCCGGCTTTACTGGAAGTGATGAAATAAGAGCCAAGATAATGGGACTTGACTTTGTTGTCGTTTCAGAAGAAGAAAAAGAGGAAGAAACCTAATTGGCTTTTTCCTTTTCTTTTTTCTTTTTTTCCTGAAATGTACGTTTGCGATTTTTTTGACCTGTCTTGTTTTGTAATTCATCTATAATCCATGTTGATAACCTCCTGTTAAGTTTATCGGTGAATAGTATGTACTTGTTTTGTTTTAATTTCTTAACAGCTTTCTCTAATATATCATATAGCCTTTCAGCTTCCTCATAACTTTTACAAGATATGAAATCATACTCCAAGTCATATTGTATGATGATGTGTTCCTGATATAGGAATATTCTTTTTATATTCTCACGACATACATCCTTTAAAAGTATCTCTTTAAGTATAAAATGGGCAGTTTTCTTATCCTTTACAGGGTGATAGCCATATACCTTGAATTTTTCTTCAACAAGCCAATCATGCTTTGCAATGATTTTATAGTCACTGTCGGTTATGACGTTTTCAACGAATTTTCCGAACTCATTCTTGAATTTCTTTGCCTTTTCTACATCTGCACCGACCTTTTCAACAATCATTATCTCATATTTGACAGGTTTTGTTAGTTTTCCATTAATGGCAATACCATCACTTGTTTCCAATACAGCCATAGGGCATAGTACTGACTTCATGTTTTCCTCTACAGCATTGTTATACATATCATAGGCATCATTCCTCCACCATGTAGTGCCAATACGCTTAACCCTACGCCTATTCTTCATAACAACAACCATATAATAAGCATACTTGTCATTGTTTTTCTTCTTCTCAGCAAGAATAACGGCACGTCTTTTCTTATAAGCACGCTTGTTTTGCTTGCTTTTAAGTTTTTTCTTATGGGCAATTTTCTTTAATCTTTCCTTTTCAGCCTTCTTCTCGGCTCTTTTGCGTTCCCTTTCAAGTTTTCTCTGTTTTTCCTCTTCACGTCTTTTTAAAATCTTTTCTAATTGTGTCATAGACAGTTAAATTTCAATTTTATCATAAATATGTACTGAAAAAATTTGGTTGTAAAGAGAAAAAATAGTATCTTTGCAACCGATAATAAAATTTATTAACTTAAATACGTAAAAGAAAATGAAGACATTTGATTTAACAGAAGAGAACCAGAACCTGTTTAATGATTTGTTTGAGGAAACAGGTTATCATAACTACATGCAATTGAGACTTATCGGTGTTGCAAAGTCAAAGGAAGTTATTACAGTTAATAGGCCTAATGCAATTGCAAAGCATGTTGGGCATCTTCCTGATGATGTTGTAACTATTCTTGTATATGAGGATGCTTTTGACCGTCTTGATGACAAGAGTAAGAAACTCCTTATTAAGGATGCATTCAACCTTATTGCATATGATGATGAGAAGGATAAGATTGCCATTGGTGCTCCGATGATTACCGTTACAGTTGCAGGTAGACAGAAGTGGGGTGAGGATTTGATTAATAGTGCAGAGTTTGCTGTTGCTGCTATTGCTCAAATCGAGGAAGAAAAGAAAGAGGCCAAGGAAGCAGAAAAGGCACGTAAGGCTGCTGAGAAGGCTGCAAAAAAGAGAAATAAGTAATGCATAGCAACTATTCTTTATATCACGGTGACTGTATTGATATCATGCATCAGCTTATAGACATGAACGTCAAGGCTGATGCTATCATCTGTGATGTTCCATATGGCATACATAATAATAAGTTTGATACGGTTATACCATTTGATGATATGTGGGATTGTATCAATAAACTTGTTAAACCAAAGGGTAATATCGTCTTGTTTGGTGGCGGATTGTTTGCCTGCAAGTTGGTTTTAAGTAATGAGAAAAAATTCAGATATGAATTGATTTGGAAAAAGTCAAAATGTGGCTCACCACTCACTGCCAAGTATATGCCGCTAAAAAAGCATGAAAATATTCTTGTATTTGGTGAAAGTGCTGCGTATTATGAACCACAAATGACAACCGGAACACCATATAAAAGGAAATACACACCAAATAAGGTAAATAACCTCGGTTATGGTATTGCCGGTGTACAGACTGATAATAAAGGCACAAGACACCCATCAACAGTACTTGATTTTCCACAAAAATGGAGAAGACAAGACCAACTTCATCCGACACAGAAACCGGTTGAATTAATGGAATTCCTTGTTAAGTCATATTGTCCTAAAAATGGTCTGGTAATAGATTTTTGTGCAGGTAGTGGAAGTACGGGAGTTGCATGTATAAACACCGATAGGAATTTTATAGGTATAGAACTTGACTTGGATTATTATAAGATAATGGAAGAAAGGATTAAAGAAGCAGTTATTAATAAAGAAACAAACGAACTTACGAATGGATAATATTAAGGATTTAAAACTATTTGCCTCTGATATGGGTGTGAATAGCAATACTTTTGACGAATATCAGAAGTACAATTTCAGAAATTCATATATTGAGCCAACAGTTATTGAGGAACGTTCAAATATGGGGCCTATGACATCTATATCTGTGTATTCAAGACTATTGATGGATAGGATTATATTCCTTGGTACAGAGATAAATGATGATGTGGCTAATATCATTTCAGCACAGTTGCTATGGCTTGAACAACAAGGTAGTAGTGATATTACCATACAAATTTCAAGCCCCGGCGGGAGCATATACGATGGCCTCCAAATCATTGACTCTATGGAGTACATTAAACCTGATGTTTCAACAGTGTCAATGGGTATGGTTGCATCAATGGCAACTGTTATTGCAAGTTGTGGAACAAAGGGAAAGAGATTTATTCTTCCACATGCAAGATTTCTTGTTCATCAGCCATTACAAGGCGGAGGTGGCGGAATGAAACAGTGCAGTGATGTACAAATCCAAGCAAAGGAAATACAGACACTGAAAGAGGAATTACAGCAAATGCTTGCAGAAAACAGTGGTCAGCCATATGATGTAATTGAAAAGATGTGTGACCGAGATACTATTCTTACAGCAAAGGAAACGGTTGAATACGGATTTGTGGATGAAATTATAACAAGAACATGACGTTAGAGGAATTAATCGAAGGCCTTTTCAGTAACGCACTTAATGGTATGCCGTCATTCCCTGAAGATATACAAGAAAAAATTAAGAAAGAAATAGAAAAAGCTGAAAAAGAGACTAAGGAATGTATTGAAACAAATATGAAATAATATTTATTGTTATAATAAGCAATAAAAATGGCATACATAAGTGAAAATATCAAACGTTTATTCTATTTTGTAGAAAGTCAGACAATATACGAAATTAGCAAACATCAAGATGCAGATAATTGTGGGCTTTGTATGGGTTATACTAAAACCGAAGACGGCGACTATGTAATTAAGGAAAATTCGGAACTTGCAACTATATTCCCATATTTTACTATTACATATTCTACATATAAATTCGTAGAAGACGAAGATGAAGAAGGAAATAAGGTTATAAAAAAGGTAATTGATGATACAATTCCACCTGTAACGAAATACTTCTGGTTGCAAGACCTAATTCACGATGGGGACAAAATAGCAAATAATAAGTTTGTTTGTACTGTTGGTTTGCACGGAGATACTTCTGCAACATTCCTTGACAGATACATTAAAAAAGTAACTGAGGATGCAGTTGCAAAGATTAAGAATAATTATCTGCCGGACGAATTGAGAAGACAGTATCCTGGTTATCTTATTGGTACACCTTATGATAGTTTTGTTGATGGTAAGGATGTCAAGGTTACTGCAACATCACTCACAGCAGCACAACAGATACTATCTGATGTTAATATAAAAACTCTGTATAATAATGCGGCAAAAGAAAAAGCAACCGCATCTGCAAATACTGTTCTTAGAAACATTAACAATCAGGTAGATACCTTGGAGATAACAACTGAACCAATTTCTGATTAATAACAATAAAAATAGAGCCACATTTTATTTTGCGGCTCTTCTTATAAATCTACGAGTAGTTGTTGTTCCAGTTGTTCCGCTTGTCGTTCTTGGCGGGGTTTTGATTATCTTTTTCGGCTGTGTTGCCAAATTCTTCTTACCGCAATTGCATCCCATCTTATTTTATCCTTTATCTGTTATATCTTTATTTTAAAATTAATTCAGTTTATAGTCTGAAACCTTATCAAACTTGCAAAGGAATTGGTTTTTAAGCATATTTGCCTTATAATCATCAATTGTTGAAACAATACCTGACAGTTTTTCAATTTTACTGTATTCAGTCTTCAATATATCAACAATCTCCATTGCTCTTGCACAAAGTTCACCAAGGTCATCCGTTTCATTGATTTCAAGTTTATTCAACTTGGTTAATTGGGTATATGATGGCTTACCATAGTAGCCAAATGTCTGTTCTGCCAATTCATCAGCAAAATCAACAATTGTATTTCTGATTTTATCACACATCTCATGTGCATGATTGCTGTCAGTTGAATAGTGTATCATTTTCGTAGCGTCAGCATACAGATACAACTTGAATATAATGTCACTTATCTGTGTAATGTCCATTTTTATTTGTAAATTTTACTATAAATATGTATAAAAAACCAAATATTAACAATATTTAACGTGTTTTATTTGGACATTTGAAAATAAATTAGTAATTTTGTCAAAAATCTGAATTATGAGTATAGTTTATTTAATAATTGCTATTATTATAGTGTTAAACGGTACACGTGTTAGAAACAAATATGTGAATTATTATTTTAACTTTGAAACAAGCAACCCATGTAATGAATTTGCACATTTTTTGGGAACATTTTTTGTTGCTTTAACTGAAGGTGTTTGTTGGTGGTATATAATAAAAACAATAATTAAGTATATATAATGTTTCAACCGGTTATTAAGTGGAGTGGCAGCAAAAGAAGCCAAGCAAATGAGATAATAAAGTACTTTCCAAAGGAAATAGACACATATTATGAGCCGTTTTGCGGCGGAGCAAGTATGCTATATGCATTAATCACATCAGATATTAGTGTTAATAACTATGTTTGCTCTGATATTAATTCAGATTTGATTAATCTGTGGAGATATATCAAGAATAACCCATATATTCTTGCTTGTGAATATGAAAGACTGTGGAGAGAACTGAATAAGGATAAAGATATTGCAAGACAGAAAGAATATTATAATAGAATAAGGTTTGTATTCAATGAAAGTAGGCATCCAGTACATTTCCTATTCTTAAATCGTACATGCTTCAACGGATTAATAAGATATAATTCAGATAATGAGTTTAATAGTCCATTTCATCTTAATAGACCTGGTATTGAACCAAACAAATTAGGGAAAATACTTGAAAATTGGTCAGAATTACTTCAAAAGAATGATGTTACATTCCTAAAATGCGATTATAAGGATATTTTGCCATTTGAGGGTGATTTTGTATATTTAGACCCACCATATGCAAATACAAACGGAATGTATTCAGGAAATTTCGACAATGAAGAGTTTTTTAAGTGGTTAAAGACAGTAAGGGCCGAATGGGCATTAAGCTATGATGGTAAAAGTGGTAATGATGATAATACATTCGATGTACCAAAGGAATTATATACAAAACATGTATATATAAAAAGTGGAAACAGTTCATTTAAGAGAATAAAACAAAGTGATAACAAAGCAATAGTTTTTGAAAGTTTATATTTAAAATAAAAAATATGGAGAAATTATGTACAACCTTGGAACAATCCAAAAAACTCATTAAGTTAGGGATTAGTGCTGACACTGCTGATATGAGATATGGATATATTGCTCCGTATGATTATTCTGACAGAATGTTTGACGGAGGCTATGATGAAGTACCTTATCCAAAGGATTTTCTGAAATTGAATGCTGATTTCTCAGAAAATGAGTATGAAAGTTATTTTCCTGCATGGAGTCTTGTAGCTTTGTTGAATATAATGCCGAAATGTATAACAATTAAGGTAACTGAACACAGCGCATATTTCTATTTCCTTGAATGGCAATTTGCCAATGACAATTCTTTGAGATATGTCGGGCATGATGGAAAATGCCTTGTGGATATATACAGTGACCATGATGATGATAAATATAAAGATACTATTGATACGGCAGTGGAAATGATTATTTGGTTAAAAGAAAACGGAAAAATATAATGACAAAGGAAATTGAGGAATTTATACTTTTAAATGATAAAGAAGATAAAATGTTTTTAAATAATGCGGAAAGGGAAATGTTTATCATATTATCTGACCAAATCTGCATGCTGTTTGAAGAACATAATAAAGAAAGATATTTTGATAAGTTAAAACTAATTAAGGATTTCTACAATAAGATATTTGTCTTTACGGTAAGACCGTTGATGGAAAACAACGAAAAACTGATGAAAGAACTTGAGCTACAGATGAAATACGGCACAAGAATCACATTATTGCCGGAAGAAATTGACAAAATAATAGCAAATATATGACAAAGAAATTTTGGAATAATTGGAAAAGTAGGCTCGGTGATACTAAGCAAATTTACCTTTGCCGTCAAAAAACAAAGTGGTCTGATTATGAAAATAATTTACACTATTCAAAGAGGTTATTAAATGACCATATTGGCGAAAGAATACTTTCTTATAAATTCAATGGTAATACTGTTGATTTGGTGATTGAAAGAAAACGTTATGTTGATGACGGTCATTTTAATTGGCATTATAATATTGAAAATGAATACATTACTATAAAAAGAAAGGATATAGTATCTGTTAGTTTTGGAAAAATTAAATATTAAGATATGTGTTATACAATCAAGAAACTTTACAAGACATACGGTAAACGGAAAATCCAAGTATATGACGGTAAAAAACTGTTTGGCACTATTTCTAACGCATGGGGATGGATATGCATTGACCCAGTAGAAAGAGGCGAAGGGAATGATTACAAAAATAATGTATTCAGCCGGGTTTTTATTAAAAACCATGATATTCTCCGAAAAATTGCAATGGAAAATCTTTGGTGGTTGCTTCATTCAGACCACATTAACGAAGAATATACTGAACAGGAAGCATGGGAAGAAAAAATTAAGAATTGGGATAGAGGAATTGTAGCATTTCATTCAGATAATGAATCAGTATTTTTCCCAGGTGAAAAGGAAATTGCGTTAAATTCAATTAATAATAAATAATATAACAAATACAATGAATAGATTAGAAGAAATATGGCAAGCCTTTCAGAAATATAAGTCAGTAACCGAAACTGGTAGTCTATCTGAAGGTGATTTTATTGCAGGCGCTGAATGGTCCGATGAAAATCCAAGGACTGATATAATACCACGAGGCTCAATATCACATATAAGGATAATATTGGTTAATAAGTTCTGTGATATTGCTAAGAAATATAGCAACTGTACCATTGACGAAGTTCCTGAAATGAAAGAAGCCTTTGACATGGCGGATATGTTTGATAAGGCTTGTGAGTACGCTGGATATAAGTTTAATAATAATAAAGGAATTTACGAATTTAAATAGTATAAATTATGAAAGTATATATAGTAGCAAGACCCTATGATGAGATTGAGGAATTTATTCCTATGTATGTAACAACGTATGAAGATAAGGCTCGTACATTTTTAAAGTGGTATAGTGATGAATCCATTCAAATGGTCATTTTCTCTAAAGAGTGGAATCCTGAAGACCCAAAAGGTTCACCAAATATTCTATTCAACTATCTTGATGGAGATTTGACATATAAACAAGATATGACTGAAAAGAATACTTTGTATGGTAAGTATAAAGAATGGCTTGAATTGGATGAAGAAGAAGCAGAAAAATATATGTTTGGCGACCCAGATGAAGACAAAGATGAGAATGGAATGTTGAACGTTAAAATTTGGAATTTGGATAAAGATGAGTAGGTTTACAAAACGTCGCAAGGCTGCACGGCAAGAAAAGGAAGAAAAACAGCGTAGATTGGAAGAAAATTTAAAGAAATCTGAAAAAACATGTAATGACATTCTGAAGGTCTGTGATTATATTAATAAAAATCATCCGGAATTTGATTCGTTAGATGGAGATAAACGTGTAGAACTTTTTGGCGAAATTTTTAATAATATGCATAATGAGACATAACTACAAAGAACCATATTGGGCAAAATATGTACCAAGTTGGAAGAAACCACCGAAGTATATTCCTCCTAAAAGAGAATATAAACCATTGCAACATTGTAATGGTTGCACAGCGACATGTGAATATTTTGGCTATACAGAATACGAGAAATCGTATTTATGCCCCTATTATGATTTGCAATAAATAAGAAAATAATAGGTTTTTATAATTTTTAACGAAAAATATTTGGTACTTTCATTTTTTTGTAGTACCTTTGCAAACGAAAATAGAAAGATAACCTCGTCTAAGGGTAAGTGCAGGGGTTTGACACACAATGTACATTTGTGAAAAGGGTTGTCTGTGAGGCAAGTAAGGAAAGTGCAACGCCACCCTAATTAGTCTTTCTTTTTTAAATATAGAATAAAAAATTTCTTTTAATAATAACAAATTAAATAGTGATAGATTATGGCAAAGTTTAATTCAAAGAAAGAGGCTACAAAGCCAACCGTAATTAATGAGATGGGCGAGAAGGCTTTTGAACTTACCGCAAAGGAAAATCTCGTACAGAGTGTGTTAACCTCATTCCTTCAGGGACAGTACTATGAGAGTGAGTCTGAGGAAGTAAAGAAAATTCTTGATTGTGTAGATAAGGTTGACCCATTGTTCGTGGCAAAACTTGCATTGTATGCACGTAATGAGGGTAATATGAGGTCATCAAGCCATTTGCTTGGTGCTGCATTGGCAAAGTATATTGCCGGTCAGAATTATGCCGCACGTTTCTATAACAAACTCATTGTCCGTCCGGATGATATGTCTGAGGTGCTTTCATGCTATGGTTCGTTGAACGGCATGAATATTACTGATAAGTCACTTCGTAGGATTCCAAACTCTATTAAGAAGGGATTCAAGGCTGCACTTGAGCGTCTTGATGCTTATCAGATTGACAAATATAAGATGAATAGCCGTCAGGTGAAACTCATCGACCTTGTTAATCTGTTGCACCCAACGCCAACACAGAAGAATAAGGAAGCTTATAAGCGTCTTATTAACGGTGAGTCTCTTGCTGACCTTTATGAGAGTAAGGTACTGGAGAAGGAAATGTCAAAGGGTGGCCAGACAGCCAAGACTGAGGAAGAGAAGACTGCTGCAAAGGAGGAAGCAATCTCTACCGTTCTTGACAATGTTAAGGGTATGCCTATTTTCAATCTGCTTCGTAACCTGCGTAACATTATCCTCTATGCGCCAAACCGTATAGACGATGCTATTGCACAGTTGACCACAAGGGAAAAGATTGTCAATTCAAGATTGCTTCCATTCCGTTTCGCAACTGCATACACAGAAATTGAGAACATGAGTTATGAGGCAAAGAAGCCATCATCTTCAATCGCTTTGGAAAGCGAAATCAGTAAGATGAAACTCACTCAGAATGAGTTTGCCGCTATTAAAGCAAAGGTTCTTAATGCTCTTGAAGATGCACTTGAGTATGCTTGTGAGAATATTCCGGAGTTTGATAACGGCACATACATCTTGGTAGACTCGTCAGGTTCTATGCGAGGGGACATGGGTGGTTCTTCCCGTGTATCTGCATTTTCAAAGACTACCACTTCAATTATTGGTTATTTGTTTGCTGCAATGGTCGGATGGAAGCAGAAGGATATCTATATCGGCTTGTTCGGTGATAGGCTTATTCCAGTGGAAGTTGACCGTTCTAAGAGGATGCTCGATTTCTGTAACTACATGAACAGTAAGGGTGGCTCATGTGGTGGTGGTACAGAGGCTGGTATTTATGACTTCCTTCGCCAGTGCATTAAGGAGAAGAAGAAGGTGGATAACGTAATCGTCTTCTCTGACTGTCAGATTGGTTCCGGTGCAGAGACTGCATGGTATGGCACAGATAGTAGTGACCGTAGTGGACGCTTCCAGGACTTGTTCAAGGAGTTCAAGAAGATTAACCCAATGTGTAACTTCATTGTGTGCAATCTTCGTTCGGCTAAGGGTAACTCAGTATTCCACAAGTCACAGAGAATACTTAACATCGCTGGTTGGAGTGAGAAGATTTTCGATGTGATTAAGTCCAACACCGTTGGTATGGATGCAATCATCAAGAAGATTGAAGCCATCGAGATATAAGGCTGAATATTCAGTAGAATAGTTGACTGAGGCTATTTGCAAGAGAATAGCTGCCACAGGCCGGTGAAAGCAATAGGAGATAATTACGTAATAATACCTATGGGCGTACACCTATTAAGAGAAAATAAAAGTTAGAACTAGGCTGTTTCTAGCAACTATTCTTTCCTTTTTCAGAAAAATATCCTATATTATTAATATACAACTTTTAAAATTTAAATCCTATGAGTAAGAAGTTATTTAAAAATCTGATGGCTCAGAAGCAGTCTGAGTTCAGAAAGTGGGCAAGCAGATATGGTCTTACATTTAAGACTACTTCAGAGATGGAGCGTGAGCGTTCTGTACGTGAGAAGGAACAGGAACGTGTTGGTTCACAGCGTGGTGATAATGCACGTGGTGGACGTGGTAATAAAAACCATAAAATGCGTAACCATGCATAATGAGCAAGTATTTACCCCATCTTGGATGGTGAGGCTTATGCTTGATAAATTGCAGTATTCTGGAAACGGGGTACTGCAAAAGCATATTATAGATAATAGTTGTGGTAAGGGTGCATTCTTAACCAATGTAGTAGATAGGTACTGTAAGGCTTATATTGCAGCCAATGGTTCTGAAAATGGGCTTAAACATGAACTTGAAACATATATTCACGGAATTGAAGTTGATGAAGCATGTTGGGGAATAACAATTGTTGAACTTAACAGAGTTGCCTTAAAATACAATATTGAAGATGTCAATTGGAATATAATTAATGGTGATGCACTTGGGATTAATTCATTTGATGGTAAAATGGATTATGTTGTTGGTAATCCACCTTATTGCAAGGTACATGACTTTGGTGACAAATATGATTTAATTAAGAAATATTCATTTGTACAAGGTGGAATGCCTGATTTATATCTTGCATTTTTTGAGATTGGCATCCATATGTTGAATGAAACCGGTAAGTTAATCTATATTACACCAAGTACATGGACGGTAACTGTTGCAGGAAAAACGTTTAGAAAATACCTAATTGAAAACAATACACTATCTGATGTAATTGTTATGGAGCATGAACAGATATTCCCGGAGGCAACCACATTTACAATGATTACACAGATTGATAATTCCAAGAAAGATATAAAGGAGGATTATAATAAGGTAACATTATATAAGTATAATCCTAAAACCGTTGATTTTGATTATATTGCAACAAGACCATTATCATTGTTTACCGTTGGGGAAATGTTCTGTTTTGTAGGGGATACAGATACATTAAACCTTATGAAAGGGGTTAATAAGCATGAATATGATGATATTATCAAGGTTAAGAACGGATTTGCAACATTGAATGATAAATTATTCATTATCGATGAGAATATACCGGAAACAGACCCAAGATTTGTTGCAAAGGACTATATCATGGTTATTAAGGCATCAACAGGTGAACAGAAATGGGCAATTTTCCCTTATAATATGCAGAAAGACATGAAACCGTTCAAATTCGATGAGTTAAGTGAATATGCAAGAAACTATCTTCTTGAAAGAGCAAATGAACTGCATTTGGAAGAGCAAGGCAGAATGAAAGGAAAATGGTGGCTCTATGGACGGACTCAAGCAATTAATGATGTTGCAACAGGAATGAGATATTCTGTCAGCCCGATTATCAGTTGCAAGGAAGATGTAATTGTTAAGTATGTATTTTCCGGTATGGGTGTATATGGCGGAGTGTTTGTAATACCAAATGGAACAGAACTTGATTTTGACGTTGAGGAATGCCTGAAGACTGATGAGTTTATCAGTTATGTGAAAGCACTTGGCAGATTTAAAAACGGTGGTTATTATACATTCTCATCAAAGGAATTACAGAATTATCTGAATTATAAGTATAAACAAAGCAGAATGTAATTGGTATTTTAGATTAATTCATATATAAAAAGAGAGCATTGATATTTTTTTCTTTGCTCTCTTTCTTTTTAGAATTGTTTACTATATTTTTACAATAAAAATTTTTCTTAAATTTATATTTTTTTCTTTCTGATAACTTGTTTCTTTTTGTATGAAACTATATATTTATCTAATGAAGTCAGGTAGAAAACGCCGGCATTCTTGCCAATTTCTGATGGAATCTATATTCCGAGAGTATACGCTGACATACAGAGATATATGCTTGCTATGCTGCATTTTTTTACTTGGTGGAAATAACATTTAAAATAAAATATTTTACATATTATATCAAACATGGTAAATTCATTTTGCAAGGCTGAGGACTATCAGCAAATACTTAACGTAAGGGAAAACGTGTCTATTATCCGTTTTTCAAAAGAACCAATTATGGAACCTGTATATGAGGGAGAAGGCGAAGATATGCACCCAACAGGTGAATACGTAGACTCAGGCCTCGTTAAATTCACAGAGGAAACTATTATCGGTGAACTGACACCGGAGAAAATCATTGACGTAAGACTTCATGAAGTAGACGTATATGATGCTTCAGAGGATGTAAACCTCATCTTCGTGAACGGTAAACCAATGTGGTTCGACAAGGTGACACGTACATGCATCAGCTATTCAATGCAGATTGAGAAAGAAGCAGGTAATACAACTACTACCCTCTATGATAATGACGGTACTGCATACGTACTCCCAATCGATGATGCACTTAGCATGTTTGGAGCAGTTGAACTCTATGCAAAGGCTTGCTATAATAAGACACAAGAACATAAGGATAACCTTAAAGCACTCACTACCGTACAAGAGGCACTTGACTATAATATCAAGACCGGATATCCTGAAAAACTCAAATTCACTACCCCACAGGAAAGTGAATAATAGATAGTTTCATACAAAAACCATATTTTTAAAATAATATTATATTAATATAACAAGGGAATAAAATGCCAAACGTAAACAATAATATAATTACAAAAGATTGGATGGATGTACATGATGCGGTATTGACTTCCAAACTTAAAGGATTGGCCGATGCACAGATAGTCCTAACTCTTGATGCTGCTCCGGCAAATTGGGAAACCTATACTACCTATACAATCGGTACAGGGGCATCTGCCGAAGTACATGATTTCAAGGAAGGTGATGAGGTTAGAGTACCGGACACAGGTGCTGTCAATGGCTTCTCCTATTATAAGCTTATTAAATTCACCGGAACTGGTAGTAATAAAACTGCTACATGGGTGAAAATCGGTGATGGCACTGGTGACTATAGAGGAACTATCAAGGTAACACTGCAAGCAATTGTTAATAATGCACAAGCGTCAGGCGATGACCTTAATGGACTTACCGTTAGTGTACAGAACGTTACAGGTAGCGAAGCTGCTATTGTAAAGACATGGGCGGGTAGTGAATTGGTATTCAATCAATTGACACCAATGAAGGAATACCTTATTACCGTACAGACAAAGAACGATACATATGTAACGAAAATCGGTGGCAATGTTGGTAATACTTATACTGTTGCATCATTGGGTATCGCACAGGAAGTATCAAAGACATTCCAATATTTTGCAGAACAATATACAATATCAATTGACAGTAACCAAATTGATAAGACTGATATTGCCAATGCAAAGGTTATATATAATGAAACACAATATGCTAATGGTGCTTCATTCAAAGTGCCACTTGGAACAACTATTGCAGTTGACGGCGAAAGTCAAAACGTAACAGCAACTGACTTGACAAGTACTGGTTATTCATGTGCATTGTCACTTACTAACCATGTTATTAATGCGTTGTACAGTACTGAGGTTTTATCAATTACTTCTGTAACCTCTGATAAGGCCGGTGATGATTTCGCTGGTGTCACATTTACTGTAAATAATGTTACTAAAACCTATGGTACCGATACACTTACATGGAAAATACCATACGGTAATAGCGATATAGTTACAGCTGATAGAACAGGATTTAGTGTTACTATTACTAAAACACCTAATACAGATAAAGCTGACTCGGTATCTAAAACTGCAACAATCGCATATGAAGAAATGAAAAACGGAGTGTTCGCATATTATTCAAACGGCGATATGAAACCACTTGCACAAGCAGATAACACTGCAATTGGCGTAGCTGTTATTGATGATGATGCATGCTTTGTAATCGGAAAAAATACTACACAGTTAGCATTTGGTGGATACGGTACAGTTAATTTAACAGGTACTGCAATGGTAACAACTGATAGTACTACTGCTAAAACTGACTTTGACGGCTATCGTAACACATCAAGAATAATGAATGCACTGAAAGACCAAGCAGGCAATGGTTCAAGTCCTTATCCTGCAACTACCGGCGCTCCTGCTGCTGAATGGTGCAGAACACAATTCAATGGAGAAGGTTATCTGCCTTCATTAGGTGAAATGAATTTTGCTTATCAACATAAAGCTGACATTGATGCAATGATGACCGCTATTGGCGGTACTGCAATGGGAACAAATTACAGCCATTGGACATCAACCCATTATAATACAACGCAGTACTCGTGGAGGCTTAGTTGGAATGGTGGCTATGCGAATTACGGCAACCGTTATACCAATAGCTACTACGTGAGGGCGTTCCAAGCTCTTAAAACTTCAATTACTTTAAATCTTTCTGCAACGGGTAGTTCATCTATCGGTGGGCAAACCGTACTTGTGTCCGACAAATTAGGTAATGTACAAACAGCAACATCTGATAGTAATGGTCAAGTGACATTTAGCAACGTTGCATGTGGACAGGTATTTGTTAGCGTTAAAAAATGCTTGGTTAACTCAAATCGTACAATTAAGGTGTCACCAAACAATAAAGTATTTACTATTGGGTTCAGTATCCCTAATGTAGGCCTATACTACTATAGCCTTGATAAAAATGGCAATGGCGTATTATCACCAAGTTCAGCAACCAATGCAATTGGTGTGGCTGTTGTAACAAGTAACTGTGCATTTGTTATTGATAAAAATGATTTATCCGCAGCAAAGGGAGGTACAGGTATTGCATGGGGTGGTTATCAAGTTGATTTAAGCAATATTGGTGTAATGGTAACAGATAATAGTACAACTGCCAAAACGGACTTCTCTGGTGAGGAAAATACTGCCAAGGTTATAAATGCATTGTACCAAGTACAAGGTGCTGCATACAACACTTATCCTGCAACGTATGGTGCTCCTGCATTGGAGACATGTACCACTGCATTTAATGGTAAAGGCTATATGCCATCACTTGGTGAATGGAATGCTGCATACAGCAATAAATCAACGATTGACTCTATGATGCAGAATATTAGTGGATATACAGCAATTAAAAGTGGATACCATTGGGGTAGTACAATATATAATGCTACGCAGGGCTCGTGGATTCTTTATTGGAATCTTGGCAATTCGGATGGCCTCGACCGTTATAACTATAGCAGCTACGTGAGGGCGTTCCAAGCTCTTTAAAACTTTATTCTCCCCAACCAGGGGAGAATATTTTTTACTTTATTTAGGCTGTATTTGTTTTTTAACGCTCTTAATTGGTGAACTATCCACGTCTAAAAGTAAGGTACTTTTTGCAAATTTTGTTAAAAATACTTAAATAAAAACATTTTTTGTGAAAAATATTTGTATATATGCAGAAAAAGTATTACCTTTGCACAACAAAATTAAACATTAATACTTTTAAAAAGTAAAATTCGATGGCAAAGACTAATACATTATCCGTATATAAAGTTACGGAGGAACTAACAACAAGAGTTTACTTACTTATTGGTAATTATAGTAAAAAATTTAAACATACCCTTGGTGATAAAATATGTGAAGGATGTATAGAATTACTTAGTTATATAACATATGCTAATAGGTCAGAAGAAATTGCTGTACGCATAAAGTATTTGAATGATTTTCTTTTAAAATTTGAAATTGTAAAAAATCAATTAAGATTATCTTATAAACTTAAATGTATAAGTTTAAAACAAATGACTGATATTTCTGTTTTAATCAATGACGTTGAAAAACAGATTGTTAGTTGGAAGAAATTTAGTAAAACTAAGGAAAATAAATAGATAAAAAATTTTTGTCAGAATCATTGAAGTTACGGCGACAATGAGTGAACGTTTACTATTAAAAAGAGGGGTGTGCACTGTAAACCTTTAATATTAAGGAGCAGTTAAGTGAATAGTTACACCATGAAAACGCAGAACTCGTGGAAACTTAATTGGAATAATGGCAATACGAATAACAACAACCGTTATAACAATAACAACTACGTGAGGGCGTTCCAAGAACTTTTTATAGTAGATATTAAGAGCCACTATATTTCAAATAATAGTGGCATTTTTTTTATTAACAATTTTGTTTAATAAAAAAAAAAATAATATTATGGTGGCATATGAAGACATATTTGAAGCATATTTTGAATGCAGAAAAAAGAAAAGAGGTAAAAAAACTTCTTTAGAGTTTGAAATGAGTTATGAGGCAGAATGCGTATCTTTAGCAAATGAAATAAATAATCGTACATATGAGATTGGTACATCTATAGCATTTTTTGTGCAAAGACCAAAGAAAAGAGAAGTCTTCGCCGCCAATTTTAGAGACCGTGTTGTCCATCATTGGTTAGCGTTAAGGCTTGAACCTTTATTTGAAAATTTGTTTATTGAAGACACATATAGTTGCAGAAAAGATAAAGGTACGCAATATGGCATTAAATGTTTAAAAGAAAAAATTGAACATTTAAGTAATAATTATACTGAAGATTGTTATGTTTCAAAATTTGATTTACAAGGCTTTTTCATGTCAATTGACAAGGAAATTCTTTGGACAAAATTAAAACACTTTATAGAAGAAAACTACAAAAACACTGTTGATTTTGATGATGTATTATGGGTAACAGAAAAAATAGTCAAGCATTGTCCGGAGAAAAACTGTATAAAACGTTCTCCTGAAAGTTGGTGGATTGGTTTCCCCGAAGACAAGTCATTATTTACTTGTGGTGAAGGGAAAGGCCTTCCAATTGGCAATTTAACATCTCAACTATTTGCTAATTTTTATATGCATGAATTTGATGCAATGATGGTAGAAAAATTTGGAGACGGGTATGGCAGATATGTTGATGACTTTTTCATAATTGCTAAAGATAAACAAGAGATATTGAATTTTATAAATCCAATGAAAAAGTTTCTTTTTGAAAGACTGCATGTAAAGCTTCATCATAAAAAGATGTATTTGCAGCATGGGTCAAAAGGTGTTAAATTCATTGGGGGTGTTGTCAAACCAAAACGTATTTATACGGGTAATGAAACCATAACCAACTTCTGTAATGCCATTGATGACATTAATAAAAATTATCGTAAATATACAATTGAAGACATTGTATGCCGTCTTAATAGTTATTTTGGTTTTTTGAGACACACTAAAAGCTTTAATATAAGAAAAAGAATGTTTTTAAAACTTAATTTAAAAGTTACTAGTAAGCTTTATTGCAGAGGCTTTTACGAAAGTGTTGTAATTAAAAAACAGTTTAAAAAGAAAAATAAATTAAAAAATAAGATAAGAAGTTTAATAAAGAATAGTGTTGAATTTTAAAATTTTTATGTCACTCCTATATATTTATAATATATAATTTATAAAATTATGAAACAGAAAATACTAATTAACGAAAAACAGTTGCATAACATAGTAAAAAGAACTGTGAATAATGTCTTGAAAGAATGGGACGATGTTAATGATGAGTCATATCGTGAAAAAACGTTTATTGACGATTTATATAATATACGTGCATATATTGATGCTGCAATAGAGGATGCTGAAAAAGGTAAATATACGCAAGAGAATGGAAGCTGGTGGCTAAAGCGTTTATATGATAATTGCAAGAGCTTTATCAGTAATTATGATAAGGTTTTTAATTTTTCTTAAAAAAACTTGATACTTTTTGAAAACTACTCTATATTTATTTTTAAAATTAACCAAATAAAAATGCAGAAATCTTACATCAGCGCATCAGCAAGCAGACAATGGCTTCAGGGAACCACAACAAGTTGTTCTCCGATTAATAGTGCGTTGTACGATAATTTTGTGCCAGCATTTGAACATGGTTTAGATTATGATAAAATTGAAAAGGGTATAAAGCAGCGAAAAAAGAAAATATTAAATGTAGCCGCATAGAAACATTCCGATTTAAAACTCAATATATTTTCCCCAAAGCTGTGATGAAGACCCTAAAAAAGTAAAAATCACGGCTTTTTTATATTATAATAAGGTGTATTCCTTAAAAAACATTAAATGGGATAAAAAAGTTGAGAAAATATTTGGATATTTCAAAATTAGTTAGTACCTTTGCATCGCAATTCAGAAATAATACTTCTGATAAAGCGAAAAACGGAACAATGAGGCAGAAATACCGAATGTAAGTTTCCAAAAAGAGTTCTTTGACATATTGGGACAACAAAATAAAGCAAAAAAATCAATGCGGAGAGGATTGGTGAAAAACCACATTCATTTTTGTCTATAAGGTGACGAATTGGGGTCAGGTAGTCAGTAATTACAAGCCCACCTTACGGGATGAGCCTATAAACAAACAAAATGAATTAGTTCAGTAAATATAAGATAGAAATATCTAACAGAATTCCAAATTGGTGAAATGCGTCTTTGGTGTAATGGTTGCATATCTGATTTCCAATCAGAAGGACAGGTTCAATTCCTGAAGACTGCTCTCTTTTGCATATCATAGGTAGTTTCTTCAAAATTCGGTGGAAATCCTTCCCTTCAAACCTGCAATTTATAATGTGTGGCTTAAGTATGGCGGAGGAACCACAACACTAATCAATAATGTGCAAGGATAATACCGAGTTAAATTGAGATAATGACCTCCTTAATTGGACTGGGAAAGTTAAAAGCTTTTTATCTTATAGTACCTAAGTTGAAATTTATATAGTAGAAAAGCGGAGCACGTGTGAATCGGAGGTAACCAGTTCTAGTAGAAGCACTTCATCGTGTGGGCTGGGCATAAATGAGGAGATACTACTATGTAACTTGCAAGAATTTCAATAAGGTAATTTCAGACTACAACAAACAAAGAATAGAGGAATAGCAATTTGCTATAAACTCCACTGTCAACTGACAGGAAGTAGGCTTTATTGTACAAACCACTTTGTTTGGCTATGATATGCAATCTTTAGAAAATATATAGAACAAGTACAGACCACTGAGTAGGAACTGGGGAAGTGATAGGTAAATGCTAGCTTCATATTTATCATGTAGACGGACTCAAAGCAGTACCGACAGCCCAGTGAAAGGTGTTGGTTAGGATAAGGAGTTATCCAATACGTGAAGAGCAGCGTATTTCGTGAGAAGCCATAAGCAGGAACACAACAAATGCCGTAAAACAGCGCAAGTGCCTAATAGCGGGTTTCCTGATTAAATCTGAATAGATGATAAAAGGTTGCAAAAGTCTGTACCTCGTAAATTTACTTGTTCTTTTGAATGCTTGGATAGCTCAGAGGCAGAGCATCGCACTGTTAATGCGAGGGTCGGGATATCGTAATTCTCTCCAAGCGCAAAATATTTTTGTATTAAAAACTCCGAGGGTTGGAAGATGGTTGGACTTACGGCAAATGCTAGGAACCTGATGAACCGTAAGTCAAAGGTGTGTTGTAGGAGTTGCAGGTGAAACGGACAACAGTGTAGGAGTTTTTTTATATGTGGCAGTAACTCAGTTGGTAGAGTGCCGGACTGAATACAGAGTAAACTGAAAAATCAAACTTCGTATTGGTTGAGTGGCTGAAACTTTTAAACATTGGTTCGAATCCAATATACGAAGCAAATCCGGTTGTCGGTGGTTCAAATCCACCCTGCCGCACATTTATATGAAAAAAAAACGTTCGAAACTTGTTTATTCAACTATTTATTAGTATATTTGCAATATATTAGTAAAAAAATGAAAATGATTGATATTACAAGCGACGAAAACAAGAGAGAAATTTACAAATTATTTGATTCTTTTAATAAAAAAGAAGACATATACAATTATTTTGGAATAAGTCATAATAGCTATGGTGTTAAGTATGTTAATGCTATTGCATTAGAGATTAATTTTGATTTAAATATTTATCATAAAAGACGTTTTCCGGAAAGATTTTGTTTAAATTGTGGAAAAAAATTAAAAAAAGGACAAAAGAAATTTTGTGGCCATTCTTGTTCAGCCTCATATAATAATGCTACAAGTGCAAAAGTTGTTAATAAGAAGAAAAAACAAGTAAAAAGTCGGGTAAACAAACAAAATAAATGTAAAGTATGTGGAAAAATAGATTGTTTACATACAGGCGTTTGTAATCATCATTCTTTAAATTGGTTTGATAATCTTATATATTTCGGTTTTGATAAAACGAAGTTAGGAACTGATGGCGTTTTTAATGAATATGAAAATGTAAAAAAGAAAATTTCAGATGAATATAAAAATGGTTTGTCTGTATCTGCAATCAAAGAAAAATATAATTATCAGGGTTCAACTGAACGTCTTGTTCATGTTATGAAAAACATGGGAATTAATTTACGTTGTTTATCTGATGCTTTGCGTAAAGCCATTAGCGAAAAACGTTGTAAATTGCCAGAAGTTATGAAACAATTTAATTATGGGTGGCATAATACATGGGATGGATACAAAGTTTTTTATCGCAGTTCATATGAATATGATTTATGCAAATATTTTGATGACAGAAAAATACACTATGAAATGGAAAATTTAGTAATTGAGTATTTTGACACCATTTTAAATAAAAAGCGTTATGCGTTACCAGATTTTTATATTGAAAAAGAGAATAAAATTATAGAAGTTAAATCAAGAGTGACATTTGTTAAACAGAATATGATAGATAAAATGAAACGTTATATAGAGTTAGGGTATGATGTTTTATTAAATTATGAGCATAAAATGTATACCTTTGATGAAATGCTTAAAATTGAAGAATATAAGTATAAGATTTAAATAATTTGGGAGGTTATTCCGTAAGTGGTAGCGGGGCTGACTGTATACAGAGTAAACTGAAAATCAAATTTTAGTTTGGCTGAGTGGTTGAAAGCTAAGGCACTAAGTGCTGAGTGAATTTACACTCACATTCGCCGGTTCGAATCCGACAACTAAAACAAATCAGCTGCTTAACGGCTCGGGTGGTTCGACTCCATCACCTCCCACATAATTTTTCATAACTAATGTTTCTGATTGAATATGTTACAGAAAATTAAAGAAAAATATAAACGATACAAAAGGTTAAAAGGACTTAGAACATATCGTAAGTTAAGAAACACTTTTGATACTGAATATGGAAAATTCCTTGCTTATATGTATTATGTCGGTGGTGAAGGAAAATTAGAAGACTTATATAAGTTATTTAATCCTGAAATAATTAGACGTGCTTGGTTTGCCGGATATTTTAACGTCTATGATAAAAATTTAGGGTGGAAAGACCATCTGTACAATACAGATGTATATAAAAAATATGATAATGGAAAAAAATAAAATTCAGACCCGATGTTTTGCTGTGTCAGAGTAAATAAACAGTAGGTGGGATATGGTATGTCACCTTGATAGAAGAAACAGAGAGAAACTGTGCTAATATCAGAATAAACCATTAATACTAGTTAAGGGTAATGAGGTTTTGTAGGTAAGGAAACCGCCGCACTAAGTTTGGAAACAATAAATAAGAACTAAGTGAAATGGTAAGTTGGTTTATGGATTTCCAACGTAAATTTAGCCCATTCATCTAGCGGCCTAGGATACATGCCTCTCACGCATGTCACAGCAGTTCAAATCTGCTATGGGTTACAAATTATTTTGGGGGCGTAGTTCAGTTGGCTAGAACATCTGCTTTGCAAGCAGGGGGTCGTGGGTTCAAGTCCCACCGTCTCCACCAACTTGATTAACAAATGGTTATACAGATGCTTAGTTCAGTTGATTAGAATATCGGTCTCCAAAATCGAGGGTCGGAGGTTTGAGTCCTTCAGCATCTGCAAAAACGGGATATGAGGTTTAATGGTAGCCTGCGTGCTTTGGGAGCATGTCGAGTCAGTTCGAGTCTGGCTATCCCGACAAATATGGTCGGTTCGACAAGTTGGTTAAGTCGTCGCCCTTTCAAGGCGGAGTCACGGGTTCGAGTCCCGTACCGACTACTTTCATTTTCGCCTCCTTGGGTGAGTGGCCGAGCCACCGGTCTGCAAAACCGGGTACCCCTGTTCGAGTCAGGGAGGAGGCTCATTAAATTATATTTGCCGGTGAAGCACAATGGTTGTGCAACTGATTTGTAATCAGTAGGCTGTGGGTTCGACCCCCATCACCGGCTCAAAGAATGGCTTCATGGGGGAATTGGTAGACCCGGCAGACTTAAAATCTTCTGGCCAGTATGGCCGTCCGGGTTCGAGTCCCGGTGAAGCTACTGAATAATGGGTATTTAGCTCAGTGATAACTGTTGGCATAATTCAGTAGGTTAGAATGTCACGCTGATACCGTGAATGTGGGTGGTTCGAGTCCATCTGCCAACACTTTTTATAGTGCGTTAGTTCAGTAGGTTTAGAATGCCACACTGTCACTGTGGAGGTCGCCGGTTCGAATCCGGTACGCACTGCTTATAATATTTAAATTTTATGGAATATAATGTAGATGATATTAAAAAGTCAAAACCAAATCAAAGTTTTGAATTTATTTGTAAAAATTGTGGCTGTTCATTTTATCGTACAAAACGTGACATTTCTAAAAATAAATATGAACTTCCAATGTTTTGTAGTTGTAAATGCAGAGGTGAATGGAAAAGTAAAAATCGTACCGTAAATGTTAAATGCAAATATTGTGGAAAAGAATTTAAAATTTTACTCAGTGATTATAATAGAAGCAAAACAAAACATTTTTTCTGTTGCCAATCTCATTCGGCATCGTATACTAACAGATATAGAAATAACGATAAAAAAATGAAAGATGTAGTATGGAAAGGTGGTAAACATAAAAAAGGATATAATGCTTGCCCTCGCTGTGGTAAACTAAAATCTTATACCGCTGAATTATGCAGAAAATGTTGCATTGAGTTGAAACATGAAAAAATAAAATTAAAGACCCTTGGCTATTATATAGACGGACATAAATATTTGACTATTAAATGTAGTGAAATAAGAAAGGACGCTAGAAGAACAATTGAAAACAGTAATAAATTAAAACATTGCTGTTTTTGTGGAAACAATCATGAATTTGATGAGATTCTTGACGTACATCATATAAAAGGCATATTAAAATTTCCTAGTTCTGCCACTATTGGTGAAATTAATAATATAGATAATTTAATGTGGGTTTGCCCTAGCCATCATAAGATGTTAGAGAAAGGTTTAATTACACTGACTCCGTAGCTCAGTTGGTAGAGCACAACACTTTTAATGTTGGGGTCCCGGGTCCGAGTCCCGGCGGGGTCACTGAATTAATATGGGACAGTTGGCCGAGTGGTTAGGTGCATGTTTGTGGCACATGTTTACGTTGGTTCGAACCCAACACTGCCCCCATAATTGCACCATTGGTGTTAGTGATTAGCATATCAGACTTCCAATCTGAAGGGGACAGTTTGAATCTGTTATGGTGCTCTAATTTGCAGTATTCGTATAGTGGTTATTACACCTGCTTGCCATGCAGGAGACGAAGTTTCGATTACTTTATACTGCTCTAATAATAGAAATTGACGATAGAGGTCTCAATGTTAAGTCCGGTAACGGATAAAAGAAGTCTTGTTGGTTAAGGAAACCAGATTCCCTTGAAAGTACGTCCGTCAATTTTTTATATGAACCTTGCAAGAAAACCCCATCCTTCAGGGTAGGGATGAATTGCAAAAAAATTCTTCGTAGGGGCATCTACGAATTGGCAAGCGGGAGTGAGACCATTGAGACTACGTGTCAAAGGGCATCCCACGCAAGCGTTGTTACACGAAGTGGCCAAGAATCCCTCAATCTTTAGGTGGGGGAGTATGTCAAGAACTAACAGAAGGAAACACCCGTATGTACTAGCGGGAGAAGTTACCGTAGGCAACCAATCTGAGGTTGAGATACATATCCGATTTGTATTGTAATTGGAGGTGGTTATTCATTAGTATGGATGTGTAGGATTAGAGTTGTACGGGATAGTGGAATGTATGTTTTTAAGTATAAGTTGAAATTAATTCAGCAATGTTGATGCAATGAAGATTATCATTGAAATCTGAGTTTATGCAGCGGTGGCCATGTAATTGCATCAGTAGTGAGTCAAACGACACTATGGTCAAATTGTTGAATTTACTTGCAAGGATTTCGACTTTTTTTGATATGGTTTTACTCTGACTTCGAGTACTGGCAATTCGGCAGAAAGCATTTATATGTTGTTAGATGCTATAGAGTGATAATGGTGGGAGTCCATGATGTCGTTTTGTGTTATCTACTGCTTGGAGAACTCTAATTAAAACTATTTTTGCTTTATTATATAAATGAAAACATAAGCCTAATTGGTAAGGCAGTGGTCTTGAATTTAATTCGAGTGCTATGGCGAGAAATCCCATAGTAGAATCTCCCTAAAACGGCGGAAGTCCTCAGAAGTGGGCATAAGTTGTGTGAGATATGTACATTCACACCACCTAAACAATAATGGTGGAGGATAATACCGTGCTAAATTGAGAGACTATACCTTCAAATAACTTTGATGTTCATAAGGTTAAGTTTGGGTAAACAAGTTAGCCTCATAAAAGTGTCGAGAGTATATAGGAGATACCTAAGTTGAAATTTATAATGAAACCTAGAAGTGCGAACATCCAAGAAAGGTCAGTAGCTCGGTTGATTTATATCTCATGAGAATTTTAATATGGTAAAAATAAACTGTCTTCCATTTATAATGGCGGGTTGCCGGAACGGTAACGGGCCTGACTTGAAATCAGAGGCATCCTTCGGGGTGAGTGGGTTCGACTCCTACACCCGCCGCACATACTTTATTTTTTCTAAAAAAAAAACGTTCGAAATTTTGTTTTTCCGCTATTTATTAGTATATTTACAATATACATAAATAACAAAATGAGAAAACGTAATATTATAGACATTAGTACAGAGGAAAAGAAAAAAGAAGTTTACGATATTTTAAATTCGTTATCAAGTAAAAATCAAATTCATGAGTATTTTGGTATATCAGATAATAAATGTGGTTCTGATTATGTTAAACAAATTGCTTCAAAAATTGGATTTGATTTAAACATTTATAAAGAAAGAAAAAAGAAACCTATTAAATATTGTAAGCAATGTGGTAATGAAATCACAAGTAAAACAGCAAATGAATTTTGTTGTAGTTCTTGTGCCGCAACGTACAATAATGAACACCGTTCAAAAGATGTTTATGAAAATATTGGTAACAAATTAAGAAAACATCCTAAAAAGGTATGTAAAGAAAAATATTGCGAAATATGTGGTAAAAAATTAGAAGGCCATCAGCATAAATATTGCTCTGAGAGTTGTAGGAATCGAAACAAATATTTAACGCAAGGACAAGAATTTATTTGTCAAGAATGTGGTAAAATATTTAAAAGTAGAAATCCAAATAGGAAGTTTTGTTCAAATGAATGTTGTGCTAAACATAGAGGTAAAGAAACTATTGACAAGTGGATTAAAGGCGAATATTTTTTAGACCCAAATTCAAAATTACCTAAATATATAAGATTGTTTCTTTATGAAAGAGCACATTATAAATGTGAAGAATGTGGCTTTGAAGGTTATAATAAGAGAACAAATAATACTATTTTACAAATTCATCATATAGACGGAAATTGTGGTAATAACTGTAGAGAAAATCTGAAAGTTTTATGCCCTAATTGCCACGCTATGACTGAAAATTATATGGCACTCAATAAAGGAAAAAGTGCAAGGTCTAAAAGATATAAAGGAGAGAGCAACCAACAAGGAGTTGGGTCTGACTGCTAATCAGAACGTGCTATTTGTGGCATAGGTATCGTAAACCTGCCTCTCCGCAGAGTTTAACATTAAAGCAGAAAGGAAAAATTATGGAAAACAGTAAATACCCAAGAACGTTTCACGTCCCGTTCTCAGAAGGGTTACAGAATGATGACAGACGTGTTGATGACGATTGGTTTTCCTATTTGAAAGGAAAGGAACTGATTCTTAGCGAAAAATTAGACGGTGAAAACAGTTCTATATCTCGTTATGGTGTATTTGCTCGTTCTCATGCAGCACCTACAAGGAATCCTTGGTCAATAAACCTATGGGGAAATGACGGCCTTTATTGGAGAATTAAGGATTTGATTGGTGAAGATGAAATGATTTACGGTGAGAACTTATATGGTGTTCATTCGATTGAATATAATAGGTTGAAAGAATATTTCCATATGTTTGCCGTAAGGGATGAAGAGAAATGGTATTCTTGGGATGATGTTTCAGAAATGGCACAGATTCTTGATTTGCCGACTGTTCCTGTATTGGAAAGACGTTCATTTGACACAGAAGATGAATTAAAGGAACACGTATTGTATTGGATGACGCAAGGCAGTAGGTATGGTGATACTATTGAGGGTGTTGTTATCCGTAATGTTGATAGTTATCCGATTGATGAGTTTTGTCATAATGTCGTGAAGTATGTACGTAAGAATCATGTGCAAACTGACCAATTTTGGGCAAAAAATTGGAGAAAAGCGAAAATAACAGAATATTATTAATAACTTTTAACAAAAAATATTTGTAGATTCTTTGCACTGTCAAACGATGACAAAGTGTTCTTTTTATATATTTATATAATAAGAAAGGAGAAATAGAAAACACATCAAAGATGATTATTGGTTCATATAATAGCATGAGTTATCTTCAACCAGCAAATAAATGGTTGAAATATATTAACAAGTGGTTTATAAGGTATCAAGAAAAGACAATTGAGCAACAATATGCCGAAGGTATAAGACTATTTGACATAAGGCTATTTGTTAACAAATATGGCAAGTTATGCTTTAAATGTCGTTTTGTTGAATATATTATATTCAGTTTATATGGTGTGTTTAATTTCCTTAATAAACAAGGTGATTGCTACGTAAGATTAACACTTGAAGAAACACTTGTTGATGCCGGTAGTAATAATATAAAGAATGTTGAGGAAAAATTCATATGGGCTTGCAAATCATTACCAGAGATTTATCCAAATATTAAATTCTTTGGTGGAAAAAGAGAATTTGATGGAAAATTGCTGTATGAATTTAAAAATGAATTGAAAGATTATGAATATAGACTTTTAACGTTTATATAGAAAGACAAAAATGGAGAGTAAGGTGGCGCACTCCGCCGGAATAAAACGTCACGCTTATAAGTCTGAAATTTTAAATACATATTAGGGTACAGAAATGACCGGGCGTAGATTTCAGTCTAAGTTCGTAGGAGGACTTCGAAATTGTATTTATTCTTCGAAGAATTTCAGATTTTTAGAAAATAGTTAGGAGATGCACCTAATGACTCAAGCATGCTGATATTTTGTTATGGTGACTTGCAAGATTTCTTAACTATTTTTGTTTTTGGAAAGTGAAAATAACAGAATTTTATTAGTTTTAAGTTATGGAGGAATTAAAAGACTAAGTAATGGTATTGGGGTGTCGTATAGTCCGGTTAGTACACATGACTTTGACTCATGTAGCACCAGTTCAAATCTGGTCGCCCCAACTATTTTAGAGATTGGTGTAAAATTGGTAACACGTGACACTCTGGATGTTAAGTTATCAGTCCGAGTCTGGTATCTCCAACTAATTTGGCTTCATGGTGGAATTGGTAGACACGAATGTCTCAAAAGCATTTGTCCGAGAGGATGTAAGGGTTCAAGTCCCTTTGAAGCCACTAAGCAAATAGTCATTTAATGGCAAGAACGGGGCGCATGGAGGAATATTGATGGAAACCATTGATACACAGTTAATGTGATGTTGCCAATCGGTGATGTTGGGTTCGATTCCTGACCTATTTGTTTAATTTTAGTATTGAAAAACTGTTAAACTATATTTATATTAATATTTAAAGTTTAATTGTTATGAGTTCAATATTAGATGAATATAAGAGATACACGGATGACAGTTTACTAACAGAGGAAGAAAAAGCCAAAGTTAGGGAGTTAGTAAATGACTATGAGGCCTTAAATATGGATTTATTTATCCGTAAGATTGGTGGAATGGAACGTATTGAGGAAATGAAACGAATTAATGACGTTGCCGATGGCATGTATGTTGTTGGCGGCAAGGTTGTGCATAAATCAAGGCCAAATAGTAATGCTTCTATTTCAAATAGACAGGAAGACCTGGATGAGTGGAAAAAAGGCTTCATGGAAGGTTTTGAGGAAGCATACAAGAGACTGAATATGAGATAAATAATTTTTTATATATGGGGATAACAGGCATTTGACAGCAAGTATGAAATGGTCTGTAAGCATGCAGTGTGAAGACTATTACACTTAAATCAATTTGGTCGAACAATTAATTGGCGAAACAACTTACGCTCTCGCTGCCTAATCGAAGTACAGTAGGTTACTGGCTTAATTCCCTTACAAGGTGAGGGAACGAGACATCACTTAATGAGTTATTTTCTGAGACTTGTTAGTATAGTGGTGCAGGAAAATCAGAAATAGTTGGTCTATGCCTTGATGGATTGATGAAAATTAAAAGGATAAGAATGCAATTTGGTAGTTCAAGTCGTGTTGCATTATGAAAATCAAAATTGAACTAAGCATGTAGAAAATAGATGGTTTCCTTGTTTGGACGAGGTTTCGATTACCTCTATCTCCACAAATTAGGATGCCGTTGTACCCGAACTGGTATAGGGGACAGTCTAAGGAACTGTTGCAACGGAAGTTGCGTGAGGGTTCGACTCCCTCCAACGGCACAAACATGATGCCCCCATAGCTCAGTTGAATAGAGCACGATACTTCTAATATCGGGGTCACAGGTTTGAATCCTGTTGGGGGTACAAAATTTTCTTGAAATTTACAATTTTTAACAAAAAATATTTGGTAGTTTCAAAAATAATTAGTATCTTTGCAACCGAATTAATGAAGAAAGCGTTCTTTAATATATTTATAATGTAGAAAACAAAAAAATACGAATAGTGATGTGAGAGTTACTTCGATACAATATAATGTGGATATTTTCAATCAAAACTCACTCTCGCTGTTTTTCTTTCGTTATTTTTTTAAAATATAAGTTGGTAGTGAAGTTAAGGGTTACTTCGATTAATTATTGGTTCGAATCCAATAGATTCCGTTTTGGGAATTTTGGCGAAATGGTATACGCGAAACACTTGAAATGTTTTTTAGACAGAAACTCACCCTTGCTGTGATTCTCCAATTTTTTATACGGGCGTAAAGTTTAGAAAAAAGAAATTTACTGAAGGTATTTTCTTTGATTTTTCAATAGTGAACTTTACAGTTACTTCGAATAGGTTAAAACGTTATCATGTCAAGATAAAGATTCTTGGTTCGACTCCAAGTACGCCCGCAAACAACAAGTAGTGACAGAAGAGTTACTTCGATTTTTTAGCTAAGTAGGTTATAGCGCAATTCTGTTAAAATTGATGTCCGAGGTTCGAGTCCTCGAAGAATCTATTTTGTAATACTCTTCTAATTTTCTCTTGTTTTTCTTTTGAAAGTAGTATATATTTATATACGTCTTGCAAGAAAACTCCATCCTTCAGTGTGTGGATGAATTGCAAAAAAAAATTCTTCGTAGGGGCATCTACGAATTGGAAAGCGGGTGGAAGACCAGTGAGGCTCCGGCCAAAGGGCATCCCACGAAAGCGTCTAGTACGAAATGTCCAAGAATCCCCTCACTTTAGGGAGGGGAGTATGTCAAATAAGAAATATGCAGTAGTGACGTGACTGTTACTTCGATAACATTTAGACAAGTGGTTAAGTCGCAATTTTTTGGTAATTGAGAACGCCGGTTCAATTCCGGCAGTGTTGTAAACAATAGCAAACAGTCACAAATTTTCTCTGTATTATTTAGTGGGCGGTAGTTCAGTGGTAGAACACGAGTCTCGTCTCTGTAGTTTAATTGGCAGAACACAAATTTTTATGATTTGGACATGAGGTCGATACTCATCGGAGGCACAAAGTTTTAAGAACTTACAAAATAATCTCGAAATCCCTGGTTCGAGTCCAGGTCGCCCAACAAAAATATGTTGTCCCAATATATCGTAGGGAGCATGCAATTGTCTATTAATATAGGCTTTTGCATATTTTATTTTATATATAAAGATTTATTATTAATTGAAAATGAGTGTAAACAGATATGATGAATTATTAAAACAGTTATATGAGAAAGACTTTGTTAATTTGAGGTTCACAGTATTCAATTTCATTGAGAATGACGGTTATGTTGCAGAGATTTCCTCTGTTCATGGCAAGAAGTTTGACATTGATGATTTTGAGTTTATTGTTTTTGACATTCCGCAGGAGGATAAGAAGGCAATTAAGAATGGAAATGCATTGGTTATTCAGAGATACCAGTCATTTAAGTATTATATTGAAAAGGAGTGTCAGGAAGTTCCGAATTGCGCTATTTTCATTATGAAAGATTTAGGAATTGTCATTGCAGTTAAGTTAAAATATTATAATCTTGGAAAAATGAATGAAGCTTAGTATTTTTTAACGGTATTTCTTTTGAAGTATCGTTTTTTTGTAGTATATTTGCAAAAAATTAAGGAGACACAAGGGAAAGTGTGTGTGTTTATATATATATAACAACATTAATCAAATATATTTATGGCACAATTTTTAGAAAGAACATGTAGATGTATTAATGATTTATCCATTCCGTCTGAGGGTAGAAATTCAGCATTGGATATATTGAATTTTCATGCGGGCAGGGAATATCAGGTAGATGTTTACCCTTTATTTCTACAGGTATATCAGAATGGTGGATATAATGATTATGTTTATTTGGAAGAAAAGGAATTTTTGGAACATTTTGAAATGATTGAATGATAAATTTAAAGTAAAGACTTTATGTTAGATTACGAAGTACTTAAACAAAAAGAAAAGTTGCTTGACAATGCTTGTTCGGTATTGAAGAAGGAGTTTGTTGGACTTAATGAGATTATTGATGGAATAATCTACAATGTGAAACCGTGGTTTCTGTTTCCCGAATTACAGAATAGACCACATGTTGTATGTCTTTGGGGTTTGACGGGAACGGGAAAAACGAGTCTGGTTAAAAGGCTTTGCCAATTGCTTGAAATTGAGAAGGATATGGTATATTTCAATTTCGCTGAGATTGGTGAATGTTCATCGTGGGATATTGAGAGTAAGATTGAGGAAGAGTTATCAAGTGAGCGTTCAAATCGTGTATTTGTATATGATGAATTTCAATATGCTGCGACTTTGGATGCCACTGGTGCTGAGAAGGACAGAAAGAGTGGTTTGAAGCCATTCTGGGAGTTGCTTGATGATGGTAAGTTGCATCGTCGTGACTCATTTTGGCGTGTACGTACCTTGTATAAGGTTGTAGGTTACATGCAGAAGATTAATGCATTCTGTCCTATCAAGTTGGAGCATGGCGTTTGGGTTAATTCACAGGAATGTATGTCATATTTCACACAGTATGACATCGCAATGTTTTCACAGGTGTTTAACTTTGACACAAATAATGGAAAAACAGTTCATGGTTTACCTCAGAATGGACCGGTTGCCAATGAAGACTATGATGATGATGATTGTTGCCGTGATGAAGTAGCAACACAGTCATCTGCTTCTGGCCAATTGGCAAGTATTATTGGTGATAAGAAGGGTGATGGAAGCCGTCATTTCTTCTTGAAGGACCATTATCTTGATACGTTGATTGAACTTTATGATAAGACAAAATCAACCGTCAGTGACAAATTGACAATCTTTCATAAGATTAGGGAATACAGTTTTGAACAATTGTTAGGTCTTATAACAGAGGTATTTGACAGTGCAACAAAGGGATATGACTTGAATTTCAGTGACAGTATCATATTTGTCATCGGCAATTTGGACGAGGCATATACCATTGCATTCAATGCAGACCCGGATATGAGTCCTGACCAATTCAATAAGGTAACAAAGAAAATTACCATTGTTGATGTTAAAGAGGCATTGCAGAAACGTTTCAGAAATGAACAGATTGCACGTCTTGGAAATATCCATATGATTTATCCTGCATTCTCAAGCAAGTCATTCATGGAAATCATTAACCTTTCACTTGCCAAATATGCCAAGGATGTTAAAGAATTGACTGGATATGATGTTATATTCAAGGACAGCATTGTTAAATTCATTTATAATGAATCTGTGTTCCCTACACATGGTACAAGACCTATATATTCATCAATCCATGAGATTGTAAAGGCAAAACTACCACTTGTTATGCGTGAGGTGTATGACAAGGAAGATGACATCAAGAAGATTGAATTTTCTCATAAGGGGCGTAAGACAATTATTGAAATTTACAGTAATTCAAATGAACTTATACAAACCCTTAAATATACAGAGAAGACACGCCTTGATAAACTAAGGGAAAGTGAATGTGATGAGGAACAGGCAATTGTTGCAGTCCATGAAAGTGGCCACTTTGCAGTCTATGCTGCATTGATGCATAAAATCCCGGAGAAACTATGCAGTAAGACTGCTTCAAGTAATAATGGCGGTTTCTTAATGCAAGACTTTGATGATACACATAAACTACATTCCGTTGATATGCTGCTTAATAGGATTAAGATTAGTCTTGGCGGTTATTGCGCAGAGAAAATGGTCTTCGGCGATGATTACATGTCTGTCGGTGCATCAAGTGATTTACGTAGTGCAACACGTACAGCAAGCCAACTTGTACGTGATTATGGCTATTGTGCGCCATATGTGACCACATATTCAGAAAATGCTGAAATCAACGATTTCGGACATATGATAAGACCGGAATCCCGTGAAGAGGCTAATGCGGAAATTATCGATATCATTAAGATTTGTGAGAATGATGTGAATAATATTCTGAAATCAGACTGTTGGAGAACATTGCTTAAAGACTCAAGCGAATATCTTTCAGTTAATTCAAATATGCCAAAGAAGAAGATGCAGGAACTATATGATAAGGTAGCATCTACTTGTAAGGCAGATAAAAAGGGTAGTGAGTATTACAGAAATAAGATTAAGGAAATCTGAAATTCACAACATATTGGTAATTTACAATAAATTAATATAAAATACTATGGCAAAATTGGAAAAATCACAATATATTGGGATTGTAGAAAATACAGACCCTTGTTTCCACTTGGAGATATTCGATAACCTATATTTAGGTAATATCATTATAACAAAACGTCTTACAGACAAACTAATTGAAAAATTAGTGGAGAATAAGGATAAATGCATATTGCATTTTACAATTACCGGATTTGGTAATACTAAGGTGGAACCATTTGTACCTTCAGTGGAGCAATCGTTTGATAAGTTTCAGAAACTGATTAATTGTGGTTTTCCAATCGAGCAATTTGTATTGAGAATAGACCCAATCATTCCAACGGATAAGGGCATTAATACAGCCTTACATGTTATTGATATATTTAAGGATAGTGGAGTAAAGAGAGTACGTTTTTCTGTATTGGATATGTACAAGCATGTAAAGGAACGGTTTGCAGAGAATGGTTTGCCAATACCTTATAATACATTTCATGCACCATTGGAGAAACGTTTGGAAATACGTGACAGATTAGTGGAATTAGGTAATCAATATGGTTTTGAAGTTGAAGCATGTGGAGAACCCGGTATAGAGAGTATTTCCTGTCTATCTCAAAAGGATATTGATATCTTAAATCTAACTGACAAGATTAAATTGGTAGGTAATAAGGAACAAAGGGCAAATTGTAACTGTCCCCTTAATAAAATGCAACTGTGGCATAATAAAATGGAGCATTGTAAACATGGCTGTCTATATTGTTATATAAAAGACTGACAATTTGGCAGACTTGAATGGTTTGGCATGGTATTTGAATATATTGGGGTAAAGAAATAAGTAAATAATAAACGCATATAAAAAAATTAAAAAAATTATGAAGAACAGTTTTTTAGATTTGATGGAAACAGCAGAAGATTTGCTGGATAAGTGGTGTAACAATGATTTGGATAGAAAACCAAATGATTACATTACAACTTTTTGGACTGATTATGATTGGTTGAAACCCAATTATGAGTTAAAGGATAAAGGTGACAAGTATCAGGTTGAAGTCCATTATAATGATGATAAGGATTATGTACGTATCAGAACCGATAAGAAGAAGCATACAATCCATATAAGTGTATTTGAGGATTTTGACAAGACACATGCTTATACTGCATCCACATATTACGGTTCTTATACCTTTACAGCCCCAGAAGACTGCATTCTTGACAAATATGAAAAGACAATTGACAAGGAAAATAAGATGATGGTTATCACCTTTGAAAAAGCCAAGGCAGTTGAGAATAAAAAGGATGAACCAAAGGTTTTGGACGTTGAAAAGCAGAAGGATGATAAGGCAATCGACTATAAGGCACTCTATAATGACTTGCTTGAAAAGTATCATAAGGCAATTACAGAGTATGATAATAAGATGGATGCATTCCGTAATACACTTCTCAAGAGAAATGATGAGGTAGAGAAATATAAGAGGGAAAATATTGTATTGAAAAAGAAGTTTGAAGACATTAAGAAGATGTTTAATTAGTAAGTGAAAAAAAAAAAGACAGCGCAGTACCTAATTTTTCAGGTTTAGGAACTACTTATAGTTATAAGCCTGAAAAATATGAGTACAAAAAGAAAAACAACAGAACAGTTTATTGAAGAAGCAAGAAAAATACATGGTGATAAGTATGACTACTCAAAAGTAGAGTATATAAACCAAGTGACAGCGGTTTGCATTATTTGTCCAATTCATGGTGAATTTAAACAGATACCAAAATTACATCTTAGAGGCAGTGGTTGCCCTAAATGTGGAGTTGAACAACAGTCAGAAAAGAGACGAAATAAGCCAACGGTTTTCAAAAAAGAACGTGTAATACGAGAGAAACGCCAAAAATTTCATGTACCATTAATTAAAACGACAGAAGAATTTATAAATAGGGCTAAGGAAATACACGGTGATAAATATGACTACTCAAAAGTAGTGTATAAAGGAAAAAAAGAACACGTTACAATTATCTGCCCGGAACATGGTGAATTTCAACAAAGGGCTAATTTCCATTTAAATGGTGGCGGATGCCCGAAATGTGGACGTATGGCAGCACATGAAAAGCAACGGTATACTAATGATGAGTTTATAGAAAATCTAAAGAAAATTTACGGTGATAGGTATGATTATTCAAAAGTAGAATATAAAGGCAGAAAAGAAAAAATAACTTTGATATGTAAAAAACACGGTGAATTTGAAAAAATAGCAAGTGATTTAATCAATAAAAGAACAGGATGCCAGTTATGTAATAAAGAGAATAAACGAAAATTATTTTCACTCGGAAAGGAAAATTTTATTGAGAAATCGAATAATATTTTTCATGGAAAATATAGTTATGAAAATGTTATTTATGTAAATAATTCGACAAAAGTTAACATAACTTGCCCTAAACATGGTGATTTTCCTTGCACTCCGGCAAATCATTTGAAAGGGCGTGGTTGCCCAATATGCAAAGCTGAAAATAATGTTTATGAAGAACGCTTATATAATTTTCTGTTAACAATTTTTGATAAAAATGAAATAAAATGGCAATATAAGCCCAAATGGTTAAGCGATAATAAATCATTAGATTTTTTTATTGAAAAATATAATATAGCAATTGAACATCAGGGTAGCCAACATTTTAAATATGTACCATTTTTATGCGGAAATAAGTCTGATAAATTTGAAAGGACTATTCACAATGACATTAATAAAAAATATGAGTGCGAAGCAAATGATGTAAAACTTTTGTATTTTACATATGAACTTAATAATGTAGATATATATTTTGACACTGTTTATACAAAAGAAGAAGATTTGAAAAATAAAATTTTAGATATAATTAAAAAAGAAAAGTAATATGGGAAAAATTATTGGAATTGACTGCGGAACTGGTAATCAGTGTGTTAGTGTATTTGAAGGTGGTTCGCCTGTTGTTATAACTAATAGTGAAGGAAAACGTACTACTCCATCAGTGGTAGGCTTTACAGATGATGGTGAGATTAAAGTTGGTGAGTCAGCAAAGAGGCAAGCAATCACCAACGCCAAAAATACAGTAACAAGTATTAAACGTATAATTGGCCGAACTTATGATGAGGTTAAAGATTTGAAAACAACTTATAAAATTGAAAACCGTCAGGGTAAACCTGTTGTGAATATTAACGGAAAACAATACACACCCCAAGAGATTACGGCATTCATCTTGCAGAAGATGAAAAAGACTGCTGAGGATTATCTTGGTGAAAATGTTACAGAAGCTGTTATTACAGTACCTGCACGTTTTTCACAAGACCAACGCCAAGCGACGAAAGAAGCAGCTGAGATTGCAGGTCTAAAAGTCGCTAGAATAATAAACGAACCTACGGCTGGTTCATTAGCATATGGCATTGATAAAGCGGATAAAGACATGAAAGTTGCTGTTTTCGATGCCGGACAAGGCACATACGACATTTCTATTCTTGAATTTGGCGGAGGTGTATTTGAAGTGCTCTCAAGTGGCGGTAATGATACGCTTGGAGGAGATAATTTTGACAGTAAAATCATGGATTGGATAACTGACCTCATTAAACAGCAACACAATGTTGATATAACAACAGATGCGATGGCAATGCAAAGAATTAAAGAGGCAGCAGAAAAAGCAAAGATTGAATTGTCTTCAAGTACTGCGACAGATATTAATCTTCCATATATTACTTCTGTCAACGGTGAGCCAAAACATTTTGTTGAGACTTTGACACGTGCTAAGTTTGAACAACTTACACATGATATTATTGAGGCACATCGTCAGCCTTGTATTGAGGCAATGAAGGCAGCATCAGTTGAGCCAAAAGATATTGATGAAGTAATTCTTGTAGGTGGTACTACACGTATTCCTGCTATTCAGAACCTTGTTAAAGAGATTTTTGGTAAAGAACCGAATAAATCAGTTAATCCTGATGAAGCTGTTAGTATTGGTGCATGCATTCAAGGTGCAGTTCTTAACCAAGAAAAGGGTGCCGGCGATATAGTCTTGCTTGATGTCTTACCTTTGAATTTGGGAATTGAAACTATCAATAACGCATTTACAACACTTATTGAGGCAAATACTACAATTCCTACTAAAAAGACACAAGTCTTCACCACAGCGGTTGCTAATCAGCCAGCAGTAACTATTAGGATTGCACAGGGAAATCGCCCACTGTTTAGTGATAATAGGCTAATTGGCCAATTTAATCTTGACAACATTCCGCCTGCCCCCAGAGGAGTGCCACAGATAGAAGTCACCGTCGACGTGGATGCAAATTCACTCGTTACTGTTAGTGCTAAGGATTTGGGAACCGGTAAAGAACAGCATATAACCATTCAGAATAATAATCTTTCAAAGGATGAAATTGAACGAATGAAAGCAGAGGCTGAAAGATATGCTAAACAAGATGAGGAAGCAAAATCACGTCTTGATAAAATCAATAAAATAGATACAACAGTCTATAATGTTGAGAAGTTTGTTGAAGACTATAAGGATAAGACAGATATCTTAACAGAGGATGATAAAAATTACTTTAGTGATAAAGTAAAGGAACTGTCTGAAATTAAAAATGGTGATTTAACAAATGCTGATAACTTAATTGAAGAGGTTAATAAACGTTTGGCTACAGTTGGTGCAAAAGTCTATGCTAATGTGAATAATGCTCAATCCGGTGGTCCTAACCAATTTGGCGGATTTGATGCTTCGCAGTTTGGAGACATTTTCGGTGGTTTCAATGGTGGTGCAAAGACTGAAACACAGGCAGCACAGCCAACATCAGATGCTGAGGACATACAAGACGCAAAATAATGATAAGATAGTAGGTAGTTTTAGATTACCTACTATTTTTAAACATTTTTAACAAAAAACATTTGGATATTTAAAAATAATGTATTACTTTTGCATCTTGAAAACGATAAATTAATAAAATGACACAGAGTAAAGATTATTACGAAATATTAGGAGTCGATAGGAATGCATCACTTGATGAAATAAAGCATGCTTACCGAAAGCTTGCTGTAAAGTGGCATCCGGATAAGAACCCCGGTAATAAGGAAGCTGAAGAGAAATTCAAGGATGTGGTCAACGCTTATGAGATTTTGTCCGACCCTAAGAAGAAAGAGATGTACGACACCTACGGAACTGTTGACCCTTCATTTGAACCGGGTGGTGCAGATGCTACTATGGATGAAATACTGAGGCGTTTTATGCAGCATGGTGGTTTTAATCCATTTGGTGATGATGATGATTTCTTTGGCGGTTTTGGTCAGCAGCAAGTGATTAGGCGTGGAAGTGATACCAAGGTTAGGGTTACGTTGACTCTTGATGAAGTTTATAATAGGGGCAGTAAAACTATTAAATACAATAGGCTTAAACCTTGTAAGTCATGCAATGGAAAAGGTTCAAAGGATGGAAGTACCATAGGTATGTGTCCTCACTGTCATGGAACTGGTTACATAACTCAGACACAGCAATTTGCATTTGGTTTTTCACGTCAGACTGTTCAATGTCCATATTGTAATGGAAGTGGAAAGAAAATTACCAATCCGTGCCCTAAATGTAATGGAAGTGGTCTTGAAATGATGGAGGAATCATTCACGTTTGATATACCGGCCGGCGTAACTGACAATGTTACAATGAGAATACCAAGAAAGGGTAATTATTGTGAACGTATGGAAGGACAAGAAGGTGATTTGATAATTTTCTTCAAGGTTGATGAAAACAGTAAGTTCAAGGTAATACCTAATAATCCATATGATTTGGCATATGTTGATGAAACACCTGTTTTGGATTGTATAACAGGTTGTGATAAGACAATCAAGCATATTGATGGAAAAACCTATAAATATAAGTTGAGACAAGGAATTGAGGATGGTACAGTAATTAATTTGCCTGGTAAGGGTCTTCCGATGGGTAATGGAAGAATGGGTGACTTGAAGATTATTGTCAAGTACAGGATGCCAAAGGCTATTACAAGTGAGGAAAGAAAGTTAATAGAAAAATTAAGAAAAACAAATAACTTTAGTTAATATGAGTTTAAATGAAGTATTCAGCAGGTGTTATTCCTTTTAGAGTTAATTCAAATAATGAATTAGAGTTCTTCGTCGGTCATCCGGGTGGTATTGGATGGAGAAACAGAGAATATTGGGCGTACCTTAAAGGTGGCGTAGAAGCTGGTGAGAATTATGTAACCGCAGCTATACGTGAGTTTAAGGAGGAATCAGGTCTTTCAATGGAAGATTGTGAAAGTCAAATGTTGATACCACTTGGTACAAGTTTGCAAAACCCAAAAAAGACTGTTATTGCATATGGTTTGCATTATCCAAATATCAATCCGAATGATTGTCATTCAAATATGGCCGATAACGGGCTGAATCCTGAGATAGATGCTTATAGGTGGATGACATTTGAGGAATTGAAAAAGTATACTCATCCGGCACATCTTATTTTTTATGAAACACTAATTAAAATGAACAAGTGGAAATCCAAGTAATTATAATGCTGTTGGTGGTTGCAATTATTTCTTATACTGTTATCATGATGGTACAGTATCAAGAGACAATTGAAAAAACTGTTCCTAAGAAACGCTGTGAGTATTGTGCCAATTACATAAGATATGATATTTTTAAGCAAAAGTGTTCTTGGTTTAGACGGGACGGTGAATGCGCTAAATATTGCAATTTCTATGTGGAACTGCCAAAATGCCCGAAATGTAATAAACCTGTTATTGTGAGGAATTGGAGTTCAAGATTTATTGGGCATGGTTATTTTGCAGAATGTCCGTCATGCGATTATCATACAGAAGTAATTTGGACTAAGGAAGACGGTAAGGAAATTATAAAAGAGGTAAATAATGCTTAATATAATAAAGGATAAAGAGCCTATTTGGGAAACCGATAAATATGATGTGATATTGGTAGGTACAAGTATATATTGCATGCTTACCAATGGGTTTCAGTCTAAGATGAGGTTAAAATATCCATATATAGATGCAATTAATGACTCAACGAATTATGGAGACTCAAGGAAATTGGGTAAGAGGATGACCATACAGGGGAAGCCCATTATATCTCTGATGTATATTGCCAATTATCCACATAGGAAAAGAGTATTTGTTGATTACGATGCACTTGAGCATGCTATGGCCACAGCAAATGCTGAATTTAAGGGTAAGAAAGTATTAACCACCATGTTAGGTTGTTCAAGGTTTGATGGAAATGGTGATAGGGATAAGGTATTGGAGATATTGAAGGCTAATAGTTACAATATGGATTTGGATGTTTATGATTACATCCAATTAGAAAAGAGAAAAGAGATTTCTTTATATTTCAAGAAGTTGAGGTCAATTGAGTTTACAGAACCGGAGAAGTTCAATCAATTATGGCCAATTAAGAAACAGTTAATTAAGGAATTATATTTAGAATTTTAATTTTTGTTAATGATTAAAGGTAAGAAAGGCAGTAATGCAATTAATGAGCCGAGAATTAATGATGAAATCGTCGGCTGTGAGAGTGTAAGGCTTATTTATGAATCTGTGAAGGCGAGAACAAGTCATATTATTTCAATTGATGAGGCACGTCGGATGGCAGAGAAATTGGGTAAGGATTTGATTGAGATAAATGGTAAGGCAGAGCCTCCAATTGTCAAGATTGAGGATTATTCGAAATATCTGTATGAATTGAAGAAGCAGTTGAAGAATAGCAAGAAACCATCGGTTGCATTAAAGGAGATACAGTTAAGCACTAACATTGCATCAAATGACTTGAATATAAAGGCTAACAAGGCACGTAAATTCATTTCTGACGGCGATAAGGTGAAGGTTGTATTAACTATGAGAGGACGTGAATTATCACGTCGTGATGACTCTAAAAAGTGTATCTATGAGTTCATTGATATGCTGTCTGATGTATCAGTTCCGGAGGCATTGCCGCGTGATGAGGGTAATAAGTGTATTGTAATGCTTAAAAAGAAAAAATAAATTAAAATATTTTTTTATGGATAATATTAAGGAAAAAATCAATGAGATTGATGAACTGCTTGACAGGGCGACAGGCAGGACAACAAGGCTGATAGACCAATATGTTCAGGATATCTTCAATCATCCAAATGAGTGGCAGAAAATTACAGACCACTGGCAGGATATGTATCCTAAACGTACAAGTCGTCATATTTTCGACAAACTGATGAATAGGCTGCGTAATGAGCATCCAGGAGAACAGTTTGAGCATCGTTGGACTGATAACTATAAGGAAGTACGTTTGGTTAAACAGAATAGTAGTGATGTTGATAGATATAAGTTATCTGAGGTTAAACGTCTTTTTGGTGAAATTAAGGAATTATATTCGAAACGTACAAAATATATTTTGAATGAGTGTAATTGTTAATTGTAAATCAAAGGATTTTTCCTATGTACAGCGTAATAGTTTAACAGTATCATATTTTGATGATATACGTAGTTACCCTGTATTGTCAAGTATGGAAGAACGTAAATTACTTGAAAGAACGAAGTCAAATAACCCTGTTATTGCTACTAAGGCAAGACAGAGGCTTATTGAATGTAATCAACGTTTTGTTGCATCTGTTGCTAAACATTGGCAGAATGGTGACAATCTGATGGATTTGATAAATGAGGGAAATATTGGTTTGATGCATGCCATTGACAATTTTGACCTTAACAAGAAGCATAGGCTTATTACGTATGCTGTTTGGTGGATAAGGAAATACATCAATGAATATGTGATTTTCAAGGAAAAGGCAATTGTACCGGCCGGTGCGTTGAAACTATACACATATGTACCGAAGGTTAGGAATAATTTCTATGCAGAAAACCATAGGTTGCCCACATTTGAGGAAACAAAGGAGATACTTAGAAAGAAGTATAATGTATCAGTTCCTCATGATGAGGATTTGGAGATATTATCATATGCCCATATTGATGATGTGTATTTTGAACCTAATGAGAATGCATTGAGTAATGATAACGTCATGTTTGAGAATGTGACATCAAGTAATAATATTGAAGAGGAAACTGATAGGGCAGATTTATGTAAATCTGTAAGGAATTTGCTTCAATATCTTACAGATAGGGAGAAGAAGATTATCAAGTTATTCTACGGTATTGACTGTCATGAAAGAGGGCTTGTTTCTATCAGTGAAGAAATGGGGCTTTCAGTGGAGAGAATTAGACAAATTATCAATTCATCATTGAAAAAGATGCATAAGAAGGCTAATTTAATAAGGGAATATTAATTTAAGAAAAAGTAAAATATAGAATACTATGGCAAAAGTAACAATTACATTTACAGAGCAGCATATCAAACTTATTCGCTGTCTGAGGTTTAAGCAAATTGAGATTAGGCATGAGAAGTCAGAACTTACCAAGTATACGAATTACATTAGACGTAGGCTTAATGATGACTTGAAGGATGATAGCCTTATTGAAGACATTGAAACAAAACTTAATGCAATTGACCGTGCATCTAATATATCCAAGTCATATGCTGTTGAGGATAATGACAAGTATTATGGTATTGACACTTATGATTTGTTCAACTGTGACTATTGGTATGACCAAATGGCTCACATTGTTGGATTGTCAGATAAGGTAATCCCCGGAACGGAAGAAGATACAGACGGACCGAAGTATCCACAAGAGGTAATTGAGGAACTGAGAGCACTTGATGATTTCCTTGTTACCAATTTGCAAAGCATTGAGGATATTATCCATCAGTTCTGTGATAGGGGCGGTATTAAGCCCAATGTCAAGTATATCTCATATGACTATGAAGGTATTTGGCATACAGAGGAAGAGTGGAAAGCACTTGGAAGAAGATAGAATATACATATATACAAAAATGCCTCCTTTTTAGATATTGGAGGCATTAATTATTCATATAATTCTTTCAAGGAAACTCCATCCTTTAGGGTGGAGAGGAATTGAAAGTAGCCTTTTATTATTAAACTTATTTATTTTTCATTTGCAAATATACAACGTTTTCGGCAGAAAACAAAATATTTTTTTGCAAAAAATACTTAATTATTGAGAATTTTTATAATTATTAACATATTTATATATAAATAACAACTAATACAAATGTACCTGACAACAAAAGTACAACTCACACAGAGCAACAAGGATAATATTAACCTTGATATACTCTATAAACTTGCATACCACAATGCAAGACTATACAACGTGGGGTTGTATAACGTCAGACAACATTTCTTCAACACTAACTCATACCTATCATACTTCTCTAACCATACAGAGTGCCAAACAAACGAAAACTATGCACTACTGCTTACAGACTGCGCACAGCAGACACTAAGACTGGTAGATAGAGATATGAACTCATTCTTTAAACTACTTAAAGCAAAAAAATACGGAAAGTATTCATTCCCAGTACACCTGCCAAAATATAAGGATAAGGAAGGAATTATGCCTTTCGCAGTACAAGGACGCTCATGCAGAATACAGAAAAACGGTACCGTGGCAATTGGCCTTACAAAGGAGTTTCGTGAACTATACGGAATAACCGAAAGACGTTTCCTTATCACAATACCACGTAATCTACGTGATATACCGGTATTCAAGGAAATGAGGTTTATACCAAGGTACGGAGGAAAGG